ATGAAATTAAAAAAAGTTTTAACTGGTTCTGCCTTGTCTCTCGCTTTACTCGTTTCCGCTGCCCCTGCTTTTGCATCTAGCCCTGGTCATACAAATAGCGACTCAACTCAAACAAAAATTTCGACACAAGCGACCAAAGATTCTTTTACAATAGATTACCTTCATAGATGGGATATCCCAAATACAACTGTTAAGAATGGTGTTACATATTACCTTAAGAAAGTAGAGATAATCGAAGGGTTCTATCGTGCAACTTTTGAAGGATGGATTAATTAAAAGAAGGGGCTTTCCCTTCTTTTCACTCTCATTTGTAAGGATCCATGCACAAGATACTCGTTCACGTACATATAGTCCGGGACGGTTTTTCGGCGAAATAAGGCGGATGCCTCATCACTCAATTTGTTTCTTTTCAAACAATGAAACTAATAAATGAAAGAGGATGCCTCACAAAAAGTTCAGCAAACTTTCGGAAGCATCCTCGATCTGGATAGAATAAGATGTTATTTTAAAGAAAAACGGATGACTAACCCTCTTGAACCCTTGTCACATCAAGGGTTTTTTTCGTTTTAGGAATCATATTATAAATAATATTCAAAAGGACGGCGGTAAAGCTTCCGGCGACGATTCCGTTTGTGGTCAGCAGATTTAAGTAAGACGGCAGGTGCTTAAACATATCGGGAACGACGGTTACACCGAGTCCCAATCCGACCGAACACGCGACAATCAGAAGGTTTTCCTGCTTTTTAAAGTCAATTTGACTGAGCATTTTAATGCCGTAGGAGATGACCATGCCGAACATGGCCACCATCGCGCCTCCCAGTACGGAAGACGGGATGATGGTCGTGAAGGCTGCGATTTTCGGAAAAAGGCCGAAGAGCATTAAAAGTGCGCCCGTGACACCGATGACCGCGTTTTTCTTAATCCCCGTCAGCTGCACGAGACCGACGTTTTGGGAATAGGCCGTATACGGAAAAGCATTGAAAATGCCGCTGATGAACACCGCCAGACCTTCCGCGCGGTAGCCTTTTGCTAAATCACGTTCAGACAGGCGCCTGTTTGTCAGGTCACCGAGAGCGAAATAGACGCCGGTTGACTCAACAAGGCTGACAATGGCAACGATGGACATCGTAATAATCGGTGCCGCATGAAATGTCGGCGTCCCGAAGTAAAACGGTTTAATCATTTGAATTGCGTCAGCATTCGCCACATTGTCAAATTGCACTTTTCCCATAAAATATGCGATGGCCGTCCCGATGACAATGCCGATTAAAATCGAAATGGATTTCAAAAATCCTTTTGTAAACCGATAAAGCAGCACGATGATGACGAGCACCGTAAATCCGAGGGCAAGGTTAGCCGGATCACCGAAATCCTTGCTGCCTTCCCCGCCGGCAATATGATTCATCGCGACCGGCATTAAGGTCATCCCGATAATCGTCACAAGCATTATAGTATAAGTATAACAAAAAAGAGCCGGTTTAATGGCTCTTTTCTTTTGCTAATAAATTAGACATTACTTCATTCACTTTTAGATTGACTTTCTTAATTGCTTCAGCTGAAGGTTGATTCATGCTTTCAATCGTTATATGATATTTTTCTATTTCAAACGATTGCTTTGAAGATGATTTAACGAATTCGCTCATACAGCGCTCACACTCTGCTGTTCTTTTTTAATCAAATCATCGCAAAGCTTGTTCAAGTAATATGTATAGTTAACTTTTTTCTTCATCGAACGGACTTCTGTGCCGATCTCTTCACAAATTGCAATTGGAATGCTGGCTTTGTTTACTTTATTCTTATATGTATGTTTCAATTGTTTTTCAGCTATGTTCTTATATGTAAGGAAATCATTGATATGTACGAAATAAACTTTATTTTCTGGCTCTCTAAATTGAAACAGAAACCCAGGGATTACTTTTGGATATTGCGTAGCCTCTTTTAAGTGTTTTATCTGCTGCGGCTTTATAATCTTCTCTCGAAAGGCTATAGACTTGTCTTTTGTTGATTTAAGTTCTAAGGGAAATAAGTATCCTTTAAAGTGTAGGAAACAATCATAATTGTTTTTTGATACTGCTGCTCCCCTTTTTAAAAACATTGGATTAACATCTTTAATTCTGTAGAAGAACACCTTCTGATCTTTTGCAGATTTTTCTATATTCGATTCAAAAACCTTACCTTGGTTTGTACCTGCCAATCAATCATCCTCCTAGAATATTGAAACTGAAATTGAAATTAGAATAAACATTTGCTACACTGTTTTATGTTAATTAATATTGAAAGAAGTGTTCGAAATGAAGCAATGGACACCCCTGCGCCCTCGTTTAAATGAATTAATGTTTGAATATGACCTCACAGTTGATGACCTTTTCAAACGTACAGGATACCCCAGACAACGTATCCACGATTATATAAGTGGAGCTAAAGCAAATATGAACTTAGCTACTGGCATGACTTTTGCTGATGCCATTGGTTGCTCAATTGAAGAGCTGTACGAATGGAACCACGAAGAAAGAAGAAAAGTTAAATCTTAATCCCTTTCCGAGCCCACCTGATTTCCTGCATTAATTCTTCATTGTTATCTGAAAGGTTGATTAGGTTACGGTGGGCTCTTTCGTATTCTTTGTTCTCGAGAGCTTCTTTTACCGTACCCATTTGTCTTTCCATTTTGTTGAACAGTATTTGTATGTTCTTAAAGTGCTCAGTTATTATCCTCCACCTCCAATACACTTATTTTATTTTCACTCTAAATAAATGACCGATTTTATGTTGTTTTCGAGCCTTTACATACATGGAAATAACCAATGATTAAAGTCAATATCCCACTTATGATGGCCGGAACAAAATACTTCTGTGCTAAGGTAAAACCCATAATAAACGCTTCAACAATACCCAAACCATAAGTTAACGCTATTACCGGTTTATTCATTTACTTAATTCCACTGGTTCATAATTTGTCACTTCATAAAATTCTTCTTTTTGATTAAATTTGATCGGCTTACCTTTGGTGAATTTTTTACCTGTTTCATCTAAGAACTCACCTTCGTCTGTTACAGCACATGTCAGTCCACAAAATTCAATACCATTAGATTCAATTAGCTTGATGAAATCTTCATAGGTGAATATTGTGCCATTTTCATTAAACAACACTCCTTCAATATGTAAGCCCATTGCTTTAACGTTACTCATTGAAATAAACCTCCCCAAATTACTCCTGCTGTAATTGCAACAATGAATACTGAAACAAATTTTATTGCACCAATATAAACTGCAAATTTAATATCCCCTTGAGAATCCATGTTTGCTAACAACACAAGCCCAAATGCGACGAACAATATCCAAGCTGTCACAATCATCTACTTAGAACCTCTTCCAACTGTATACCCGTCGGCAATGTCATCTAAGATCGTGGTACTATAAGAAACCTTTTTACTCTCATTGTCTTTATTTTTAGTGTAATTAATGAAATCATCGAACTGGTTTAAATACACTCCGTAAGCTGTGTTATTCAATTTATAAACGGTATCGTCACTTGGTTTCAAAAACCAGCTGTCAGTACCTTGTCCATAAACTTCAAAAATTTGAACAATTTCGTCCTTATACTCAAAGTAAGCCAGCTTATTTTCAAGTTCACATTCCTCATCAACTGGATTTCCAACATGATTTGTAGCATATTCCATCATAGAAGTAAGCATGTAGCCTAATTCGACGTCCGAGAAGCTTAACTGTGGTTTAGGTGTTCCATAATAAATATCTGCTTCATTTAGTGATCCTCTTTGGTTCACTTCTTTAATGATCTCTTCGATAGCTATGTAGCCTTCATGAATGATGAATTCCCTACGTTCCTCATCTCTTCGTTTATACTCCTCTAATAAACTTGTTACCTTAAACTCTGTATTCTTCATCGAATTCCTCCCTGCTAATTCATTGTAAAGATTGTTGCCCAACCTTCTTTATTTAAAATAAATCACATGGTCTTCCCAGTTATAGTCATCATCATATTGACCGTCTTTATAATAAAACGGAGGAACTAGCTTCATTAATATCCATCCCATAGTTTCGGGATCATTCGTTAAAGAAATGTCCACATAAACCCTTGTGTATCTGTATCCTCGACAATAATCACTGAATTTTCTTGCTTCAATTGCTTTCGTGGGTGTCTGAATGAATCCCGATCTATTGATGAGGATTTCTTCATTCAATTCTGAAACAATTGATTGCAACTTATTGACGGCTTTTTCTTTAGTATCTGAATAAATCATGATATTACGATGCATTGCATTTAGACTCATTGGACAACCTCCAACTGTTTGCAAATGTTAGCATATTCTTGAATGCTATTAATGATCGTGATGATCCAACCCCTCACCTCTTCCGGTTCTTTAAAATCCATCTCACTTTTAAGACAGTATTCATCGATCTCAATCATTGCAAGAAATTGATCATTGCTTGGTAAATTTTCAAAATCAATGCTCTTTAATCTTGGAATGCCCTTTACCTTAATCCATTCAATGAAGGAATAATCAACATTGTTTTTTGCAGCTACGATTTTTAAAAACTCATGAATATCAGAAGAGTTTTCAATATTGAAATAAATGTGGAGACTCTTCTTCATGAGATCAAATAATCGCAATAGAGCTTCATCAATTTTATTGTCTGTTTTAGTCTCGAAGTTTATATCAAACCAGGACATTGCGTTCTTCATTCATTCCCTCCTTGTGCAAATCGATTATTTCTGGTACCCGTTGAAAGAAAGTAATAATGCAATCCCTAGCATCATGTGGATATTCGCAGTCAATTTCGGCATCGGATATGTAAATTTCATATTCAATGCTCGATATTAGTTGAGGATTATAAGGTAGCTCGAACTGTAAGTACCTCTTAAGATTAGGTAACTGCTCATTGGCAAACTTCAAGAACTTCTTTTCATACTCAGGAACACGTTTGTATAATTTGTTTACATGTTCTTCAATTGTGTTTGCGTGCACTTTGTATAGATTCTCGAACAGCGTTTTGTTGATGTCCATTAACTCACTTAGAGCTTTAACAGCTCCCTCGTCTCCATTTAGAGTAACACCCCACCATTTATCCAAATGCACTTAATCATCCTTTCTATTTAAAATCAACATTTTATTCATTTACAGCAGAAGTCCAATTTTTACATCATCGACGTAATCAAGATCAAGTGTTAGTGTTTTACCTATTCTCAAACCCAATGAGTTTTCCATTATCGTTTTTAATTATGATATGCCCTGTGTCAAAGTTGATATTTGCTACTTCAAACCATGAATTATTGTATAATGCTTTTCCAATCATAATAGCAATCTCCCTGTGAAAATTTGAGGTCTTTTACTGCTCTTTTAAATGCTGTTGTCTATTTCTTCAAGATGATTCCCTTCGTATTTAGGACAATCAAAATCAGTTTCATTACCAGTCGAACCATAGTCAAATTCATTGCTTTGTCCATATGACATGGTTTCACTTTTCAAAGTCATCAAGGTTGATTCCATAAATGCTCTTAATCCAATCTTTAATTATGTGATCCCATCCTCCAAGTAGACCATTCCATGCGAGGACATCTCTAAACACTTCTGAGCTCGTCATTTCTAAAATTTCTTTATCCATGGAGCCGTCTTTCTTATCTAAACCCTCTCTCTGTCTTACATACTGAATAATGCTGTTTGGATACTTTTCTTCTAACAGTTTTGTGCAATCCATTATCATTTCCCCTCTCAGGATAAAATCAGAAAACCAATATTTTATTAGCTGAAATCAACTTCATCCTCAGTCACTTCGAGTTGATTTCCATTTTCATCTTCAACGACTGCTACCATCAATTCTGGATAAAGCTCTACAAATTTATAATGTTTGCCATCCTTTTTTAATTTTAAATGTAAACCCATATTAATCCCTCCCTATATAAAATTGAATCCGGCTATGTTGAAAATCATTTTTCAAACTTACCTAAGTCATACATTTGGTCAAGTAATTTCATTGAGAAATCAATGGCTTCACTATATACTGCATAACTTAATGCCCCTGTTGAGTTTAAACCATTTAAGAAATCAGCCATTTCAGCCTTCAATTTCTCTTTATTTGTCGCATCTGGTGATACTCCCCAACTCATTTATTGCACCTCTTTTCTGATTAAAATTAGAATTTCATTCAGTAATATGGAAGTCAAAATTCAGGTCACTAATGTCAACATGTTTTTCTTCGCCATCAGGTAGCTTTATTTTCACTTTCGTATCAATTCCGCACGTTGTATGTTTAATTTTTTCAAGTATCTCCACTTTCTCATTGTTCAACTTCGCTCTATTAAAATTCAAAATTTGTTCGTTAAACTCTAATTTATACGAGTCCCCGATATCTTCATTAATATCACAAATGCTTATATTCAGCTCCTTCTCTTGATTCAGACTCAAGAGGTACTCCCTAACTTTTGTTGCCAACTCCAAGGTAAACCAATGAAAACTCTCTTCACACTTTCTACCCAGCTGTATAGAAAAGGCGGCGGGCTCATCATCAAAGAAATACATTCTGTAGCCAACATAGCTATCGGTGCAATACCAGTTTCCAACCCAATAACATTTCAATCTATCTTGTTCAACACATGGTACATTATCAATTCCCAACTCATATCCTATGTCATCAGTGTCAACCCATTGTCTGTTTTGTTCTGATTTATCAATTTTATTAGCAATATCAATTAGCTTCATTTTGCATTCCCCTTTCTATAGTCAGTTTTTAATTAACCTCCCTTGTATTAAATAGACCCAGTCTAAATGAATATGCCCAACGACTTCTTCCTTTTCATTGACTAACTTAGTACCATTTGATTTTTCAATTGTCAGTTTTGCAGTCTCCGCATCTGTTTTGGAATAGTATGAAAAGGCCATAGGTTCTTCATCATGATCTTTATATACAACTGTCCACACATCATCTAATTTTTTCTTCACGAATTCACCTCATATTTCAAATGTCTTCAACTCAAACGTTTTATATGTATCAACTTGCTTATCTGGTATCACATTGACACTCGGGTAATTATCATAGTCATACGGATATCCGATACAATTCATGTGAAATCTCGTTCCATCTTTGTCAAACTCAGCTTGTAAATGATCATGGCCACAAACCCAATGTTTTGCGTTAATGAACGGGACATCAACCATGTAGCATGTATTAGGTTCAAATGGAGAATAAGGATTGTGAACAGGTGGGACATGTGAGACAAATACATCAATTTGTGTCTTTTCAAGCGTTTCATACCAATCCACTGATTCTTTCCACATTGCTCTTATCCCATCTACTTTGTTGTAACCATTAATACAAATGTAATTAGAGTCATTAGACACTCCTTTAAAGAAATCCCATCCATCAAGTCCTTTTGGAAGGTACCACATTACATCTCCTGCGAAGACTTTACCTTTATATGTATCAGTTGTCTTAATTAATGGCGTTACATTTTCATGTCAGCAGCTTTATTAATTAGATCATTTAACCTGCCTAACGAGTCTGAGTATTTTCTTTTTTGGCTCTTGCTAAGTAAATAAAGATCATGATTACCATATGTAAAGTAAACCTTCTCGTATTGCTTTGCTACCTCATCTAAAACCCATAAAGTTTGTTGATTCCATTCGGTAAAATCACCGGCAATGACTAATACCTCCCCATTACCGTTTGAGATTAACCTTCTAATAATCTCCCTTGTTCGCCTTTCCCATTTTATTTGGTTATTGTTCCAAGGTATCCAATGATTAATATGAAGATCTGAAACATAATCGATTTTCATTTTATCCCCCTTTCTTTTAAGTACATAAACAGTTGCATATAATTGTTGTTAGTATATCCATATGTATTATGAAAATGTTCATGGCAAGAATCACACAAGGTCAACCCGTTATCAACTTCTAGTCGAATATCTTTATGCTCCATATAATTATAGATATGGTGAGCAGTTAAATATTTTTTCTTTTTAAGCCAGCATTTTTGACATGTGTAATCATCCCTCTGTAGAACCTTCCTTCTCCACTGTAAATATTCACGATACTTTCTGTCATTTATCCTCTGAGTATCAGTTTTATTCTTATTCCACCTCGGATTACCTTCTCTAAAACGACTCTTCCTATAGCACTGCTGGCATCCCCCTCCTTGTTGAAAATAGTTCCACGCAATTTCTCCATAGTGTCCATTCTTACATTTAAAAGCTAACTTGCTCTTTTCGTTGGCGTATTCATTTGATAAAAGCAATAAGTTTTTCTTTAAGAATTCTTCTTTAATATAATCAATGCTCAATTTTAGGCTTTCCTGATGACATTTTAAACATTTAGATCCATTATTAATTTGAGACCACAATTTTGTTGATTTATGACCATTCTTTAAACAGATCAAATCAACTTTACCTTTTACACCTTTGTATTCTGATGTTAAAATAAACCCTCTTTCCCTCGCTTTATCCTCATAATAAGAATGGCTATGTCTTTTACATTCATATTTTTTATTTTTGTACAACCGGTTAAATTCATCATATTTAACTGACTTAACATTTGTGCATTTCTCTTTGTCACAAGAAACTAAAACCATTTTTTCAGAAGTAAGTGGTAAATGATAATATGGAACATGAAATTTATCCCTCCAAAAGGTAAATTCATATCCTAGTGTTTGATAGTGTCTCGATGTCATAGGATTCCAGCTGACCTCAACCTTTTGTTCTTTAATAATGCCTATACATTTCACTCCTTTGTTTATTGTTCATGATTACAAAACGTTTAGTTCGCTTGGCTCAACAAAGTATGAATGGCCAATTTCATTAATGTATGAGGGGATTGCTCCCCTCTCTTTTATGCTCCTCTTCCAAATCCATAAAGTACTACTGGCATTGTATTCACCTCCTTTAGTGAACAAATGTACTTCGTCTAACCAGCTCGTTTAAAACTAGTTGAAGTTTTCTTCTTTGGTCTTTTATGTAAACATTGTTATCAGTACGCAATCCATCATTAATTCTATTTGTATGTCTGTCTTCAGTGTCTCTAAGCTTTCTATTGGCAATTTTTCTAGACCAACTTTATATGATTGATTCATTTTAATAGCCTCCAGCAAAAACAAGTGAAATTATCAATAACCAAAAGACTGCTCCAGAAACAGCAAGAAAGCTTTTTGCAATACTCATAAATTCTTGAAAATCATTCTTCACTGCATCACCTTCTCTTTAAATACAGATTTCATAAAGAATTAAGTCCGGCACAGTAATTGCAAAACGCTACTCCGCTGTTAGTTGCCCAATCTTCCCCTAATTCATCTCCACACTCAGCGCATCGGCAGTTCGATATTACTTCGTTTAGAAAAGTAATGTGATCGAGTAGCGACGGAATATCTTGGCGGGCGTTTGCGATGAAATTTGCGTCCTCTTCATCCGTGGTTTGTGCAGTCAGTAATCCGCCAATTGTTCCGATATTATTTAATCCGTTTGGTGATTGCTTCCCGATTCGCCACGGACCTTCCGTAGCCTCCTCCGAACGCTTTCGGATTACTTCGAGTTGATCTTTCGTCAATTTACCGCTCATCTTCTGACCTCCTCACGTAAGGCTTCGATTTCGTAGAGAAGGCGCCAAACGTGATGATAAAGGTGTTCGGGTACGCCGAGCTGTAGCGCTGATATTGCTTCGTTTAATTCGTACGGTGTCGGCCGTTTCATCGCGCGTTCACTCCTTCGATTTTGATTCCGAGAAGATTGAGCGTATTGATAACGCCATCCCTTTCGCATTCAAGACTGAACGTAACGCCCCGGGATTGCGCAGTCCGTTGATTTTCCTGAAGCTCAGAGTAATACTCGCGCACTCGGTCTTCCGGCGTCGCTTCGACTTCGTATCCGTTGATCAGTGCGGCTGCAAGCGTTAGCATGTCGAGGTCATTTAGCGAATAACAGTGCTCCAGCCATTCACCTGTTGCGTGATACTCAAGTACGTCTGGTTTCGACCATCCCGTGGAATAAAGGTGTAGTAATGCATCCGCCTGTTCCTTCGTGATTGTTGGTTTCATTTTAACGCCTCCTTTATATTGAGAATGACGCAATTGCTTCGCGTAACTCTTTTGATAAATCGTTAAATGTGGGATTCCTTTCATCTAAAACCGGTAGACATTTCATAAGCAACTCCACAAGATCACAGACATTCTTGTCGGACATTTCGTACATAAGCTGTTCAAATCCAATACGTGATTGCATCCGCTCGACCGTCTGCCTTACGAGGTCTTTTACGCCCTCCGGATATCCTATCGCATACTCGACCGTTCCTTCTTCGAAACCATATTCGTCCGGCAACATATCACGAATAGCCGCTAACTCTCCGGTAAGCATTTCGTTTTCCGATTTCAGCCGCTCGTTCTCGCCAATCAAATCCGCCACAGCACAGCGCAATCGATTAACTTCCTCAGTCATTGGTTCCATAAATAAATCCTCCGCAGAGGCTGCTCGTTTAGTTCCATCCTCATTTATGATGCAAAGACTGCCCTTTGCACCAGGATCATCATGTCGCATTTTAATCGCAAGTTTCTGGGCACTCTCCTTAATGCGCTCATTATTAAACTCAAACCCTTTCATTCGCTCACCTCTTCGCGTGAGTCGTCGATAATCGTTAGGTCGACACTGTCTATGAAGTCGTAATATCCGCTGATGTATCGGAACTTGCCGTCATCAATTTCTTTTATCTGCTCTTCGTAACTGTCGCCGAAAAGTCTACTTTCATACTGGTAATAGCTCTCTTCGTACTTTCCGCGAACAACGTCGCCTACACGAACCTCAGTCGGCTGCGGAGCGTTCAAGTATTCGTCTGGCACCTTCAATCCCAACGCACGTCTTAGCGCAATCGCCTTTCCGATGTGAACGTTGAAGCAGTCGTCCGGTGCGGCTTTTGCTCGGCCAACATGGCGCGGGGCCTTATCGTTAAGCCGTCTAACCAGAGCCGTCACTTTTCGTTCTTTTGAATCCACTATAAATTCAACGTAATAAACCTTTCCTTGGTAAGTCTCGTTCCCTTTCGATGAGTCAATGCCCGTATGATAGAATCCGTGCTCCCTTAGACCCTCAACATCCGCCTTCGCCTGCTCAACGATTTCATCACGGCGGGCTTGTGCTCGATCTTTAATCTCCTCCTGTCCCCTCTTAGCGACTTTCTTCATTTCCTCGTTGTGGAGAAACGCAGTATATTCAATTGTCTGCGGAATAACGAGGACATCTTTTCGTTCGTTTGCGTAGGCTTTTACGAATGCTTCCGAATATGGTGCCCCGATTAGAATATCGCTGAACCTCGACTTGCTTCCGATATAATCCTCGCCTACCTTTTCGAATACTGTGCTCGCACTATCAATAGCCGTTTGATTTACGTTTTCCATTCCGTCAGCCTCCTCGTTTTCAACTTCGTTATTGACGATGACTTCGTATTCCCGTCGTAATAGGCTCACAGAATGTTCTTCGACGAGAATGTGTCCGTACTCATCTGCGGTTTTCACGTTGTTAATATCGCCATTTTTATATGGGCATCCCGTATACGCATACGCCCCCGTAATCAACACGCGCTCACCAACTTTGGCCGGGCGCTTTTCTGTAATGATGAGTTCACCGTCTTCTCTGAGCACGGAATAGTAGCCGTAACATACTGCACCTAGTGCAACGGAGTTTTCGTAATAAACTTCGAATATCTGTCCAAGCTTATCCGCATACCACGCTCCCTCTATAGATGCCTTCTTAATCCGTACATACTTTTTCGTTTCAGCCATTTCGCAATCCCTCCCGAAATTTTTATAAAAATACGAACACACATTCTTATTTATGTGGTACAATATACCTAAGTTACCGAAAGGAGGTTCGATTCATGAAAATATCAACCGAAGATAAAGTAGTTATCGCTCTTACAGCGGCATTTGTTTTCGCATTCAGAAAGCCTATTTTCGCTCTTCTTGGACGCTAATTCTTGGCGTCCAGGCGCCGGGCGCACTAGAACCACGCATCATCCACGCCGCTCTTCTCATCTCCTCCACTCTCAATTAAATTAATTTGATCCTCAATTTCCTCAATAAATCCCTCTAAAGCTTCTTCATTAATCATTACTTGTCCATCCTGGACTTTGACGATTTCTTTCATTCGGTCATCCATATTTCTAAATTCTTCTGCTTGCTGCACAGTAAACATTGCTCTGTATTTCTTTATGTATAAAAGAAAATCTTTAAGTACTCCGATCTCCCCAATTTTGTGGAGATTAAAATCTTCTTGTTCCACTTCCAGCCGAAGTAAAGTTGCTTCCTTTTCTAAAACATCAATTTCAAGCTGTTCTTTCTTTGACAACAATTCTCGCTCTTTTTGTTGCAATTAATCACCTCCTTATAAGGATTCAATATGTATTCACAAGGTGAATGTGGATCATGTCTTTAAACTGATTCATACTTTAAATGCTTGTTTTTCTTTTTGCTAATTTTATATTCGGCAATCTTCAGTGATTCAAGAGTCCATCCATTATTGTTTAAGCTTCCGAAAAGTGTGTTCAATAATTGGAGCTCTTGTTTTAAGCTTCTTCGCTTTCTCAATATCTTTTGACCTTTTAACGAAAGGTGATATCCCTCTGAAGCATTAAATTTGTCCTCTTCTAGCTTGTGATAAAATTCATTGAGCTCTTTATCCACTTTCCCTAGCTCTTTATAAAGGTTATCAATTTCATTTTGAAGTCGTTGTTTAGTCTCTTCAATTGCAACAAGAGGTTTGGAAATGGAAACAAGATAATCTGTTGCAGTTTTCATATCGTCACTCCTATTTATTATTTTATTTTTATCCTAAAAGTATGTAAAAAAAGACAAGCTTTTAACTTGTCTTTATCTTATCATTCAACTTCTGAAAAGTCTATAACTATTTTATTTTTATTCTAAAATTATTTTGAGTAAGTCACAAATGAATAATTAAATGTGGTATTGTTGTCTGCTTTCCTGTGATCCTTTTCAATTACTCTCCAGTCATCATTTAACCTGGGAAAATATGAATCTGCCTTTTCAGCAACTGAATCAACAATCGTCAAATAAACCTTATCAGCATGTGGTAAGAATGCCTCGTATATAGCACCTCCTCCAATGACCATTGCTTCTTCATCTTTATCCATTTGTCCTCGCATAAGCTTTAATACATCGTTAACCGAATGATAAACAAATGAAGACTGATCAGGCTTGAAATCCTTATTTTTAGTCAATATGATATTCCTTCGGTTCTGAAGTGACTTTCCTGTAATGTTTACGATTGATTCGTATGTAAGCCTTCCCTGTATACACAACTTTCCTGTAGTGAGTTCTTTAAAACGTTTCAAGTCTTCAGGAATATGGTAAAGCAAATTATTTTCATACCCAATAGCCATTGATTTATCGCAGCAAGCAATAAGAGATAGCATTATACTGCTACCTCAAAGTAAAGCTTGTCTCCATGCTTATAATTAACCAATCTGAAATCATCAATTGTGAAATCATAAAAGTCTTTTACATCTGGATTAATCCATAACTCAGGTGCTTCATGCTGCTCTCTGTCCATTTGAATTTTCAAATTGTCTATATGACGAGTGTATACATGACAGTCTCCGATATTGAAGATGTACTCACCTAGCTCATAGCCAGTAACTTGAGCAATCATACGTTGCAATACATTGTACTGAAACACATTAAACGGATTTCCGAGCGCGAGATCACTGCTGCGACAGAAAACTTCTAAATGCAACTTCCCGCCTTTTATAAGCCATTGAGTACCATAGACACAGGGAGTCAATGCCATCGAGTCTAATTCATCAGGATTCCAAAGCGTTGTAATATGTCTGCGTGATGATGGATTATTTTTCAACTGATGAATAAGATAGTCAACCTGGTCAACTTTCTCACCGTTTAGTATTCTGTTCTTCTTGCCAAGCTGATATCCATATGCTTTGCCGATTGTACCATCTTCTTGTTTCCATTGATCCCAGATGTGTACACCCATCTTGTTTAATTCGTTCACATTATTTGATTTAAGCTGCCAGATCCAAAGCAATTCCTTGATTGCTGTTTTCCAGGCGACTTTTTTAGTCGTTAAAATCGGTACTTCGGAATTGTCAAACCTCATTTGCTTACTGATTACACTTAGTGTATGTGCTGGTGCCCCATCTGTATCCCATTTTGTTCTGACATCGAATTCTTCGTCGGATACTCCATTATTAATTATGTCATTTATGATTGTGTTGTACTGTTTATCAAATTGAGTCATATTTCTATTCTCCTTTATCTAAACCAACTGATAATAAAGTTAATCACGAAGACAATATTACCGCAAACAAACAACATGTACACGAACTTGTTTTGTTTATTGTTTGAGTCACCGTCCAAAACATCAAGAATTTTAAACATTGTTAAACCGGTATAAATTAAAGCAAAAGCTGTCCAAGCTAACATTAGCAAGTTACCGTGTGTAATCAGTCCAATAGTAGCCAAGGGGATAATGAACGAAATCCCCTTGAACAATGTTATAACATACACTAAGTTCTTATTTTTCTTCAGATCTTTATACGGTGATTTAGAAAGCATATGCTTAACTTTAGCGTAAACGTTCTGTTCTCCTCGTGAAGTGAGTATAATTTCATTAATATTTAATGCAAATAAGTATGCTGCAAGTATTAACGTAAAGTATGTAATTACAATACATCTCCTTATTTTATTTTTTAGAGCAGAGGAATTAAATCCAACTGCTCTGGTTAAGTTTATCGATAGATTGGGCCGTAGCAGTTTCTATGACACCATTCAGCATTACCATGAGTTTGGTACATACATTGTTGAAAACATCGTTCAGCACTATTCAAGTAAGCAATGTATGGTGGAAATTGTGGCAAGTAATTCAAAGTATACAGCGACGGTGTGTACCATATTGGATATTGTCTAAACACATTAAGACCTCCAGTTGTTCAAAGTATTCAATGTATTGTATTTAAGCTCACACCCAACCGATACTTGTCACTGTTTATATAGGCTTGTTTAAAGTTTAAATATCAATCAAACAACTCTCCCGCCCTCTTCATGTCATTGATTTCCTCACTTACACTTTCTTTGATTGCGTGAGGTAACTGATCAATTCCCCGTTGTATTCTTTTCTGACCTGTATTTCTTATATGTAAAGTTAATTCTTTAAACCCTTCCATTGATTCATCTGAAATTAAATCAAACTGATGTTGAATCTTAGCTAATAAGCTTATGTATTCTTCTTCATCTTCACTGAATAATTTTAGGCCATTTTTAAGGTTGTCTATTTCTTTTAGATGGTTTTTTATTTTCTTTATGTGATTATTCATATTTCTTCACATACTCTTTGAAAACATCGGCGATTTTATGAGTATTGTGGAATACAGTTTGCCCTAATGAAGTGGCATGAGAATAAAGAGGGTGATTATCAATATTTTTAATTTCTTCTTGTAAACAATCAAGAAGGATTCTTTCTGTTTTCACTGACACTTGTTCTAACAGCCAACTGTTCCCGTTGTCCATAGAAAGCTGAATTCTTATTTCTGGCGGCAAGTTCTTAAATGCATTAATAAAGTCGTCAACCTTATATTGATCAGTCGGATTTAGCCTTGTTTTAATTGAAATTTTCATTTTCAAATCTCCTTTTTGTTTTAATTTGATTCTAATAAACTCAAAAAATTAACTGCTGCAACTCTATACCTTTGGTCTTCTTCATAAGCTGCAACTTGTTTCATATGCTCCAAAAACACATCTTCAAGCCCATGTTTTTGAATAAATCCTAAACACAGACCATTCCTGAAGAGCATGTCGTCATATTTTGCTTGCAAATCTTTATAATTGTTATTGTTTATCGTCTTTTTCCTCCTTATTGTTTAGATAAAAGTCTTCTTTTATAGAGATGTACATTCCATCAACACCCCTGTTTTTAAAACCTTTTCATGAAACAACCGCTTTGTTGGGCATAATTGTCGAGCTTTTTGAGTATTTTAAGTTGTACCCTGGCTGAGACCCTCCACTGGACAAACATCATGATCTAAGCCAGGGGTTTAAACTAATAAATAATATCAGCCACGTATTTAGACCAAGATTCTAAACGATTAAATACTACTGGATTATCAAAATCTTGTTCATTTAACCAAAAGCCTTTTAATTGATCTGTTTCTCTTACTGATACCTCTGTATTTTCAGGCAGTTTAACAATAATCATTATGCCTAAATGAACTTTCCCCACTTCATTTAAGTCATCGTTTATCAACCCCACAACTTCTAAATTTAAATTAGAAGTTGAGATAAACAACTCTTCTGAAAGCTCTCTCCTTAAGTTCTCATCAATAGCTTCCCAAAAATTTGTTGCTTCAGTTAAATTCATGTGCCCGCCAACTCCAAGTGATAATTGGTCATGAAGCCTCTTTTCCCCGCCTTTTCTTAAGCGCTCGTATGCAAATACTTGGTCTCCTTTTTGTAAAATGGCATAGGGGATTGGTTGCTTACAGCTTTGATCCCTCTCAGCATCTCCCCTCCTCATAGTGATCATATTCTCAGCAATGTTTTTAATTATTTGATCAATTGCATTTGGATCAGCTTCAATCCCTTGAAAGTCCAGCTTTCCTTTATCAAATACTTTATCTCTAGGTGCTACAACAATTACTTCATCCATTTTCCCCATTTAATATTCTCCTTTTGTTTTTTAATTTATTTTGTCTAACAATATTTTAATTGTAGAGTTTAAGATTTCTCACCCATTCAGGAAGCTGTTCAGGTGTCTTAATGCCGTAGTTAATACAAGTCAGAGTATTAGGCTCAAGTTGTGTATAACCTTTATCTCTAATAACAGTATATCCTCCTGCATGTTCTAACTCTTCAAGTTTGTATTGGGGGCATTTTAAGATGATTTTCTTTTGTTCTTTCATATATTCATCTAGGCTTTTAATTTCTCTTCCTTCACTTAATGGCTTGACTGCTTTGTGATATACATAGCTCATTACTGCATGCCCAACCTGCCCAGCCAACTTCCCTTTGCTGATTTTGATATCCTCGTTAACTAAAATATACATTCTATAATCTCTAATATTTAACCTCATTTATTGATCCTTTCTGAACGATTTCCCACTGTTCCAAATTCAAACTCTTTACTGTATGAGGAGATACTTCATCACACCATATGACTGGTGTACCGGTGTTGTCTGCATTATCTCCATAAACTGTGTAATTGCAATTGGTTTCAAAATGCCAATCACCTTTTAGGCACTTAAGTGTGTCACCAATCTTAATTAAAGACTTTTGCTCTTCTGTGATTTTAAACAACCTCCCTCACTAACTTATCAAGCTCATCAGGCTTAAAGCCAATGCTCCGCTTTACTTCTTCTCCTTGCTCATTAAGCAAGATAGTTACCGGTACACCCATTACCTCATATTGCGCTGCCACTTCTGGTTTCTGTGTTACATCAACTGTCTCATATTCGACTCCTGCTTTATTTAAGTAATTGGATACCATTTTGCAAGGATTGCAATTCGGTTGCTCTAATTTAATCAGTCTCATGAAATAACTCCTTTGTTAATGAAAATGAAATCTGAATCCTTTAATGGCTCCACCGTTGCTTTTTTGTACCCATTCCCTTTTTGGCTAAAGAAGTCATGCGACTTAGTTTTAGTGCTCAATCCATTAATAACGATTGGATTAACATCCTCTTCTTCAAACCAATAATCAAATCCCAGGTTGTTTAAAGCTTTATTCGCATTGTATCTGATGAATTTCTTTACATCTGGAGCTAAACCAACCTGATCATAAACATCTTCTGTATACTCCAATTCATTTTCATAAAGCTCTTGTAGCAAGCATAAAGCCCATTCATACAGTTCTTTTTGCTTCTGAGGCGTTTGTTTCTTATATATCTCTTGAGCTAACAATCCGATGTAAACGCCGTGTATCGCTTCGTCACGGATAATCAAATTCACAATTTCCCCGCTCTGCATGAGCTTCCCTTGTCCATAAAAGTAAAGTGGATAATAAAACCCTGAGTAAAATAAGAAACTCTCCAAAAACACGGATGCTACCATCGCTTTGAACAGTGAAATTTCATCGTTTTTCTCAACTGCTTTATAAATTGAAACAATTGTTCTTGCTTTCTTTTGAAGAAACCTATTGTTTTTAACCCATTCAAAGACTTCATTGATCTGCTCGGTTGGAGCTAATGTAAGAAAGATGTTGCTGTAAGACTTCGCATGGACAGCGTTCTCCATCATCGCCATAAAGTTCAGCACCGCTTTCCGCTGATGGCCTTCGACGTGCTCGGCCACAATCGGCATGCCCGTGTTCCCCTGCTCTGTATCAAGCAGTGTCAGGCCGGCGAGCACCTTCATGTACGTATCCTGCTCATTTTTACCCAAATACTTCCAAGTGAGAAGATCGCCGTTTAATGCGATCTCTTCCGGAAGCCAAAACTGCTTTACGTTTTGGTTGTAAAACATTTGGGTGAAATCATCTTCATGCTTTGACCAGTCGGCCGCCGTATGGATTTCGTTTGAGTTCGTCAATTATTCGTCCTCCTTTCCCCGTTTGCCTTTATGCTTAACTACACCCAACACTTCCGATGTCTTGATCTCGTCCCGGTATCCTAATAAGCAGTTCAGTATCGGGAAGTCTTTATGGCGAACTTCGAGGTACCCACCTTCATACGCTTGAATAACTTTCGCATTAATTAATGTACCCCCGAAGTAGTAGATAATTATGTCTCCACGTCGTATACTCTTCTGTCTCTCCTCACTTAAACCGCGCATGACAAACACCCCTCCTGTGTCGTATCTTTAGTCCGTGCATAATAAAGCGTCTTGATTCCCTTATGATGCGCGTATAAGTCAATCCGGTTTAGATCGCGCGTCGTCATCGTATCTTTCAAAAACAGCGTAAACGAAATGCCTTGGTCGACGTGCTGCTGAATAGTGGCAATAAGATCGACGACTTTAAACATATCCATGTCGTACGCTTCCTTATAGAAGAACCAATTCTGCGGCGATAAACCTGGCATTGGATAATATGTCTTACTGTTTCCGTATGTACGTTCCTCGATTCTCTCCATAATAGGCATTACGCCGGCCGTAGATGATTGAACGTATGAGATGCTTCCTGTAGGTGCAATAGCCTGCCTATACGAATGATACAAGCCATATTTCATAACATCCTCTTTAAGCTTCATCCAATCTTCAATGTTAGGAATATGTTGATCTCCAAACAGGTTTTTAACCTTTTCATATTTAGGGCTATAATCATTTGTCACGTACTTATCAAAATACTCGCCTGATTTGTAAGTTGATCCGTCAAACTTGTAGTACGTCTCCCCTGTTTCTTTTGCAATTTCCATTGAACGTTGCAGGGAGTAGAAGTTAACCATCATAAAGTATGTATTTGCAAAGTCCTTAGCTTCTTCACTTTCATAAGCAATTTTATTTTGAGCTAGAAAACCATGCAGGTTCATCTGCCCTAGACCAATTGATCGCATTAGTGTATTTGCTCTCGCAACAGCTGGGGCATTAACAATGTTTGTTTTTCTTGTAACAGTTGTCAATGAGTCAATTGCTATTCTAACCGTTGAAGCAACTGATTGATTATTCATTGCATTTACAATGTTCATGGATCCAAGATTACATGAAATATCTAATCCAATTTCATCTTCCTGATCGTAATCTGTATAGACTGACACTTGTGATGCTTGGAGGACTTCAGAGCACAAATTAGAAAACTTCACTTTTGAAATATGTTCATTTGGATGCACTTTATTTACATTGTCAGCAAACATGATATAAGGATATCCAGATTCACTTCTTAAAATGGCCAATTGCTCCAACAGCTTTCGAGCATTTCCTTTTGCTTTTCTAACCCTAGGGTTTTCAACAAGCTCATCATACATTTTATTGATGTCCATCTCATCAAGATACTGCCCATATTCTTTGTAAACTGAATGAGGATAGAACATGTAAAAATCCTTATCTTCTCTTGCCAATTCAATAAATTTATCAGGAAGAACTACACCAATAGACAGTGTTTTAACTCGGACATCTTCATCAGCACTTATTTTTTTTGTATCCAGGAAGTCTGTAATGTCTGGATGGAACACGCTTAGATAAGCTGCTCCAGATCCTTGCCTTTGTCCCATCTGATCGGCATATCTAAAAGCATTATCAAGAAGCTTCATCACGCCTACGACGCCTTTTGTGGCGTTTTCAACATCTTTGATCGCTTCACCTTTGGCTCTTAATTTGTTTAGATTAAGCGCTACTCCTCCACCCACTTTAGACAGCTGCATCGAAATATCAATAGCACGCGAAATATCATTCAAACTGTCTCCCACTTCAAGTAAGAAGCAGCTTACCATTTCACCTCTTCGCTTACGGCCGGCATTAAGGAAAGTAGGTGTTGCCGGTTGATACTCTTGCTTCATCATAGAGTGTACTTCCTCAATAGCCTTTTCATAATCACCATCTGCACAATACAGAGCTACAATTGACACACGATCCTCATATCTTTCCAGAATCTTTGTTTTGTCGTTTGTCTTCAATGCATAGTCATTGTAGAACTTAAAGGCACTCATGAAAGATGGGAATCTGAATTTGTAACTGTAAGCAATTTTAAAAATCGATTTAATCTGCTCAAATGTGTATTCGCTTAAGAATTCTTCTTCGTAATAATCATTTTTAATCAGATAATCCAGTTTCTCTTTTAAGTCATGGAAAAAGACTGTGTTTTGATTAATGTTATCAACAAAGTAACTGTGTACGGCCTCCTTATCCTTCTCAAATTGAAACTTACCGTCTTTCTGAATCATGATCTCATTATTGAGCTTGATCCACTTTGGTATTGTGTTTGTCAATAAGTTGTACCTCCCGATTAATCTTCTGCAAATCTAGTTTTGTTCCACTTAGTTCAAATTTTAATAACAATGGTACGTGGAACATTGCTGAAAGTTTGTCCCCAGCTAGCCCATAGTTATCACCCCAAACCCTGTTACCACTCACAGCAACTCCTTTTACTTTATTTTTATTCTTAATAATAAAATTCAAAGTCCTTTCAGGTACTTCCCCAAAGCCTATCGTATATGTAATATGTATGAATTCTTCTTCCACAATTAAGTCATCTCTAATTTCAATGATGTCGAAGTTTAACTCGCTTTGCAATGCTTGAACAAACCTTTTCACATTACCTGTCTTGCTTTCATATGTAATAATCAATATTCTTTATATTCCCCGTTAACCAAGCTGTTGGTGGTTGTTTCTGCTTCATTTTCAGCATGATGGAAAGCTTCAGACATTTCTAAATTGATCTCAGCCATCTCAGCATAGCCTTTGGCCATTTGAGCTTCATAGTCTGATAGCTCTGTCATCGGTACTGGAATGTAGTTATCCTTCTGCTCTTGCGTGATAACCATTTGATCCCCTTCAAGATTGGTCGCAATCAGTTCGCCTTTTAAAGCAGTGTATGAACCACCATTTTTCATATGTACTTGCGTATTTTCTTTTGCTTCATCCAAGGTTACAAAGTGACTGCGCTTAACGTATAACTGTTTAGCAGCTCCCATTCCACAACTCCCTTTTCTTTATTTTTTGTTTTTATCTTTTTCATGTCTTACATCTAACTCATTCATATCATTGAGAATATGGTCAATAACAACATCACTAAACTTACCGAATGCCTTATATCCAATTAATTTGCTTCTTAGATCTCTCCACTTTCTTGCTGCACTCATTTTGCGTCCCCTTCCTATGAAACTGTGATTTTATTAAGAGATTCCTTCAACATTTTTATGTAGTATAGCCAATGTCGCTTTTATGCCATGAATCGTCCCAATTAGAAAATCATTGTCTATAGCATCTTTTTTTACATTATTAAAGTAATCAATTAAATCTTTTTCAAACTGCTGCTCAATATTCTCTTTAGGAATTCTTCTATTTGACACGTAATCTATATTTTTTTCTAAGATGTCTTGTATACCGGCTATTAATTTATTATGATCCTCAAACTCTTTTTTGCTTTTTTCAAATTCCTGTATAAGCTTTAGTGCCTTACTAAAAAAGATGTTCTCTATTCTCATGTTAAGACTCCTTTGTAACTTTAATTAATCGAATTTAAAATAAAATCATCCTTTTAATGTAATGAATAAATTCCAGGTTCGCCGATGTCGCCCCCTAATGAATTAAGTGCTTTAAATTCTAATTTAACTGCCAAGTCTCCATCTGTGTTGAATTTAATTTTATCTACGCTTACCTTGACCACTTTTGTTTCTCCCTCATAGCTTGTCAATTTCATTTTCAATGGGTCTGTATGTGTTCCGTCTAAACCAAACACTTTAAAAGCTAATGAATCCTTACCAGTGTTTATTATGATTTTGTCCTCATTCTCAACAGCTTCAATGTTCTGGCAGTGAAGGACAATTTTCGTTTCCTTCGGTAAATAATTATTAAATTTTTCTTTATAAACAGAGATTTCCTTTAAAATCATATCTGCCTCTCCTTTTGCAAAATTGGTTTAAAATAAAACTTTTATTCAATTACTTAAAATCTCTGGATCTTCATAAATATTTCCGATAACTTCACCATGTTGGACATCTTCCCACTGCTGAGAAAACTCCTCAACACCTATTAGAGGAGCATCTTTATCTCCAATTACAAAAGGATCAAACAAGTATCCACCGAACTCTGCTGAGAAAACACATCTGTATGCGCAGCCTTTGCTTTTCATATAAGGTGTTTGAAATAAATCCTCTTCATAAATTTCCTGCCCTTTCTTATCCTTAAGCCCCGTGTACTGCATGAGGATGTTTTTCTTACAATGACTGGTCGTTGGCTGCTTTAAAGTAAATTCATAAATCATCTCTTTTTTGCCCTTAATCCAAGAACGGAACTTTATTTCTCTCATTACAATCCTCCTCAACCTTTATCCAGTTATGCGTTCAGAACTCCGTTCCAGTCATTAAATTCTTCAATATCCTCGTTCTTTTCCTTCTGTCGCAATTCATCTGCTTCTACTTTTCCAATAATTTTTTTAACTTGTTCAATTAGACTCCATTTTCTTAAACCTGAGTATATGATTAACCCCGGAACTCCAGTGCCTGCAGCTAATGTATTTTTCGTAATAAAATCCTTAACCTCCCATTCTAAAATGTGCCATCGTAAAACTTCCCCTTCTTTAACGGATAATTTAATTTCATATGTACCTCTAGCAGTTGTAATCTTCTTTGTTAATTCCATAACATCACCCTCAGTGTATTTTGAGTTCATGCGGATTTCTCCTCGTTAGATAAAGAGTGTACTCACATACAGAACGATCAACGCAAAAGCTGAATACAGTAAAGACTTGCCTGCTTTCTTGAAGATGTTTTCGTTTTTTTCTTGATCTGACTGTTTTACACCTTTGACAAATATATTGAGTAACACACCGATGACAAATGCATGAGGTAAAGTGGCATGGGTATTTTGAATGTTGTATGTATCAATAAGCAAAGGATTTAACACGTGATTCAATCCATAATAGACAACTAGTGACATAGTCAATGCTTCAACAAAAATGAGTAACCCAACTACAATCATTGAACCTGATCCGATAAAGAAACCGTTCCAAATATCTTTTGTATTCTTATTCAATAAATATCTCTCCTTTAGTCTTTTTTAATTAGCCTCTTCCACCAAGAAGCTTTACGTTTTTCTTCCTCTTTAAAGCGTTCATAGTTTTCTTTAACTTGCTGATTCCATTTCTCTATTTTTTCTTGTGTTTGAATCGCTTTTTCAAGGCTCTCTTTATCTTCAATTGTTTTAATTACCTTGTCAGTCTGATATGTCCATTCATTTTTTGTATTGCGCTGCCTGTCTGTTACGACTACGTATTCGTTAAACCCTGGGATATACACTTTCCCTTCGATTTCAATTGGGTCTAAGTCAATGATCCCTTCAAAAAATGGTTGGTATTCACATTGCTGCTCAATTGGGACAAGGGCATCACACAGACCTAATGTCCAACTTTTCTTAATTACCTTCCCTTCAAATGTTGCTTTATGGCGTACCACTTATTCACCTCCTTGTAAAAGATGTTTCTTTACAAATTGAAGGAGTGTATCAACGTCTTTCGTAGTTGCCTTGTCATTGATCAAGAAGAAATCTGCCATAACATATTTTGAATAGTCGCCACTGCCATGATATTCATCTGTCACAATTACTTTTAATTGAATATTTTCGGTTATAGGAATCAAATAAACATCTGTTCCATCTGTAATTGGAAAGTCTAAAGGGTACATATCAATTTTGTTTTCTGCTATGTATTCGTTAATTGAATATAGGATTTCTTCCCCTTCATTTTCATCAAAGCTACCAGTATAACCAGGGAGTTGTTTTCTAAAATAATCACTTAATTCATTGTTTAAATCGGTTCGCTTTCTTTCAATTTGACCTGTCATACCAACCATTAAGCCTTGTTCTTCCGCTTCACGGACAATAACCCAGTCTGCTTTTTTGAGCTTCATTTTAGTTGCCTCCCTTCTCACATTTCATTAAATGCTGCTATTGCCACCAATAGTTGCTTGGCCTCTACTTCTGCCATTTGATCTCCAATTTGCACCTTTACCCATGTATCTGGATAATCGACACTCTTAGTTGCTAGGAGTTTCAAAGTTTTTCTGTTTACTCCCCTTAATGTGAATTCGGATGTAATGTCTCTCATGGTTTTCTCCTTTTCTTTATAAAAATTGAATTTTAATCTAATTTCTCCAAAATAATTTTAAGATAATCTTTGAAGTCAATAGCTACAGCTTCTTCACCTTCTACACGTTTCTCATCTCTTACGCCAAAAAACCATCTATCACCTACCCACTGGCTTGCAGTTATATTATTTCTCCCGAACACATCATGGCCTTTGAAAGGATTTGCCTCTTCTATTTTCTTTAGCATAGACCTTATGTCTGTGAAATACTTAGAACGTTTTTTAAATGCATAGAAGCCAGCTTTTGTGGGGTTTTTCACCACTTCATCTTTAAAGAAGTCATATGCTTCTGTTCCTGCACGAACTCCGAAATACTCGGAATGATAAAATGAAAAACCATTCTTAATTCCGTATGTTGCTTCGAATTCATCAAAGAATTTGTTAATGTCTTCTCTTCGTTTCTTTTCAGTTTTATACCAATCGCTTTCTTGCTTAATCTCATAAATTGGTGCATCTAATGTTTCCATGGCTCTATACTCCTTTTTTGTTTATCACCTAAAGACATCATTTGTTCCAATTTGTCGCATACTGCGCTTTCCCAGGAAATTTTTTATATTTCCTTTCACTATTTCAATTCCACCACTTCACACCAAGTTCTTAGTGAACTGTCTTTTTTTAAATTTAAAGCAGCTACGCCAGCTACATCTCTATATTGAAATTCAGCAACTTTTCCATTACTGTCTAGCATTTTTCCCACATACTCTTTTCCAGCCCAAATCTCTACTGCATACTTACTCATACAACATCTCTCCATTCTCGATAAAAGTAATATTTTATTTTTACTCTTAAAGTAGTTGCAAGTAATTCATTGTCTTTTCTAATTTCATGTCTTTACAATTCTCAATGCATTCTTTCTTGATTGCTTCTCCACATTCTTTATGTACCGGAAATTCCCTATATTCTTTGTTGTCGGATATTCTTATGTAATAAACGATGTCACCAATGTGATCCTTGCATTTAACACACTCCAATGCATCACCTCGCTTCCTATATTTCTAATATACTCGCATTCCACCAAACAATCAACAACTATTTTATTTTTATTCTAAATATTTTTTAAAAAGTAGGAGAGTTTCCTCCCCTACAGTACAATAAGGCTGCTGCTAACGGTTTTGAGTTCGTTTATGAAATACACGAACAATTATTGCTGCTATGAAGAATAAGGCAAACAATCCAAAAGCCATTGATCCATTCTTTAAAATTATCCCAAAGATCAACAAAGCGCAACCAGACAAAATAAATAGTATTTTACTTAAGATATTGATCATTTACACTTCTCCATACAATCAAAGAATGCATTTACACCAATAATACCAGCAGAATTAACACAAGCATAGCAAGCAGTCCCCGCTGTTGCTGGAACACCAGCTGTGCATGCAGCTCCACATAAAATAGCTAAACCGGTAATTGCCCATTGGCTAATATTCTTATCACCTAAGCAATCTGATACGCATCCAGTCCAACTCTTCTGAGCACTCATCATGTTAGATGAACTTACTTTGTCCTCTGAAGTTTGTTTTGTTTCAAAGACCCCTGACTTGTCCTCATCCTTAACACCATTAACCCAATAATTCATTTCGTTTTGAGTACTGCTGATTTTCTTCATGTCAACTTCATAGTATTCTTCAATATTCATATCGCTATCAAACGAAACATTAAATGAACTGACTCTGTCTACTTTTTCAGTGTCCACGTATAAATAAGAAACCGAATAAGTTACTGTGCCATCATCATACTTGATACCTCTAACTGATGCATTATCAAATACCTTTTCGTTTGATTTATGATACTTAATGTCTCCATCTTCAATTGCTTTTTCTGCCTTGGATAGAAGTTTTTCCTTAGTCTTTTTACTCACATCAATAGTGTGATCTGCAATAAATTCTGCCTCTGATTTTACTTTATCCTTGTCGACATTATCTGTTGAGATTGTGCTCTTTGCATCACTGTTCGGAGGAAATGTTGAAAAGGCCAGGACAAATGCGGCAACTAGTGCTAAGATCGTTCGATAAAAATTGTTCATTAAAATATCCCCTTTGTAATATAATTCTCATCTGGCACCAATACTTATCAAACAAACAATCTCATAAATCACCTTCTTTCTTTAATAAATGCTACCAATCATATAAATAATTGTTAAGAAATACTGATGATTTTGAATACTAAGTAACACAGATGTCCTTATATCAAAGGGATATTGCTCACCTTTATAAACAACTTATGTAATTTTGTAATTCCTTAGATTTAGTAAATATCTCACCGAATTTTTTGTCTATAGTTTTCCATTGTCTTTCAGATGTTGAAGGCAACTCATTTTCAAGGTAAATGAACAACTCATCAACTCTGCTGCTAAGTTGATCCATATTTTGTGCAAGTGTTTCTTTTATTGGATCAGATATGTACACGAATCCGTCCTCCCTTATGAAAAGATAATTACTGCCTTGCCGTTGTCATTTTTTATGTATGGAGAATATGTTCGTTCTAGACAATTCCTTGACGTTCCTTCTCCCAGACTCACATTATAAATATCTCTTACTTTATGTACTTCATATGCTTGCTCTTTTGCCTGTTCAGGTGATAGCGCCTCAATTATCAAAGACGTATTTTCGTCCTTGTGATCTTTACATCTAACATAGTACCTTTTCAATAAACATCCCTTTATCCTTTCTTTTAATCCTGTTGTATTAATCCTCTTTTAGATAATGCTTGAAGAACTCGTCTAGGTTTGCAGCAATCGCTCCAGCAACTTCTGCACAATGAGCATGACTCTTTTCTTGAGCTATTAAAAACTCAACTGCAGACTTAGCAATGGCTTTTATTTGCCCATCGTCTAATTTGCCGCTTCTTACTTCGTCTTTAATTTTTTCGGCTTCCTCTTTTAAGCTTTCTGGATAGTTCGCCACAGTCTCCACCTCTTGTATTTTATTTTTACTCTTTAAAATTGATCTTTTAATTAGTTGTTGATTCTTTTTCTAATATCTTGTAGAGATTGATCTCTCACTAGCTTACCGTCGATAAATACGTCCTCCATTTGATCTTGATTTTTAAATTCAGAGTTATAAGCTTGGATTGTTAACCCGTCAACGAGAGTAAGTTCATCGTTTTCATTGATAACTGCAACTCTCCCCCGCTGACTTCGTTTTGTCCCGTCATCAGTCTTTGGATTCTTAAACAACATTCTTTCTTCCCCGTCAACAATGGCATGAGTAGCCTTTACGGCAAAACCAAATGTATCTCTAGTGTTGTATTGGTACGTATAGCTGCCAATTCCAAACACAACATTTGTACTTGCAAAGCCCTTGGATTCCAACCCTTCCACAATTCGCTCACAACGATCTAACGTAATTGAGTCTCCGTATATTGCTCCAATGTGCGAATCTAAGAGTTTGTAACCTTTCCTGGTCACAGTCCCTCCAAATATATCCCATAGACATTCGATTAATCCCTTACGTTCAAGTTCTGTTTCTCCATTAGGATCACCAATCAAAATTAAAACTGGGTCTCCACTATCAGGGCGAATTACAACTTTCCCCTCTCGATTCATTACCTCTTTTTTTAGTTTAGGGAGATATTTTCCAATTACTTTCCAAAAATCCCAGGTGTCAGATACCACACTAAAGAATCCGCTTGGATATACGCTGGTCATAAGATGTTTGAATAAATCAAACTCATTTTTATCTCCATACGAGCACATGACTGAATGCTCAGTTGCACTTATTGACGAGCCCACTAGCTCTTTCTCTACATCTGCATCATAATATTCTTCTAAATATGTAATGGCAGGAATAGTGTCTGTGCCATTAAAGCTTAGTAAATGACCTGCTCCACTTGTTTGGGCGGATTCTAAAGACGACATTCCGCGCATTGAAAAATCATGTCCCTGAAATCCTACAGCTTCCGTATCTCCCACTGTTTTCAACGCATACTTGTCTAATATTTTTTTATACTGATATGCAATAGTTGCAGAAGTCATAGGCTGCCAAGTCTCTGTGGAGAGGATTGTCTCCAAATAATTTGTTAGCCAAAAGAACCTTTCATCTGTGTTTTCAATTGTTAAAACTGGAACTCTCATGGGTACACGAGAACCTTCTTTAAGTGCTCTAATTTTAATTGGCAAGTAACCTAAATCATGTAGTTCTTCAATATGATTTGTATCAGGATTTTCTTTCCCAAGTGCATTTTTAACAATTCTCATATACTCATTTACAATTTCCTGTTTAGGCCTTCTGAAGAAATGGTTATCAAAATACTCAATTAGATATTTTTTCACAAACCCCTGAACGCCAAAAACAATAATTTTATCAGCTCTCGGAAAAAATTTATTACTACGTGGAGTTAGAGTTGAATACACACTTTCTGTTTTCTCAGGGTATTGTTCACGATGGCTCAATTTGTAAAAGTCAGCTAATAATGTTGCAGGTGTTTTTTTCATCGAATCGATCCTCTCTATCGTGTTATTAGGTTTGGTTTTTATTTGTTCAAATATTGTATACTTTTAGCTTTGACTCATATTTTTTATTTTCCCAATTGTTTTGTTCGGTTAAAATGCTATCTGTAGTGAAGACAGTGTCAATGTGATTAAATAGTTCACCTTTGAAGATTGTGTTCTCTGCATGAGCTACTAATAAGAAAACATTAGAAAAACCATGTTCACGTAATTTCTTTGAGCTATGGACAAAAGTACCGCCTCTGGATGAAAGGTCATCTACAATTATTACTTGGCGTCCACTCGCTCCACTGATATCTCCAACAAGCTCTAGCCCTTTTATTTCACCTGTTTCAAAATCTCTATGCTTGTGTCCTACAAGGACATTTTTAGCTTTCATCCTACTGTATCTTTTACTTGCACCTGCATCTGGAAACATCAAATAATCTTTGTTCTCATCAAACCTCACAATTCTTTTAACTAAATTAATCAAATTAAAATTAATGAAATTTGGTTGCACTCTGTTTAAAAGTGCAGTCGTTACATCAGAATGTGGTTCGTATACTTCGATCTCTGAAAATCCTAATTCATTAATAAACTGGGCAACGTATTTCAGAGTAAATGGCGAACCGTTCTCACTCCTATCCATTCTGCTGTACGGCATATATGAAATACTCAAACTGGTAGTTTTAATTTTTAGTTGGTCTAAGTATCTTTTAACAAACATCAGTTTTATCAAGTCAGTATTATTTTCAAATTTAAAACCTACATTTGTAGCTGAATCCGAATTCGCCAATACATCAATGCTTTTGTGATTTAAGTTTAATTCTCCATTTGGGAACTCTGTAAATTCAACTTTCTTTCCATTCACTGCAATCATCTCCATTAATCCCCTTTCTAAGGCATTGTTTTATAGCTGTTTGTCTTGAGTTATCCAATCAAATGAATAATGCCTTCAGCAATTTCTTCACTAGACCACTGCTCTGTATCCCACGAATATGTATGTAAACCTATATCGCTCATCACTTCTCTGTATAACTCTAAAACCGGCTCAATATCACGATCATTTATGTATTCATCACCACGTTCAAGCAAACGTTGCTTAATCACTTTTGGATCAGCATGTAAGTAGATCACTTTGGCTTTATCTCTAATCTTCTTCTCGATTGTTCTTTGCTGCTCTTCTGTTAAGATTGAGTAATCCTTGAACTTCTTCGCATAAACCAGATTTGAATATATGTATCGATCAATAATTACATTGTCCTCATCGGCTAGCTTATTAAAGTGTTCAAACAGCTTCTCATTACCGCTCTTAGCTAATTCAAAGCTGGATCCTTTTATTACCGGATATCCGAGTTCTTTGCTTAGCTTATCTGCTACTGTTGATTTGTAGCAGCAGTCAGTGCCTTCTAAAATAATCATCGTCATTTATCTTCCACCCTTCTTACATTGCTGAAACCAAGCACTCTATATGAGCCGTCTGGATACTCAACTTCTAATTGCTCATGTCCCTTATCAACTTGTGCAACAACACCAATCTCTCCTGTGAAACCTGCAATCACCTTCTCTCCCTTTTTAAACATACAATTAACCTCCTTTAACTGGATTTAATTCATACTCCTTGAAGAATGTAATATCACCTGTTTCATCACTGACTGCGTAATCATATGTGGCAGAGTGAAGCAACTCAATAATTTTCCCCTCACGGCCAACATGATGAGGGCAAGCGTTCTTTGCATTCTCATTTATGATGACTTTTAACCCTTCTGGATAAGACCAAAACTTCGGCAATTAATCGCCTCCTAACTAATAATTGAGATTGTCCCCTTTTGCTTGCCAAAATTAATTGCGTCACGCTCGGTTGCTACAAGCAAGTCCACTTTATTTCCAACAATTGCTCCTCCAGTATCACTTGCAATTGCTTTGAACGTTTTCCCACCAATGCTTACTTCAACTATTGAATTCAAGGGAATAACACTTGGGTCGGTTGCAATAACACGATACCCTTTGTAATAGATTGATTGAGTGACATCAACACCTGTTCTAGTTGTTCCTGTGCATCCTTCTTGGCAGTGGGCAATATAAGCACTCAGCTTAACCTGGATGGTTTTCTTTGCGGCCGGTGACTTGTTTTCTTTTTTGCGTGTGTTTATTTTATTTTTATTCTTAAAAGTTGTATGCTTTGCCGTCTCACCTCCTTTCATGTGCCTTTTCTTACTTTGCTTAGGTTTAATGAGTTTTGCTGAGATAATCTTCTCTGTATGCCTTTTTAGTTGTTGTTCTTTGTTCGTTTGAGCTTTTTTAAATAGCCGTAAGACAATATTCTCACTTGATGGGATCCTAATCTGTCTAGGCTTCTTATAAAATGATTCTTTTATTGAGTCTTCATTTCCCTCTGTTTTATGTAAATGTTGCTCATAACTTATGTAAGAAAAAGTGGCTAAGGGAATTAAAATCATCATACCATAAACGGACTTGAAAATGTGTTCTTTTATTTTATTTTTATTCATTAAATTTTTATTGATAATCCTGCCTCCTATGCCTCAGCTCTTTTAGTTGTTAAACTAATATTGCCTTCACTATCAACATGATCAATTCTACAGACCGTGTGACTATAGATACTGTTCTTATATACTTTAGGAATAAAGTTATTGCCTCTTCTGAATCCAGTGAACATGAGCAAAGTTCCTCTGGTATACCAAGACTTCTCAACAACCTCTTTCTTGCCGCCGGCAACAGGTCGAGAAATCTGTTTATTATAATGTCCAAAGCTACCAGCCCACTGTTTAACTGTTACCACTCCTGTAGGTGTAAGGAGTGTGATTGTGTGCTTGTTTTTATCCCTGTCTAATACGGTTCCTGCAATCCGAGTTGTTCCATATTCATAGAGAGTTCTCCCTCTCCATTGATATGGCTTCCCTTTAACCGGCTCTTCTGGTAGCTCATAAAAATCAACAATGTCATATTTAGCAAAGTTAACACCAGAAAGCTCATGATCGGTATAATAATAGCTCAATGAATCCATTTCCCATTTGCCATATGTACCGCTAGCATATTTAATCCACTCATTATTGAGTAGTCTTCGATTTAAAAGTTTTAGAGCCTCATCAGTTCCTAACCATTTTTTTAATGCAGTCATCTTTTTGTCATATTCTTTTTTAAATGCATTCTCTGAGATTATGAGATGTTCATTGTGAAAATCCACCACACAATTTTCATCAAAGTTTTGGTTAAAGAACTCAGACGCTGCATCATCTAATAAATAAAGCTTATCTTTAGGTGATTCGATTGTCTTAAAGACTTTCTTTGAAATATATTCTTTAAATTTAAAGCACCTAACTTCTAAAGCAAATTGTTCAGGAATCAAATCGTTTTCTAACATCATACCTATATTTGCCATGGTTAATTTCTTTTTAGGTTCGGCAATTATTGTGATGTACTTTTTCATGATTTCTTTTCGGTCATCAAAGGTATCAAAGCAGCCTCCCTTAATCAATTGTATTACTTGGCCTTTTTTGATTTTTCCTGTATAGAATAATTTATCAAGGAATTCTTCAAAGGACTCGTATGGCCTATTTGAAATTATTCGGTGAACTATTTCATCTCCAATTCCATTCATGCCTTTCATTCCAAAGATAATTGAATTGTTTTGAATATCTGCCTTAAAACCAAAACCAGCCTTATTAACATCAGGTAAATCAACCTTTATACCTCGATGGCGTATGCTTCCTATAGCCGAAGCAACTTTCCCATAGTCAGTTTTCTGAGTCTTCTTATTTCCGTCTTTGTCTCCTGCTTCTTCTTCATTTTCAACACCACCACTGTTAACTGTCAAACAGGCAGTGTTCCAGTATAAAGGGTTATATCGGTAGTTTAAGTTCAACTCCTGTAACGCAATAATGGAATACGCTAAAGTATGAAGTAGACTGAAACTGTAGCCAAACTGTCTTTTAAATTGAACATTCCACACATAATTCAAAAGAGCGTCTGACGCACCAACCTCCTTCCCTTTCTTGAAGAATAAGTTCTGAACTTCTTTTAATACATCTTCTTTTTTCTTTGCTATGGATTTCCTTAAATAATTTGACTCCTTAATATCGAAACCGGCTATATCTTTATCCATTACCATTTGCATGACAACTTCTTGAGTGTCAGCAACTCCATAAATGTCTTTTAAATATCTTTCAACCACCTTTATCCCGGCATTGCTTAGACCATAATTGCGCATTTCTTCATACCATAGTGACATATTGTTCTTATACTTTACATATGTGTCAACAGGTTGCTCTTCTCCATCAGACATTAAACGCATTAAAGAGTTTGTGACTGCCGCCTCAAGCAGGCTTTTGGGTTTAACTTTAATCACAGATTGGTGGCCGACCTCGGTCGAAAACTGGAACAAATCCATTACCTCTCCATTACCAGCCATTTCCCACAGCCTTGGATCTTCATATTCAATTACGTCTGGATGAATGTATTTCTTGTATGTTTCCTTTAAGTTTCCTTGCCATTCAATTTCTTTGTTCTCGATTAACTGGTCTAAGGTTACTCGAATCTTATCTAAAGCCTCAATGGTCAGAAGATCAAACTTTACCGAGCCCATGGCTTCACTATCACCCATGTTAAACTGTGTAATAAAAGCTCCTTTAGGAGTTTTCATCATTGCATTCGACTTTGTATATTCATTGTTAAAGATAATAACTCCAGCTGCGTGAGAAGACCGTTTATTAGTTAATCCTTCAATTTTCAGAGCTGTTTCTTTAAGATTGGGGTATTGCTCAACCTCTCTAATAAACTCTTTCATTGGTTTTCTGTTAGTTTCTATGTCACCATAAAAACAATGCGTTAATGGCCAGTTAGACCCTCTTTCATAAGGAATCATCCCACTTAAATATTCAGATATATCGTTATCTATCCCTAAGCCTCTACATGCTGTCTTAAGCGCTGATTTTGAGCCCTCAGTTCCAAAAGTAGCAATTTGAAGAACACGTTTGTCTCCAAATCTTGTTCTAAGTGCCTTAAGAATTTTTTGTCTTTTTGATCCTTCAGTATCAATATCGATATCTGGAAGATCAGGTCTAGATTTATGTATATGTCTCCAATGTGGTAAATCATATTGCATTGGGTTAAATTGAGTGTTGTCGAGTAAATAGTTAACGAGATATCCTGCCGCACTTCCCCTGGCTGCCCCAACTAAACTATCTCCACCACACTCATCATCCCAAATAATATTAATTATTTCTCTGACTGTTATGTAATAAGAAGGCATGGACTGGTTTAGCTTTTGGCTGATTTCCCAAAGCTCTCCTAGCTCAACATTAATCCTATTTAATATTTTGTGAAATGCATCCTTTGTTAGTTCATTTGTTTTCAACTTATCATCAAAGCCATCTTCAATTAATTTCAAGAGATATCTGTCCTGCTCATCTTTCGATTCAGACATCTTCTTTATGTACTCATACTCATTATATGCTGGTTTAAATAAATGCCTCAATTTAAACTGTGGTAGCTCCATTTTTGGAATAATTGGTTCGTGCTCAATAGTATAGTCTTCAATCATCTCTCCAATTAGTAATGTGTTTTCAATGGCCTCATTGATGATCTCTTTGTCCATGTAGTCCATTCTCTCATGAATTTCATCAACATTCTGAACAAAACATGCCTCATAAAAAGAGTCGACTTCTCTCTCTCCATCCTTGGCATTTAAAAAGGCTTGGTGAATTGCCCTGTCTTCCGGTCTAAGAAAGTGTGCATCAGTTGTGACTATCATTTTTAATCCATAGCCGTTAGCTATATCAACAAGTTTCTTATTACAATAAATCTGCTCTTCACTTAAAGCTGGCTGAAGCTCAATAAAGAACTTATCTTTCCCAAAGACTTTTACACACCATGTTATAAACTCGTGAATTTTTAATTTGTGCTGCTTGATTGACTGAATGTTTCCACTTTCTTCGCAATCTTTGATTCTGAGTAAATTGATATTCACCTCAGAGCCGAGACAAGCTGTTGTAGCGATAATGTGACCTGGATCTTTGCTAAGCAGTTCTTCTACATCCTTTTTAACTGTTGGCACTCTTTCCATTGTTCCTGTGTAAAATGAATTTCCCCAGGCTTGTGAAGACAGTATTCTTAGCTGCTCATGTCCTATAGGATCAATTGCCAACATCAAGAAGTGTGGAAATTTTGTCTGTCCTGACTTATAGTTATCACGAACTTCTTCCAGTGAATCGATTAAATATGCTTCATTCCCCAATATGAGTTTAAAATCTGTAGGCATATCCCCTTTCTTCTTCATTTCTCTGACAGTCTTAATCGCTTCTAAGTGCGCTGAAAGAACCTCATGGTCAGTAATAGCTAATCCTTTATAATTCATCTGAACCGCTGTCTTAAGCAATTCTCCAACTGAGTTTGTTGAATCGAGTAGTCTTATGTTACTTTTATCAGTGTGACAGTGACATCCAATCAATTTTCATCCCCCTTAAAACACAAGTTCTTTTTTCTTTGTACGAACCACCTCCAAGTCATAAATTTCAATTTGAGGTGTTTGTCTGCCCTTATATTCATTTACCCTTGCCTTACCAACAACATTAAGTATTAAAGTTCCATTTGATTGAGTAAGTTTCTCAAAGTATTCTGTATCGCTTTTAAAGCGTATGTATTCAATATCTCCATGTTTAAACTTGACTGTTGTCTTGTTCTTTTTCCCTATGTGTTCAATTTGATCAACATCAACTTCTATTTCTGTTATTGCTACTAATGGTTCTTCGACCTTATAGCCCCAATAATCTTTATAGCTATACAGCTTAATTAAAAATTCCTTTCTAAGTTGATTAGCCGGTATCTCAAAGTCAACATTTTGAACTTCTTCACCTGTCTCTGCATCTTCAAATTTTTCATTTAGAACTTCATTAACCAAAATCAAGTTTTCACGCTTGATTGCAAATCCCGCTGCATTTGAATGGCCTTCAACAAATTCAAACAGCCCTGTATCTGTTAGCTCTTTTTTAAAGTCTTTGATGTAACCAGTCTCATACCCTCGAATAGACCCGCTCAACACCCCTTCTTCTTCATCGCTTTTTCTAGCCAGCAAAACTGGCTTTTTATATTCACCTGCAAGTACATTTGCTACTAGCCCAGTCAAGCTTTTATCCAAAACCCCCTCAGTGTAGACTATAAGCACTTTATTAGCTGCCAAATTCTTTTCTTCAATTCTGTTTTTAATTTCCACAGTAGCTGCATCAACAATGCGTTTCTGTTTAGCTTTAAGGTTCCCCAAAATTCTGGCTGTGTCCTCGTGAATTGACACCAGATTGCTTTCATCTTGTCCACGTTTCTTATATGGAACTTTTTCCTTAGACAACAGAAATGACCTCAACAATTGATCTTTTTCTTCAGTGCTACCGACTCTTATAGCTGCGTTAATTAATGGATTAATAAAGAACTGTGTGTTCTGAATGTTTTTGCAACCCTTGGTTGAGAACTCTTGCTTTTTAAAAAGCTTTTTGATTAATGGATGCTTAATGTTCCTCAAGCCTTCATTCATAAAGTACCTAGTCTCTAAATTTCTTGAATCAGCTGAATCGGCTATGTTACCAATAGAAACAAGATCTAAAAATTGTTCCGCTTTGGTTTTACCAAGCTTATAATCAATGGCCTGGCAAAGCTTATATGCCATTCCAGCACCCGTTAATGTTTTGTTTGAATACTCAATCGAGAGTTGATTATTGACGACTATAGCGTGCTTAGATTCTCTTTCACATTCATGATGGTCAATAACAATTACATCTACGCCCTTCTTTTTTAGCTCCTCATGTTCATCAAATTGACCTGATCCAGCATCCGGAATTAAAACTAAGTCGACATCATCCGGAATTGTATCAATGAAAATGCCGTGCTCTTTACCCTCATGAATTCGGTATCGTATATCAGCTTTCGGATAAATTGCTTTTATGTAATTGATAATAATTGAACTGGATGTGTACCCATCTACATCGCTATCCACCTGAACAAATATTTTATTTTTATTCTCTAAATGCTTTATTAAACAATCAGCTGCTTTATCAATGTTGTTGAGTTTTGAAAAATGAATTACTGCACTTTGATTCACATCAATAAAGCTCTTCGGATTTTCAATCCCTCTGTTTTTTAAAATTGTCGACAATGGATTGAAATTATAATCATTGTTGCCAATGAGCTTATAAGCCACTAAATCCCTCCTTCATTCGTATTGATTTCAATTTTTCTTCTCATCAACTCCTCTAAAACGTCTTTTCCCTTATCAGCTGGACTGTCTTTATAATCCAACATGTTTTCAAAATCCCATAAAACATACACACGAACATACGGTGTAAATTTTGCTGCAAGCTTCAAGATTTTTTTCTGATACTCTAGCAGTTTACGTTGATACATCTCCTCTGTCTCATGCTCTTTCGGTGGTCTATATTTATCTAAAGCAATAAACACTTCTTCCACTCCAAGAGAAAGTAAGATATCACGGTGAAAATTTGAAATGTTGTTTGAACAGACTGCACATGTGAAATTTGCTTCACCATAAAAGTCCTGGCATTTTAACACAGACTTTTCTGATTCAAAAATTAAAGCTTTTTTAAACCTTTCAATAGAATCTTTTGTTCTATGTAATCCATATAAATTCATCATGGTCTGATGATTATATAAGGTGTTCCCAACTTTTAAAGGCATATATTTATAACCTGCATCAACTTCCTCTTTAATAAGAGACCGTCTACGGATACCAATCAATCTGTTATTTAAGTCCCGGTGTGGAATAGTTATCCCTTCTGTGTGAGTTCTAAAATAGTAGCCAATTTCAAAATCATATAATGTTTGCTGGCTTATCCCCTCTTCCAACCACATTTGATGAGGATAAGGCATAAACACATCTAAAACAGTTTCATTGAAGCTGGGAAGTTCAATGGCTATCTTTTTCTTCTTATTGAACTTCCCTATCCATTCCCAGTCATCAATTAAATCATTATTCGTGAATGTCTCTCTATTACCGAAACCAAATGTTCTCCCAGCCAGCCTTGCAACATAATCAATTGCTTGATTGAAAGGTATATTGATCCCTTTTTGACTTTTTGCTCGTATAACAAGCTCAAAGACATCGAATGTGTCTCCACATTCTGTATAGCAATGAAATTGCTTTGCTTCGTGGTAATAATACAGCTTGTAGCTTCCACCAGAAGCGTTATGGCAAACGGTTCTGTATATTGGGTTTCCTTGTTGATCCCATTGATTATTTTCGCTACCCAATTCTTTTAATATTTTATGTATATCCTCAAGCGTAAGACTTTCTTTTATTCTGTCCTTATCATATTTCAAAGGGTGCTACACCCCTTATCCTGCTTTAATATTCAATTTTTCAACTGTAATTAATTCATTATCGAGATTTGTTGTGAAACAATCCTTGATCCGCATATTTCCCATATTTATATGGGAGAAGACTTTTACTTTGTCGTACTCATTTCCCCTGTTTTTAAACACGTGTGTAACAAAATTTGGCTCTGGGTAAAATCCTGCTTTTAAGATTGGCTCAATTGCATCCTTCTCTTTTTTACTTAAAGGAAGAATAATCATTGCACCATCAGTCTTATCGGCAATAGCTTTACTTCCTCTCAGGTAAGATGCGTCTATTACTTGTCCTTTTTGCCATGCCTCTTTCCAATCACCATTTAACTGAGTAGCACTCATCATATAAACATCGTATTTGTTACATAAGCCCTTTAACTTATCAGACATAAGCAAAAGGATTTGATCCTCTCTTAGGTTGACCCCGCTTTTTTTACTCATCTCCGAAAAAATTGTCACTGATGAGTGAATATAATCAAAGTAAATGTACTCAACATTATTTTTAATTACATTCTTTTCAATCGTTCTCTCGATCTCTTGGATATTGAAATCAGGAAGATGCTCGAACCAAATATTAGACTGCTGAAGTACTTTAGCAGCTTTGCGCACAAGCTGTTTTTCTTGCTCATTGATCGTATTTCTAAGTATTTTTTTCTCTTCTACGCCACTAATATAGGCAAGTGCCAAGCTTTGCAATTCCTCTGCCATCATTTCCGTTGAGATGACCGTGGAACTTTTATTCCAAGGGTTTTTCACCCATTCCTTCTTTTTAAGGTCGTACAACTCAGTTGCACTTAATCGACAAGCATCAGCAACCATATTCCTTGTTTTACCTCCGCCTGTAATACTTGATCGAATGTAAAACTTTTTCTTACGAGACCCACGGAAAATTGACGTAAGCATTTCGCTATTTAATGGTACTCCAATATCTGGCGACTCCTCAAAAGAATCTAATAACTCATCAATGCCTTCTCCACCTTGAATTCCCACACTTTCAGATGAGGTTCGAAACTTCTCTTTTACATCTACAATCTTCATTTCATAAGCTGCTAGAATTTCGTCAATCGATTTCTTATCAAACTGTTCCTGCATTTTTTCTTGTTCTTTTGGATCAATTATAGTTTCATCATAAATCTCTTTGATATCGAAACCTAAACCACTCATCTCTCTGAGCAAACTAAACTTTTTTAGTCTTTTGTAATGGTAATCAAAGTTTTCGACTACAGCCAGCTCTTGAATTCTTTCGATGTATTCAAGGCCATTGTTATCATGAAAAATCTTATATTGGATGTCGTAATCTTTTAGATATCCATCTATCTCAACCTCATTCAATACTTCCGTCCCTTGCTGGAATAAGTTACTCATAGCAAAAAACAGTATTGAGTGAAATCTTGAAGGGAAATCATCCGAAGTAATCCTATACTTGTTGCTTTCAGACAAGATTGTGGGATCCTTGAGTATGCTTCCTAAAACTTGTATAATTGCTTTTTTGTCTTGTAGCAAATGGACTCTCCTTCCTATAATGTTGAGATGTCAACAAGTCCCCTTTTCTTTCTCAATCCCTTTTTTATAACTAATGTGATTTCTTCTCTTTTGTGATTTTTAGGGTCTTCAGCTGATTTTTGGATTGCCTTTTGTTTAATGTAATGTCGCTTGGCCTCGTCATATACAAAAGGGACGATTCCAATGCCGTCACCTTCTCTTGGATGATTCTCCAGTGTTTCATAAAAGTACTTAAGCGCAAGCTCGATTCCTTTTAGCTTATACCCATATTCCTCTTGAAACTCTTTGATCTGTTTTAGCATCATACCTGTCGGAGATGCAAGACCATATAAGTTGCATATGTATTGAAGTAACTCTTTTCGATGGTCTGCCTCTTGTCTCCACGTGTTGAAGCACTGTTCATGGTAGTATCTTTTTTTATAAGGAATCGCTAAATCTTTATCTAATTTAGTCCCACAATATGGACATTTGACTTGTCTTCCCAAATAATCACCCCTAATAAGGAGGAGGGAATAATCCCCCCAGTTTATTTAGATAGAAGATCTTTCAGGTCATCCAAGATTACAGACATGACGTTTACTTGTTTGCGGCTGCATTCAGTCACTTTAACTCCCTTGCCTAAATGCTTCTCTGTAATCTCATTAACCTCTTCCAATCGTCCCTCTCCATTGAGCTTAATTCCAACTTCTTTGATTTGCTCCATCAAAGAGTCATAATCAAGCTCCTCTGATGCATTGTTTTGTTTTTGCTCTTCATATGTAACAGCAACAATACCTTCTGCTTCTTCCTGTCTTTCAACTGCCTCGATAATGGCCTTCTCCAGGTTCTCTGCAGTGAATTCAGGAAGGTATGTGTCAATGTAATCGAATCGGCTCCGTGCAAAGTGCTCATCTGTTTCAGCCAACCAAGCGCTTGATTTGATAACCTTTCTGTCTTCATCAACACCATTGGAACTTAGATAAAGTACAATATCACTGTTATCAATAACAGGGGCCAATACACGTTTATCACCTTTAGGATAAACTTTTCCTTTTTTGTCCTCAGCAGCATGAGCAATAAAGATAACGGTGAATCCTACACCAATCAGTTTATTAATTTCTTCCCATACTTCTGTTTCATACTCTTTCCAAAGACCAAACCCATCATTTCCATCTTTAATCCGTTCTACATCATATTGCTCACAAACATATCTGGTTGCATATTTAGCAAATGCATCTACTTCATCAACAATAATTGTCTGATACGTTTCTTTTGCCTTTTCTGCATTTTTGGTTAACTGTTTATTAACCTTCTTAAAATCCGCCCAGCTATTAATAGCCATAAATTTAACGCCTGCGATGGCATTCAAACCTTTTTCAAATGGCAAGTATAAAGGCTTCTTCATTCGTGTGCTTTGTTTTGTCTTACCCAAGTTGTTAGAACCATAGATAGTAATAACTTTTCCTTCTAAACCTTTTGCGACTACTGAAACCTGAGGATTGAAAATATCGATTGCCATTTAAACTCTCCTTTAATTTTGATTTGATGGGTGAGCCAAAGCCCACCCCAGTTATGTACCTTTAATTTAATTATTTTATTTTTATCTATTAAAAAGGGAGGTCATCATCTGAAATTTCAACAGGCTTTGAAGGCTTGTTATTAGGAGCGCTTCCGCCAAACCCAGACTTTTTATTATTCTCATTGCTGCTTTCATTCTTAAGCCCATCTAGGTAGATCTCTCTTTCAGTCAACGCTTTTTTAATTGCATCTGCATTAAAAGCATGCTTGCTATCCTCGTCATATGGATCATTGCCACCTGTAACTAGGTACTCTCTTTTCGAATTAGTAGTGATTTCTTTCTTGTCTTCGCCAAATGCTGCTGTTTTGGTCGTTACTTTTTGCTCTTTAAAGTTAATAATTTTTCCAAAAACGTTAACCGTAGACCCTTTTTCATAATTATTTTCAACGTATTGAGACCCTTCTTTTGTGACTACAAATTCAAACGGAATTACTTTCCCACCATATAAAGGAATATAACCATTTAAATTAACTCTGCCCGTTTCTTCACCTTTTACTTTTTCTTCGGTTACATTCTTTACAAACAGCTCAACATCAAATTCTGCTCTTGGATTGAATTCTTCATTGGCGTCCAGTCTATTTACAAAGTTAGTCGTTAACTGTGGATACGCCTTTAAAATCCCTTGAGAGTAATATTCATTCAATCCAATCTTTCCTTGGGTAATTCTCACTTTGTCAGCTTCATCTCTCCCATGTTCTGCAATGGACTTATATTCACTGATAATGGTTTGATAACCTTTTGCAATAGCATTATCTGTGCCATCAGCTTTCTTATACTTTGAAAAGCCCTTTACTGTATGCACTTCATTTGGTGCAACCTCAATATCTAATTCAATATTTAACCCCTTGCCGCTTTTCCACTCAGTGTGTCTTACCTCAGCAAGTGTCCCCTCAATAGTTACAACATTTGATGCTTCACGTAGTACTGTTTTATTTTCTGCCATTTAAATAATCAACCTCTTCCTTTTAATTATTAATTTTATTTTTATTCTTAAAATGCCTATAATGAGACTTGCTACTAAACTTACAATCCTTGATACCAAGTAGCTTGTTTAATTCTATGTATCTCTTTTTTGGAAAGTCCCAAGGTTCAGGATCACCTTTTACATTTTCAATCCTTATTACTGTTCCATGTCGAATTGTGATCTTTAAGTTTCCATATGAGTATGTTTTAGAAAAAAGACCTCTTTTAATTCCTCTTGGTTTAAATTCCTTTACCAACATCACATTCCTGGTTAACTTTCTTCTTGCTTGGTCTTCGTCAATGTCGTAATTCCTTTTGACATCATTTTTGTAGGTATGTAAGGCTTCGGCAGATACTTTCAGTATCTTTAATTCCTTTTTCATCTCTTTCCTCCTTTCTCTCTTTGGGATAACTTAATCTTACATCACCAAAACGGATTGGTCAATAACTATTTTATTTTTATTCTAATAAATAATAAACAGTTCTCTCTTGTAAGAGTGTCTTTATCAATTGCGGTACAGGCTGCCTCTGAATATTGATCTTCTTATTTTCCGCCCCCAATAACGCGTGTAATTTTATAAAATGATATTGAGAGTTAAGAAGCACCTTTGCTTAGGCGCTTCTGTATAACAAACTATCCTATACCTGAAATTCAGCTACGTACCTCTTATCTGATCCTTCATTACCGTAATCAGAAACTTTTGCAAAGTCCGTTGTAAAAATTTCATCTGGGTACTCACGGATCATTTTTCTACACAGGTTAGACAGAGCTTCTTGCTTCGTTCTGCCATATTCATACAACAACACATTAAACACCTCCTTAACATTATTATGAGATATCCTTTGACTGCTAATCCTTAATTGTACCCACTTTACGACATAACAAATCAAAACAAGTGAAAATTCATAAAATTAAACAACTTCACTCCATGACCACATGTTCATTGTTTGTAGCGTAAAACCGTCAGGAAGCTTTTTCATTTTTATATTCACATTATATCTCTTCCCAGTGGTCTTATGAATTACAGCAAGTTCTTCACCATCATAGAACCGCACAATTGCTTCATTAAATTCAATTGGCTGATCAACCACGTAACCTTCTTTGAGCGCTTTGATATACAGATAAGGATCTGTTTTATAAAGCTCATATAGTCTATTACCAAAGTCTTCGTGTTTATCTCTAAGCAGATTAAAATTAATCAGGGATATGTACAGTTTTTCAGATATGTTCAGCTTGTTCTTGAAATACCGGATTGCTTCATCTTGTTCTTTGCTTAAAATGTTGATCATTTAATCAAGCTCCTTTAAGTATAATGTTTAAGTGTTTTTATATGGGGGAATACGTGAATGGAGGTGGTTCATTTGGAAAATAATCAGAAAATAACGCTAAACTCTTCTTTCGCGTTATCCACTCTTATTGTCTTACTTATTGCATTGTTCCCGGCCTATTCCTTTTGGTTTGTCACGATATTCTTTTTAGGATTTGCACTAATATACACATTTCAAAAAAATAAGAGTAAATCCTCAAAATTAATTGCCATTATCTCTTATCCATTGTTTGTTGTAGCATTAGTTTACAGCATAATAAACAGCATATAAGAATCCTCCCTTAGGTGGGAGGATCATTTTTTACATCACAGCAACTTTTGGGCCGCCTTTGTCCGTTATGATAAAGCTGTCACTTCCGATTTTTTTCTTTCGATCCTTATCTTCATAAATCGTTACATGGTGCTTGGTCATTAGAGTTGCCCCTGCCATCTTAAATTCCTGCTTATCCTTAAAGTAAACAATTTTATATTCGCCTAGAATAATCATGTTAGCTAGTCCAGCTAAATAAGAAGACCATCCCCCTGTAGGCAAATTTAATGCAAATCCTAATGTTTGAACGACAGCAGCAGTTGAATACTTGTCAAACTTGGTATCGCCGTATGTAGTTCCGGCATCTTGCCAATCATCCGCAGTTGTCGAAAAACCTGGGCTCTTAATATTTGAGGCGGTCTTAAGTACATTGATTGGTTGGTGGTAATTATTGCTTTCAGTATCTTTCCTACTTTGATTTAGCTCTTTTGCATTTACTCCTGCCCCAAAATCACAAAGCAAACCACTTACGAGTAAAGTTCCAACAACTCCAATTTTACCAATGTTGTTTTTCACACCTAATTCCTCCTCTGAGTGTTTTAATAATATTACACTCAGACATTACCCCAAAAATATCCATATAAATCACTTTCTATTTAATTTGTTTTCTTTTAAACTACAGTTTTATTTAGACCACAATATCTCCTTCTGCAGTCTTCAGAGTTCCACTATCATATGTGTTATGAATTAAGGTTGTATTCTTTGCTTTATCTGTGCAATACGGGTGAGATAATAACTTACCTCCAATTCCACGCGTATCGTTTCTGACGAGCCGTACCTTGTTTGTATTCTCTAAATAAACACCATATCCTTGATCTGTTGAACGATTAAACATGATCTCATTATTGTTTAACATGTGTTCTGAACCACCTGTCAGGTGGATAGCAATCAATGACTTACAGAAATAAATCTGATTCTTACTGATCTGACAGCTGTATTTCTCGGATGTACCTTTGATTGCAACATTTCTTGGATTATGAATTTCATTTCCGTTGAAGTACACTTCAGAATCCTTATCCCAAAAGATGCCGTATCCACTTCCGCTTAAGAATAAGTCATTCAACTTTAAACGAACTGATTGAGACCTCTCACAGTAAACTCCCCCGTGCACATTTGCAAATTCATTAATAGCAAAACTTACACGGTTAGAATCCATGATTTTAATGGCATAAGCAGATGTTGTATTTCCCCCTTTATTATTTGTAACTCTCACATCTTTTGAGTTTCGCACTTGAACTTGTATACAATCGCTGTTTTCAATATGATTATTCGAAATAAAAACATCTTCTGCTTCATGTGTTGCAATCGGACAAGCCGTTATGTTTTCAAGTATATTGTCCATTACATCAATCCCTTTACCTCTTACACAAATGCCTATTTCAAACCCTCTTACAGTGTTACCACTGATTTGTACTCTATTTCCTGACTCCGTGCTTGAAACACCCACCGAGTCAATTCCATATTTCTTGGATTTTCCCTTATTAATAATCTTGTTGTCCTTAACACTGACATCCGTGCTATATCCATAGGAAATAACATGGTCACTGTAGTTTCCTTCAATAATTACCTTGCCGCTTGTGTGCGCTGTAACGGATCCACGTCCATTGTTTTTAAACCTGCAGTTTCGCACAGTTAATTTATACGGGTGATCGTATTTAATTCCGTTTTCTCCAAAACCCTCTAAATCAATTCCTAATTGTGGCCCAATTGTATCTCCTCCAGCTTCTTCTATATCACAGTCATCGACAAGAAGACCTTCACAACCATTGGTAGCCAGATTATTTCTTCTTCCTCTTAAAAGCGTACACTTTCGAACGGTTACATTCTTTGAGGGCGTATATGTTCCTGAAGTGTTCATCATTCCATCAGCCGCTATCCAAATGTTGTCTCCAATACAGTCAGAAACTTGTACATTTTCAATTAGCACATTGCTACCTCCATTAACATGGATACCAAAGCCCCATTCATGCGTCTTCTTAATTGAGGTAATTTTTGAATAATCATGCTCATGTCGATCCCCAATAATTTGACCGCCACGAATCGTAACATTACTTGCTTGGCCGATATAAAAACAGGAGTAACCCTGATAATCATTTGGCTGCACTTTAAATATAGCCTCTGGATGAAGTATTAGCTCAATATTCGAAGGAACATTGATACCTCCACCGAATTCAGGTAACCGCTTTGTTGTATTCACAGCATCGATCAAATAGATACCTTTTGGAATATGTACTTTATAAAATGATTTTGAGCTTGCGTATTCTAAAGCTCGGTTTAATCCTTCTGTTGTTTCAATTGCATTTGACCCTTTATCATCAATTCCCCAATCCAGAGCATCAACAAAATAGTATAAGGGCTGTTGCATGTTCATGTTGTCAAACCCTTCCCTTCTACATTTTCATTGAGAAACCCTGATAGAGTGTCAATGAAGTTATAAAAGGTCTCATTTCTTGTACCAGAGCGTCCTTTCAGAGAAAAGGTGTTGAACATTGATTTGCGTAGTCCAGTGCTCAATTCCAGTTGAATGCTCTTTCCTGTTTTATTTTTATTGGCAACATTATTTGGACTGCTACCGGATAGCCTCGTACCCTCATCAAGAAGCTCTGCAGAATAGCCGGCATTATTTAATGTGCTTGTTATCGCTTCAGCTTTGTCCCGGTCTGTGCCGCCAACTAAAACATGTTGATCATTACTTGCATAACCGTGAAGTGACAATGTGAACTCATGCCCCTTCAACATTTCAAGCGCTTGTGGTTCATCAAAATTCGTACTGGTTAAATGCAAATCAAAGGCTCCTGGTGTCTTTAAAGCTTCAAAAAGATATGTAGAGTATGTTTCGCTTAATTCCTTTGTAAGCTCGCTTGTTCCCCCTTCTATACCACCTCCATGGGGAGCAAGAATTAATACATCAGTGTCCTGCTCTTTTGAAAATATGCTAAAATTGAACGGTGATTCATTCGCTTTAAGCTCTTCAAAGTTCCGATACTTGTCCGCTGCTAAAATACTCACTGGATTCAAGGATGAAACCAAAGCTGTCACCAAAATTGGAAAAGTCTTCTTAACTGTGCTATACTTTAATAGCTTCGTAGTGATACGATGCCTGCAGAGGAGGTGTGACCCGCCAAAGTTGCCCTTCTCTGCTCCTTTAATCTTTTTTAACAAATCCTCTATTCTGTTTTTAATCCTTAACAATTAATAACCACTCCTTTTTATTTTTGTTTTATTCTTAAAACTCAAATCACATAGGTAACTCACATTGTTATCACCCCCTTATAATCAACTTCATCTTTTTCAATTACTTTTTCACATTCGCTGCAAAAGCAAGTAAACATTTTCACTCATCCTCTTTCTGTAAAATATCGTTTTTATTTAGACTCTATAAGCTCAGGATCTTCATAAATGTTGCCGATGACTTCTAAATCGACATTTGCTACAAATACAGTCATCATACCTTTATTGATTCGCTTGAATCTAAAACCTGGTACCTCTTTTGTCCAATAAACTCCATCTGATGAATAATCAGCTACCTCTTCCTGCCAAAAAACTTCTAATAACTCATTTGAATATCTACGATGATTCCTTACAACGTCCCCCTCGTAAATCTCACGACCGTTTTTGTCCTTCAATCCGGTGTATTGCCCAACTGTTTCCGGCCTGACACTGTAAGCAAATGGAATACCAGCTTTATTAGAGATATAAGAACCAGATTCAATACCCATGCTCTTGATTCTTTGCTTAATGATTGATAAATTGCCGTAATACCATTCTCCGTTGATGCCCATTCCTCGAAACTTAATTTCCCTCATTCTCCTTACCTCCCGTCCATTGGTCTAACATTTTCAAAATCCTCTATTTCATCAACATATTCAACGTATTCTATTTCGATATTTCCCGCGGCATCTTCATGCACCCATACTTCCATTTCGGCTACCGCTTTCACTTTCGCTTTGTATCTCATTATCATTACCTCCATATTCAATTTACTTTTATCCTTATAAAATCTCTGTTTTATCTTCATCGAAGTTATCTCCCCTCACTAACCACCATACACTTATTTTATTTTTATCAAATAAATCAATTATGTAAGACTCGTACATGTCATCCCAATAAGGATCAGTTCTCGCTATGTATTTCTTTACTCTTCCGTTCTCCTCAATCTTGAAGGTTTGCCCCTTTTGAATATCAGTAAACTTTTTCTTTCTCCAGATTCCTCTAATCAACACATCTACTTCTTTTACCTCAACTTTTTGCCGCTGCATAACATTCCTCCTTTTTGATTTTCGTGTATCAAGCCTGTACAATATTCAAAAAACCCTAAAGGATGATGAAACATGTGTGGCAGGTTCACTTTATTTTCTGAGTTTGACGACATCATCGAACAGTTCAATATAGATCAATTTTTGTCTGAAGATGAATACTATCCAAGTTATAACGTTGCTCCTTCACAAAACATCCTTACAATCATCAACGACGGATCAAACAACCGTATGGGTAAGCTAAGATGGGGTCTTATTCCTCCCTGGTCTAAGGATGAAAAGATCGGCTATAAAATGATCAATGCTCGAGCTGAAACATTGGCCGAGAAACCTAGCTTCAGAAAACCGCTTGTAAGCAAACGCTGCATTATCCCAGCGGACAGTTTTTATGAATGGAAACGTCTCGATCCGAAGACTAAGATTCCTATGCGGATTAAGCTCAAATCCTCCAATCTCTTTGCATTTGCCGGCTTATATGAAAAGTGGAATACACCTAAAGGTAATCCGTTGTACACCTGTACAATCATCACGACAAAACCCAATGAGCTTATGGAAGACATTCATGATCGGATGCCAGTGATCCTTACTGATGAGAACAAAAAGGAATGGCTTAACCCCAAAAACACCGACCCTGATTATCTTCAAAGCTTACTGCTACCGTATGACTCTGATGACATGGAAGCATATCAGGTTTCATCTTTAGTTAACTCACCTAAAAACAACTCACCGGAGCTCATTGAATCCCATTAAGTACCACAGTCATTTTGCTTTATATATCACCTTCGCTTAGCTATTATGTTCTAAGTAGGAGGTGATATTTTGTTTGTATCGCCAATGTTATTACATTCAATCAAAGAACCATTTGATGATGATAGTTATATTACTGAGCTGAAATTTGATGGAATTAGACTGATCCTCTCCAAGTTTAATGATCAGATAAAGCTTTATACTCGTCACAATAATGAGGTAACAAGCAAGTTCCCAGAACTGTTGGATCTTGATATACCCAATGGAACTGTTTTAGACGGTGAAATCATTGCAGCTGCCCCAGGTGGTGCTCCTGATTTTGAAGCTGTAATGGAACGCTTTATGTCTAAGAAATCAGCTCATAAGGTGGTTTATTGTGTATTCGATGTAATCTATATTGACGGGTATTCAATCGCTAATAAGCCGCTCACTGAACGTAAGAGTATGCTTTCAGACCTAAACCTTGACCACGATAATGTCTTTGTGATCGAAGGCCTGCAAGGAAACGGATTAGCTTATTTTAATCTGGCCAAAGAAAAGAATCTTGAAGGAATCGTACTAAAGAAAGCTAACTCCCCTTATGAAATCAATAAACGTTCCCATAGCTGGCTGAAAGTGATTAATTATGATTACACAGATGTGCTTATCACTGGCTACACCAAAGAGGATATAAAGTTTCTTCTGTCTTATCCTGATGGCACTGCAGCTGGATTTATGGAATTCATGCCGAATGCGGAACGAAGCGAGTTCCACTCTATAAAACAAGTAAAGTCTGAATCTGATGAATATGTATTTGTAGAACCGATCTTATGTAAGGTTAAGCACAGATTTAAGACTAAGCATGGTAAACTCCGCATACCTTCCTTTGAATCCTGGAGAGTCTAATCTCTCCGTTACATAATTCCTTAGTGACTCGCCATTACACACCAAATGAAAATTTAGTACATGGATCAATTAGATAATTTATCGTTAAAATAACTATTTTATTTTTATTCATAAATAATCACCAAATGTCATAGCCTACAAAATCATTCAAAAAAATTCGTCATTCCCTCATCCTCTTCTACTGTCAATCCATATTCATCAAGCCTGCTTAAATAATCTTCTCGTTCTTGTTTGATCATTTTTTCACCTCTTTTTTATTTTTTTCAATTCTTTTTTGATTTTCATATTGCTTTTCACTCTTTTATTAATAGATGCGTGTCATACACATGCCATCTAAGAGAGATAGGACATTTTTGTCTCGGGAGGTGAAATGCAATGAAAATTCTTATGGATCTCTTCACAACTTGGATTTTTGATAAAGTCATGGATTATTCACTAGGTGCTATAATTTGGTTTGTATTCAAGTCCAAGTCAAAGCAGAATGAGTATCCCGAAGACTTTGAGGAAAAGCGTCGATTCAGACTTTAAATTAACTGACTCGTATTCTGATCGCTATCGCCGAGTGTAATGACTTCCGTAAATGCCACCTGCTCGACCGGCTTGATAACGGCTTGCGCGATGCGATCGCCTTTTCGGATGATGTACGAACCTTTCGCAAAATGATCCCAAGCTCCGAGGTAATCGAGAGCACTGACGATTTTATCTCTGATATCGAAAAGAAAGTCCTTTTCAATATCTGTATAACGATTTATATTGTCGACGATTACTCCGACCTCTCCTCGATAGCCCGAATCAACTGTTCCGAGTTGCACACGCAGTCTAGTATTCAGCGTAATGCCTGATCGCGGACGGATTTGCATTTCGTATCCCTCCGGAATCTCGAACGCCAAACCCGTCGGCACAAGCTCTGCCCAGCCCGGTTCGATAATAACGTCCTCTGACGCCACTAAATCGAAGCCGGCGTCCGTTGCGTGCGCATAAGCCGGAATCTGTGCGTCCGGTGATAACCGTTTAATATTTACGTTCATTTCGTTTCCTCCTAATAACTGATTAAAAATTATCTTTTATCTAGACTTGTTCAGCTCTCTCTATCATCTCTACAAGCTCTTGTGCCTTGTTTAATTTTCTGCTGTAGTCTTCAACTTCTTTCTTCGCGATTGCCATTTTATCAAATAAAACGCGCCAGTTTCCATTAGGATTTCTGCTGAATGATTTAACAATTAGGCCATTAAACCAGACGTCTAAAATTAGTCTGCTCTCACTTGTTTCAGGTTTATGACCAAAGGCAGCATCTTTATTATTACCGGCATAAACAATTTGTTTATTTATTTCATATAGATAATTTTCAGTTTCTTTTGTAACTACATATGTATTCATTTTCCCACCCCTTATAGATTGTATTGACTGTCTTTAATTGAATTCCAATCAAACGTTTCAAGTATGTTAAGCAACTGCTCTACTTTTGGTGCCCTCCAAGCTGTCATTGCATAAGTATGAGCTTCTGAAGTGTAGTGATGCTTGTTCAAATTGATGTGGCTTTTCGCTTCTTCTTTGGTCAAAAACATTGTATCCGGCCGTACAATATGAACCTTTCTTTCTGGAATTAATTCTGCTTCTTCATCAATGTATTTTTGAATCCACTCAATAGGATCATCAAAGTCGTCATTTTTCAACTCTGTTAATGCTTCCTTAGATAGCTCACTATCTTCTTTTAAATCTTCTAAATAATCATCTAAAACATATGCTTCTGCAATATATGGCAGGTATACAGAATACCGTTCTGCATTTTCCTCTCGAGCTTCGACCCATTCATAATCACCAACTGTCCAGAAACGTGGTGCAGCTTGTCCGTCGTTGTCTTGATTTTTCAACTCTTGCTGAAGTTCTTTTAAAAACTGAATATCTTGATTCATTCGTTTCCTCCTATTCTGTTTAAAATCACGATTTTATGTAGACTAAACCTTTTTCTTGCTGTCATGCGTTCACACTTTTGGGTAAAATACTAATCTGTTAACATTAATAACTCATCAACTTTATAATTGTATTCACCGTATTCACCCGATCTCCATTTAACACCTACAGTGCCTTGATTTGTCACCCACAATATAATTCCCATTTCCCCATTTTCATGCCATCTTACTTGCTGCCCTTTCTGATAACCAAGCATGTTTCCACCCCTTTCTTAAAAAGCATTTTAATTTAACTTTAATGTGTATTGCCTTGAGAAAATCCCCTTTAATTGGTAAACTCATACCTAACTTACATACGAGTGGGTGATTCCTTGAATAAAACAATCGGTATTACTGGATTAATCATCAGCATAGTAGTGCAATCATTTTCGGTAGATGATTCGCTAACCCAAAAGATTGCTACGGGTTTGTTATTTGTATCAATAATTATCTATAATTTTGAACATGCTAAAGATTATTCTATAAAGTCACTTGTAATTTTAGGTGTTTCCTTTATTGTTTTTATGTTAGGGATTTATAAAATCCTCTCTATTACCAGCGATTACTTTGAAAAGCTTAATGTGAATTATGGATACATCCTCTTATTTGAAATAGCATTGATTATTGCATTAGTGTCGATTGCAGTAAACGTAATGAAGTACATTGCGAATCGGTTAAAGAAATCACCTGATGGTAAAGAGCTTTGACTCTTTGCCGTTTTTAAGCTAAATACTTCTTCTTATGTGGTCTTCTATGTACAAAATCAAACGCAATATCGACTTGTGCCGGTTCCTTCTCCTCTGCTACTCGCTCTGTAACAACAATCAGTTGTCCATTTTCCTGGCGGTCAATGCTATGGACTGAATATCCTTTAGCAGCGTAATATTCACCAATAATCTCATCAACGTGGTTGCTAAGCAGATTCCTCTTTATCATCTTTATAACCTCCATTTATTTTATTTTTATCCTTTAAATATTTATATGTATTCCATCCGCAGCCATCAAATATGCTTATATCCGCTCCAAGATGCCATCTAAACCAAACTAAGTTAAACCAAGCTGTATCAATTATGTGCTTTAAATAACCTATATGCCTTCCTCCTTACAATGAAATAATCCTTTTATTTTGTTTTTTTTATTAAAATAGCTTACTGTATCTATTCGTTTTCTCAAGTCCGCAAATCTCACAGACGCATTCCTGCTCATAGCTGTTGTTTCCAACCTGTTCCTCGTCATTCTTATACCATTCATGCTTACATTGTTTTTGCAGTTCACTTTTTTGTTTAACTAATGGTTCGATTTTTTCCTTTTTAAATTCTCTAATTTCTTTTTCAAACTGCTCGATTTTCTCGTTAACTTTATCTAATTCTTCAATTAACATTTCTTCGTCTTTAAACGGATTTTCAGATAGCAGTTCCCAGTCTTGCTCTAACTCTCCTAACGTTTCATTGTCATACCCATTAAATACATTGTCATATAGTTTGAGCTTATAATACATTTCCCCAAGCATATGAGTATAACTAATAAGCTCAGCAAAGCTTCCAGTTCTTTTATTTTTAAAATATAGCTCTAATGGTAAGACGGGTACAACAGGACGTTTGTCTGTGTAAATAATCTCTACCTCATCTTGCGTTTGTTTTTCTAATACATGTCTACCGTCTCCGGCAACCCCTCTATACGTATACTTTTCCTGATTTAAATAGCATTTTTCACCTGGATTTAATTTGTTGTCTAACAATACTTCATGAAGTTTCATTTGATAATGTCTCCTTTTTTAATTGAAATAAGTAATATCTAGTTCAAAATTAAAATTGGGATGAAGTCTCCATAGTTGATGTCCTAAGGAAGTTTTCTTGGCGTAATTTAAGCAGTTTCTTGTGCCACTTTTACTCCCGTCATAAACAGCTACTATTGCTTCACTGTGATCAATCATGTATTCATTTCGTTTCTGCATCTTTGATGGTGAAAACTCACCTGGTACAGCTTCACTAACTTTATATTTCTCCAATTCTATATTCAGGATCACTGAGTTTTTTGAAATTGACTATCGGTTCTCACCCTTTCTTTAAAACAGTCTTTTTATCATTCTTTATCACTTAAATATTCTAAATACCTAAGATGTTCAAAGAGTTCTTCATCTCTATATGCTTGAATTGCATCTTCAAGTTTAAACGAGTGTTTTATTTTTCTGCTCGTGGCTTCTGTAAATAACCTAGTGATTTTACCTTCATCTAGATAACTATGATAGCCACCACCATTACAAAGAAATCGAAGTATATTCTTTAAATACCGATCAGATATCTGATCAACTGTGTAGGTATTATAATTTTTATCTATCCAGTCGTATTCATTTCTCATATTTTTGGTTATCCCAGTCCTCCTTTTGATTAAAACTTCAATTTTACCTATCTCCTAAAATGGTTTTACACCACTCGTTTATATCTGTTGAAATCTGATCAATTTCAAACAACTTATCCTTTAGCATTTCTTCACCGTCTGCTCCATTAAAGCTTGCCAATCGTTCAAGTTGCTTTGAATAGTGCTTAATCTTTTCAATGCTTAATTCTAAATCCAAGGAACCGTTTTTAAGTTCAACCTCACCCATGTACTCCATTGTTGAACGAGTCCCGCATATTCCACAAAACGCTCTCTGTCTCTTATAAAATTTATCAATAATAGTGGTATGGCCGCAGCCAGTTCTGCAAATGTGCTTGTAATGTGTCAAAAAATCTCTTCCTTTCTATTCCAATGAAATTTTACTTTTAATCTAATTCATCTTGTTTCCTGGGCCACAGTTTCTTTTTCAAAATCGTTTCTCAATTTGATAATGGAGGTTGATTTTAAATACCCTCTGTCCTTTGTCTTAGCCCATGCGAAAAATCTATTGTGTAAAGGAGTATAAAGGCTTCCTGTGTTAACCATATGCTCATGTTTGTTGCTGATCTTATGCTTTAATCCCCTCATTTGTTTCCAAAAGTTATAGTAAGGGAGCTTAAGTTTTGTCATGAAGCCGGCAGCATCTTCAATTACATAACCCTCTTCCTCAATTGAAAAATCTTGTGACACGTCCAGATACCATCTATAGAAATCTGTCCATTTACTAAACTCTGCAACTTGTTTTTTACACTCAATGTTTAGATGCTCGGCTACAGCTTTCAATTCCCAATAAGGAAGTTTTGTATACGCAACCTGCCTTTTAACAATATCTAAAAGCACCAGTTTATCTTTGTCGTATTCAATGATATGCGGGTCTTTTTCTGGAAATATTACTTCAAAAACGAATGAAACATTGTTAAGCTTCAGGTAAGTTTTGATAAAAGACACTTGATTTTCATTAAAAGATTTAAAAAACAGTTCTTCGACCCATTTCGCATGTTCATTTGATATTTGTGACGTAAAGGATTTAGAAGTGAATACCAACTGATCTGACAAAGAGTCATACCCTACAGTTCCTAAATATCCATTTGCCTTATCGAAGACTGTTACTGGAAATTTCATCGTATCTACGAGATGATGCATTCTTGTTTCAGATCGTTCTCCAATGTTGAAAAATTTATCATAGCTTCTGCTTACAATTTCATTGCTCTCAGTGTTAATAAACAAACCTCTTGCCTTAATATTTGTTTCATCCCACTTTTTCTTTCTAAATGCTTGCTTTGTAAAATTAAATGATGAGATATTGTTTGGCATTTTATTCTCTTGCACATATTCATGACCACGTAAGTGGGAAATCAATTCATCAATTGTTCCAACAGTTGCGCTGTTACTCGGTACTTCACTTGAAATTTGTTTAAAGACTTTATTCTTCACTTCATGCGTTTCAATTCCGTTCTCAGACAGTGTAACGACTCTAAGATGCCCTCCTCTTTCCACTTGCCCTTCCAGGTTATATGATCTATCTGCTGCTACCACAGGTAGACGGTACATGTTTCTATGTCCATGAATCTGTACAACATTTTGACCTGCAGTATTATTTGCAAATTCATAATCAATATCGTCTGAATAATCTCCAACTCCATTGATGAATTGTGTTGTTGCAGTCATCAAAAGATTTTCTGGTACGGTTGAAACTCCGCCATGGGTTACAATGTATGTAGTGTTTTTATATGTAAAGTAAGCTAACTGATGAAACTTCCTGGCCAACTGTCTAATGTCTTTTTTATCAATGTTGGATTGTTCGATTTCTGGCTTAGTTTTGTTGTTAAATGTGTTGCTAGGTGTTTCTTCATCATTCCCATACATATTGATATATCTATCATGATTTCCTTCGAGAATAATCACATTTTTATAATCTTTAATTTTGATCATGAATTCTAACAGCTGTGCATTTTCAATACCTCTGTCGATAAGATCTCCTACAAAAATGTATAGTTCATTTTCATTCAAATCACCGTTTAAGTACTCTTGAAGCACAGTATTACACCCATGAACATCTCCGAAAATATGGATCTTTTTATAATCGTCAAAACATCTCGGCTTATAAGTCATCGTGGTTTCAAACTCATCTGGTTTTAGAACAGTTACCCAAGATGGCACTTTTTCTGTTGTCATTCTTTCATAAATATTTAGAATACTGCTTTCAGGAACATGTTTATGTTCAGCCCTCATTTTATTTCTTTTTAAGATTCTCCGAACATCCACATCAGAAAAATCAACTACATATACACGGTATCTATATTTTTGAGCTAGTGGCTTATATCTTGAAATCATGCTTTGCTTTGAATGAGTTGCATCGATAATTGTGAATTCACCGCGATCCATCCTATCTTCAAGCAACTTTAGTAATAAATCCCACACCTTGTTGTCGTGTTTTGGAGAGATTTCATATTTTCCACTTTTGTTTAATACAGGTGACTGAAACAGCAGTCTAATGTTGTCTGCAGAAAGAGTGTACTGCTCAAGTCCATTTTCCTTAATCCAAGTTGATTTCCCCACTCCTGGACAGCCTCTTAATAACACTAATGTTCTCAAATTCTATCAACCTTTCTGATTTTTATTTGTTTAAAATGCATCTTTTAATCACTTCATTGCGGCATAGTTCTCAAAGAATTCTTCAACTGATCTCAGGTATCGGTATTTATCTGCATCTTCCGGATCTCTAAATCTTTTCGATAGTACCAATGACCAATTAAACATCAATGGAGAAAACCTCGCCCATTTACTAAAGCTTAACTGAAGACCTTTCCATTCTCTCCCCGCTAATTCCGCTAACTCTAGAATTTGATCTTCTTTTAAATTTACTTCTTCTTCAAACATTACTTGAATTTCCTCGTATGGTTTATGTCCAAAACAACAGTGGCGTGTTTTCAATCCAATCTTGAAATTCAAAATATCAATTAAATTGATCATTTGTGTATCAAGCTCATCATAGGGTATACCATTTGCAATGAATTTTTCTCTTTGATTTGATTTCACATTATCCTCCAGCAGATTTAAATTCTCACTCACTTCACCCCCTCCTTAAAAAATGTCTTCTCACACTCTTCACATAAAGGCGGGTGAATAGGAAGCCCCTTACAGCCGCACATATAGCCATCACAACACATAGTCATATCTACATCCGTCATCTTTCCGCATTTGATACAAGGAACTATCTCACTCATTCCGCACCCGCCTCAGTCCAAAACAATGTCTCATTCGTTATTTTTTCCACTTTATAATTTTTGAGGCAGTTATTATTTACGTATTCCTCTGCGTATTTCAATGCGGTTTTATCATCATTGGCGCCGAAACTGAAATGCTTCCAACCGAACTTAACTTCGTACCAAAGCTTATATTCAATACGTTTTACATCAGCATTCATTCCACGCCCTCCAACAACTCAGGATTATGGTAAACGTCGCCGATGACTTCGTATTTTTTTACGCTAGGATCTGATTCACTTTTTAACCAGCTTATAGCATTCATATCTAAATCAATCCAAGGTCTTAAATCAAATGCTGGGTAATCTTCTTTTTCTAAATATTCCACTACCCCGACATAGAATGGCTCTTTGGAAAAAGCAGAGTCGTATGTAATTTTTATATAATCTCCGGCATATATGTCTTTGCCATTGCTGTCTTTAAGACAAGTCCATAGACCCCGACTTATCAACTCGTAATCTTCTTTATCTGTGTAGATCGTCTCCCCGAAATATTCAATTTCACTCAAGGTGTAACAATGCAAGACAATTTCATTAGTCTTCTTATGCCGGAAAACGTATCTGATTTTGATTTCATTCATTACTTTTCCTCCTTATTTAAATTCGAATAAAACTTACATTTTATTTTTATCCTTAATATATTCATGCTGATTCACAACATCACGAAGTATGTATTGTATTTCCTCTAAATTGTCTTTAACAAAGTCCAGGTCTCCTATTGCCATTCTGATTTCATTATTCTCTATGCTGCGCAAAGATCTTTCGCATGATGCTAAGAGCTTTTCATATTTCCTTAAAACCATAGTTCTTATTTGATCGTTAATTGGTTCATTAATCAATAATTAAAGCTATCTCCTTTCCTTATTCTAATCCGATTATATAACCTCAACCAAATGTTGTAAACAATTATTTTATTTTTACTCTAAATAATTTCAAAAAATCAGCTTTACTCATACTGTAAAGCTGCTGTCTTCATAAACGTCTTCATGCCGTCCAGTTTCCAAAGAGTTTCATTTATTTTGTCTCTAAATTCTAAAACTGAAGCATGATCCATTCTAATCCTCAAACAATCCCCATTGTTTTTAAAAATAATGTCTATGTAGTACTCTCCACTTTGGATGTTCTTAGAACCAACACTCATGGAAACTGATCTCATAATGTCTTTCAAGTCAATTTCAAGATTAAAATCCATTGTATGCTCCAGTCTGACTAAAAAGTCACCAATTTTTTATGTCTCATGATGACTGACAAGATGTGTATGTATTTTTACTTCGATGATAACAATTGTGAAGATTTATAATCCTCATTTTCAAACGAATCGTCTATTTCTTCGGCATAAGAGGTTGTTAATTCAGCATCCTCTGTACACATGATATCTACATCAAATAGTGCCTCATATTTTTCATGATCTTTTTGAAGAAACCCCATTTTTCCTGTTTTATTTCTCAATTTCTTTTTAATTGATTGATATGCGAACAAAAGTGCTTCCTCTTCATTCTTGGCTTTTATTCTGCCGAAAAAAGGTATGCACAGCTCCCCTTGAATGAAATAATCCTTTTCTGACATAAGTTTCCCTCTCTCTGGTAGTAATTAACCGAACCTACGTTCCCTTTTTTGTTGACTTAATTATAACCTTTTACCTAGTTAGTGGCAAATCTTTTTTCTTTCATTTAAAAACTTGGAAAGAATTGATATAGTATGATAAGCAATACTATATCAGGAGGTTGTCCGATGCTTGAGGTTGAAATCGGACAATGTTTGATATCCATTCTCCTTGAACGTAGAGGAATGTCCCTAGGGCAACTTTCGAACCTAACAGGCATCAGTAAGCAAAGGTTAAGTGATTACGCTAATGGCGTTAGACCTTCTATGAATATAAAAACAGCGAGAATCATTGCTATTGCCCTAAACTGTTCGATTGAAGACCTCTATGAATGGAAAATCAAACATTGACTTAATCGCTAGGGAGTTTGACCTAGCGAACCTCCTTGTACCCTTTTTAGTGTATAGAACTATTTTACTGCATATGTACAAATTTGTCTCTGTCTAACTTTGTCGAATTCTGAAAAATATGAACAAAATCCTGATATTTTTTTAAAAATACCACGAGTTAACTCACATTTGTTTTATTTTTACTCTGAAAGTTATGTAAAGTTAATCCCTGTAACAGGGATTAAGAATTAGTCTCAATTACTTCAGACTTGATACAATATTTTTCTAAGTTCTCCATATTCACTACTTTCCTCAGTGTTTGTGAATTAAACTCCGCGTCTTCATTCAAGAACCCATATTGTCGAGTTATTTGCTTATAATCAGGTACTTTTAATTCACCCTTCTCTTTATATATCGCATACGCCATGTTGAGCTTTCCTGAATTGATAAGATTTTTAGGTGTAAAGAAGGGTTCTTCTAAAAATTTTTGAAACTGACTAAAAGAACGATGAACTAAAAATTTGTCAGCTTTCATACTCTGATTAGAGCTCTTATATTTTAGCCTAAAAATATTTTCGCTTTTAACTAATGTGGCAAATTTGTTTTTAAGGCTACTATCTGGCGAACCATTGCTAAGATGATATGTTCTTTGGTCATTAGCACGCTTAAGTAACTCATAACATTTATCGCTTACAGTAATTATTCTTACACCATGTTTATCATCTACTAGCTTTACCTTGTTATCATCGAGTAAATCGTCACCTGTTAAATTCAGTAACTCTGAATGCTGATAACCATCTATACCTTCATAAATAGCCTGTATCATGGCCTTATCCTGATAATTAATCATAAAATCAACATACTCTTCTACTTCTTTATTGGTGAATAGTGTTTTTTTGTTTTTATCTATAAACTGCTTTAAGTCACCATCCTGTATCTGATACACTTTGTTGATGTTACTGTTTGCCAAGCCATTTTCCATTGCCCAGGTTGTGTATTGTCCAATTACAGCTCGTGCTCCTCTTAATGAGTCTATAGATTTGCTATCCAAATCGAAAAATAACGTACGCAGCTCTTCCAAAGAAAAATTAAATATGTCTTTTTGAAGTATTTTTTCTGTAGCTGAGAAATCCCTTAGCCTTAGCCAATAATGGTTTCTTGTTGCTTCACTTTCGTATTTCTCTAAAAACTTTTCCTTCAATTCAGCATTATATATTTCACTCATATTAAATTCTCCTTTAGGCTTTAAACAACAGCAATTTCATCATAAAACATTCGCTTAAGTTTCTTCTTCATAATATTCTTTAGTTGATTCTCATTATTTTGTCTTCCTAATTCTTCAAACACTCTTCCGCTTTTACTAAAGTCAATCGTATTAAGGATATTTTCAAGCTTGTTTAGTTCTACATTGTTTTCCTTCATCTTCTTGGCCAAATAAACATAACCGTAAAACATTACGTTATGATTAATGTATGATTGCTTTCTAATGGACGATAAATCATCTTCAAGAAATTCGTCTGGGAAGGCATAAAAAAGGTTATCAAAAAAGTCTACCAAGTATTTCGCAATTTTCAACGCATCTTTTCGAGATTTCAGCTCAAATGCATCGTCTACAGCTTCTGATAAAGTATAATATGTTACAAGGAAATTGCTATCGATACCAATTTCACTTTGTGGGCTTATTTTATTTTTAAGTTCACTTTTAAATTTCAGCTGCTCGACAACGGTTGAAGAATACCGTTTTTGTCCCAATTCTTCAATTCTGGATTTTTCAACTGGGTTTATGGTATTCATTTGAGCAAAGTGAACCTTAGCCTTTTCTTCATCGTAATTGAGCACATTTAAAATGAATGGTTGATCTAATTCAGGGACTTCAGCAATGGCCTTAACAATACCTGAAATTCGATGATATCCATCAAGAGCATCTAATAAGGTTCCTCGTGTTACAGTGAGGGTTTGGTCGCTTGGATCATATTCAACTTCTTCATCACCATCAGATGTTCCAAGACGAGCGTTAAAAGTTAACATTGATACAATTAAATCGCCTTTAATAAACAATTCTTTGATCTCGTCAACTGATTTAGGGTTTGTTTTAGGTACAGGGATAAGGCTGCCCTTAATGTATTTTCCTTCACGCTGAGTATTGTAATTGTACTGCAGGATGGAGCTATTATATAACTCACTAAGTTCCTTGGCAGTAATGGAAGTGACATAGTTATCCTCTTTAATTTTAATCACATTTTTGAACTTGTATGGTAGCTTAACTACTTCTTCACCGGCGAATACTCTCCCACCTTCAAGCTCTTTTGCCAATCTGGTTGGAAAATAATTTGAGGGATCTAAAGCTGGAGCCCCAAGAATTGAATACATCTCTTTTGAAACAATGTACACTTCTTTTTCGTTTAAACGCTGTACGTTGTTATCATTATTATTTAAAATTTCTTGGATATAACCAGGGAGTGCCTTGTATTTGTCCGCCATTGTGGCTTTTAATTCCTTCACCATATTGGAATCACTTTTAATATCAATAAGATTTTTCTCTATTTCAGTTTTTAACTTATAAAGTTTATCCGTTGTTAACAAAACTTCAGACACATTATCACCTCACATAATCATATTAAATTTATCATTATTTTCATAAGCAAGTAAAGCTTTTATATGACTATTTGTATCATTTGTTCAAAAACATTTTAAGTTTATTCTGTATATACATGTCTGATTTTAAAAAGAATTCTTTATATTGCTCTAAGGCAACATCGTCTAAAAAGGACATGTCTTCTTTTTGATCAACCAAAACCCCTGGATCTTGAGAATAATCCCTTTCATTGACTAAATAATGATCATTTAAAGTATTGATATTGCTGTGGCCAGAGAACGCTGCCACTTTTTTAATATCACCATTAACGCTGTAAGAAAAGTTTGTTGCAGTATTGCGTAAACTATGCGGAGTTATCTTTCTTTCTTTGGGAATACCCATAACTCTACATACGCGATTCCACATATCCTGTATTGAATCAACTGTTAACTTATGAAATAACAGTTCATGCTCCCCATACTCTTGCTTTAACAGCAACAACTCTTCATAAAAAGCAGTGGAAATCCCAACTGGCCTAGCCTTTTTTTGCTTAGTTTTTTTAAAGTTGACGAGATAGCATTGGTGCTTTTCTGAATAAGTAATATCATCCCACCCAACTCTAAGCACCTCTGATTTACGCCCACCAGTACGTGCACTAAACAAAATAAACATCTTTTTCATTAATCTGTTCTGACGCTCAGTAACATAAGCTGCCTCAGCAAACTCATCAGCTTCCGATATTCCTTCAAAAGACCCTGCTGGGTTCTTTTCTGTCGGAAGAGGTCTAAAATTAAATACAGATGAATCACACTCATGTTCAGATTCAAGATACTTAATCATGCTTTTCAGTGCGGCAATCTTATTGTTAATTGTTGAATTGGAGTTGCTTTTATTTTTAGCCAAATGGGTTCGATAATCATACAGGTCGCTCTTCTTGATCGCCAGGTCACTCTCAGTTAAATATTCAATATCCTTGGCAGCATAGTGGTTGAAAAACTCTCTTATATGCCTTTCATACGTGGCTCTAGTATTAGACTTTTCAATTTCTCCAGTTTCTCGATCCCTGTTTCTTAAATCTAATTCATCAAACCACCTATTTATGTTATTGTATATTGAATAATCCCTTAGTGTTGACGCTTTCTTTTGAGCTTCCATAATGACACCTCATATCATTTTTTTCATTAAGTATTGATCAAATTCTTTCCATGCAACAATCCATTCATTTTCCCCTTCAATATTACTCAGCAGCATTAAATTGGCGTTACAGATTTCAATTTGCTTTAGCATGTCGTATTCTTTAAGAGCGTTAATTAAAATGTCTGTATTCATTTTATCACACCTAATTTATTTTTATCCTATAATAAAATTCAGTTTAGGACATTTACCCTTTCGTCCTTACAGACGTTTATAATTGGCATCCCCGTCAATTCCTCATAAAGCTCCTCTTCGAACCCAACCCATTCATCACTTGTCGCTTCTCTTCGTAAGAACTCATTATAAGCAACTGCTATCTCAGGCTGCTCTAGAAACTTCAAAACGATCATATGCTTTTTCCAAACTTTAGCCTTGTTTTCTTCTGTATAATATTTATTATTCATTTTATTTTTACTCCTTAAATACATTTTATTGAATTCTTTTGTTCTTTAATAAGGTTATATTCTTTATGATTTTTTCTCATTGTAGTTACATTATTAGGTGTAAACACATCTGGATCCTCTAGGTGGAGATTGACTCGTGTGAAGTTCTTTAGTTGTTTTATGTATTGATATTGTCTTAATGATGTAATCTTCAACTCTTCCTTTTGAGTGGCACTGGTTGTTTCCATTGTTTCATCTCCCAACAACGTTCATCTTGTAACTTCATTATATATGTTGTTACAATAATATGCAATAATTTATTTTATTTTTATTCACGACAAATAACACATCCCCTATGTATGTGTTAAAATGTCTACTGATTTGTATTTAATCCTCATTAGGATACCTTTGCTTTATATTTTGATCTAATCATTTCTGCTTCATTTTCAAGATGATTATCTTCCTGAGAAATTTCTAAATTAATATCTCCCATTTCCATGTAACCTTTGGCCATTTCCTCATAAGAAAGTGCTTGTGCAAAATTCTTTTTCATTTTAATTCCCCCATGTTCTTGGTTTTTATTTTATGAATTTCTGGAACATTCTCTTAAAATTAGAAAAGACGCCTGATCCAGTGGATCAAACGTCTAACCATCGATTATGTAGTTAGTTGATGTTATTTTTTATGCCCCACGAATAATGCTTGCTACACTAATTTCATCGTTTGGAGCTGCAGTACTTACTGACTTTTGTCCTGCAACAAAAGATAATGCCAGAGCTGCAATAATGACTACACCTAATAGCGTTTTTTTCAATAACCTCACCCCCTTTCAGTTACATCAATCAAATTGAAATAAGACTTAACAGTTCTGTATCTGCACCCATTTTTTCAAGCTCAATCAATGGTAATTGAATTGAATATTTGTCATCTGATTTTTTGAAACTGTGTATAGATTTATAAAAATCAGATTTATCTACAGATATTAAACCTCTATAATAAAAATAAAATCCCTTCTCATTCTCATCTTGTTCTCTTATTGATAACTCATTTAAAATCTCATTAGCCTTATCAACTTCACCTTTTCGTATATAATGGTATGCTCTCAATTGCAAGTATTTAGTATTCTGTGATTCATAATTCACCCAAAAGTTCTCTTTATTCCAAAAGCTCGCAAGAAAGCATAATGCTCCGTCTAGCATCTCCTTGTGAATTGTATTACTTGCATACTTAGCACCGTTAACATATGATTGCTTAGCCTCTTCAAAATTTTCAAATATAAAAGAGTTCCCGATTGTTAAATATGCAAAAAAACAAATCCTGTCTATGTTTGTAGTTTCAGTTGCATTTAAACAATATTTTCTTGCTTCAATTAAATTGTTTTCATTGAAACTTATATTTGCTTTCAACAAGCTTACTCTTGAGGTGTATAAATCTTTTATGTAACCGTCTGATAATTCTTGAAAATCCAGCAATTTTGCTGTACTTTTCATTAATCCAAATTCACCAATTTTCAGGTATTCATACATTAGCATCGCATTTGAGAAAAATATCATTTCTGTTGTTTTGCATTTACCAGTTTCCCTGATTGCTTCAGTTAAGGATATCTTGTTTTCGGTTAACTTTCTATGTATATTATAGGTCTTACCCCATTCTTTGCTTGTCGCATTTTTCGAATTGCATAAATTTAAAATTATTTTATCAGTTAATGCATTCCACTGATTTATATCTGCATATTCAACAGATTGTCTAGCACATTTTTTATTGGGATCCAATGATAAGAAATAATCACTTAGAAGTTGCTCTTCATCATCAGGAAACAAGCTTTTAACAATATTAATTAAACCGCCTAAGTTGTCCATTTCTTTCTCTGGGGTGTTGATGAATTTGTAAAAGCCATTAACCTTTTCGTACCCTGCTATTTTTGAGAGTTTCGCTGCGAGCTGGTTGTCTTTTTCACATTCATTCTTAATCATCTGCTTAAGATTCATTGGTTACTCCACCCCTTCCCAACTAATGTTCCCTTGTTTATAATATACATTAGAGTTGTCAGAATTACAAGTATTTATTTTATTTTTATTCTAATTATTTTTTTGGTATCCTTCTCTGTTTAAAATTCGTATTTTATTTAGACCGCAGTGAGGGGTTAAGCCTCACTGTGCATAATTGGCCATAAATAATGTTCAACCTTTTTCTTTAATTCTTCTTGTAACGAGGCATCTAACATTTTATACTGTTCCCTCATAAGTAAACGTTGCTCAATAATACAAGCAGTTAATTCTTTTTTTGTTTTTTTATTTAGGCTTGATACAGTGGGTAACCACTCATCTTCATACCCAACAAATTCAAGGAAAAGGGCTTTCAACTTTTCATTTTCTTTTTCTTTTTCTTTTAATTGTTGTTTTAAGTTGTGGTTTGCATTCAGTGTAGCCTTTTTTTTATCTCTGTCTTTTTCATATTCTAATCCTACAAGTATTTTTGCTTTTTCAATTTCTTCATCATACATTTCATATAAAAACGTAACAATCTGGTTAAAAAGAAGAAGCAGTTTTAAAGAATTTTGTTCGGTTCCAAAATTTTTTAAATAACCGTGAGCGAAAGCATGCCGGCTAATTTCCGAAGCAACTTCTTTCCCGTAAAAACCAACGAGTATATATTTTTTATAGTATTGCATAACTTTATCATTAAATGAATCACCCTCAGCTTTATATGAAGTTAATAATAATTGCTCTAAATAAATTCTCAAATAGTTTTCTTTATATTTATAATTATGATTAAAAAATTCAAATATAATCCCTTCAAATTGAGGTAAAAGTGTTGAAACGGAGGAGTAATATAACCCAAATTTATGGCATTCAACGACTGACTCTAAAATAGACATCCTTTCTCTTAAAAAGGGAACTCTTGACCATTCATCTAAGAAATTGCCTATTTCCCCACTCTTAAAATAGTTAACAATAATACTGCTTACATCAAAATTATCGAAGTCCTTCTCTTCTTCCATCTTCTTTTGAATTTCTAAAATTATGTCTATATCCCATATAGGAGGATATCCACTTTCAATAATCATTGCATTGACACTATCTCTTGTATCAAATTCTTCCCGTAATAACAAAAGGCTCTCATATATAGGCTTCATTTCTTTTCTGAAAGTCTCACCTATTTCTTCAATCGTTTGTTTTAGTGACTTTACATTTTCAATTAATATGTTTCTTATTGATGTGGTAATAAAATCCATTGTTTTGTAAAACCTCCCGATCTCTCAATAAATTGCGGATATTCATCATCTGGCTTATCAAGCTGTATATGAGCTATGTAGTATTTTCTTAGTCTGTGCCAAAAGGTTATACAGCCACCAAAGTGATCTCGATAGTGATTAACAATAAGTTTTGGTTTATAGCCCTTTGATTTTAAGTATTCGGCAATTTCTTCATTCCAAATTCTTGTCCTATACCTTACTCTGTATACAATTATTATCCTTTAATGCTCTGCTTAATTTTTCACTTTTGTTATTAAGATAAGAGAACCACAATAAACTTATGAACCCAGCTGCTCCTATAATTTTAGATATAATGTAAGTCCAATTAAGTACATCCATAAACTTTCTCCCCTAAGGAATAATGTCTAAATAAAATGATTATTTCTCGGCCTCACTCATTAGTTAAAGACGCTTCCATTCGACATACTCAAATCGCTGCTGATAAAGGTCTTCCAGGATTGCGGCCCATTCAACCCAGCCATCCGCAACAATACTTTTCTTCTCCCCATCCTCAATCCATTCAATCCAGTACACCTGAACACTCCTCACCTAGTAATAACTTCAATTTGTCTTATAGCAGAAGTGGCTTTAAACTCTGCATGTAGCTCGTTTGCAATCACTAAAGCTTCTGACATTGTAGTGAACTTAGAAGCGCCATGAAGCCCCTTAGATGTCTTATAACCACTTCCATCTAATTTAAATGACTTGAAGTAATCATCATTTTCAAATTGAATAACAAAAAAGGTATCGATAACCGGCATAGCTAACTCCTCTTTAGCAAACCAGCAATTTTTATAGCCAGTGGCAGCAATCCAATTAATATGTAAAACACCATGATATTTATTTTATTCTTAAAGAACAGTTCAATCATATTCTGCTCCATACCTGGTGAAAATGAATCAATCAGTTCCTGCTTAAACTCTTCATCATAAACCTGATCAACAAATAAGGCCTTAAATCCTGTCAGAAAGCCTACACCAAGCCAGACTATTAAGAAATATGCTATTCCAATCAAATTAAAGCCCTCCTTATATACATCGTCTGGTATTATAGTAGTGTTAAATACTTTGTGTAGGTGAAATTTAATGGAAGAGAAAGATTTTGAGACTAATGGCTACGATGTAACAATTGTATATGATTATAAGGAGTATCCCGATGTTAAATATGGACGCTGCGACAACTGTGATTATGCTTTATTCAAGAGTTCAGTGAAAAGTGGTGTGTTTTTACGTGAGTGTCGTAGGTGTGGTATGAAGAAGAGCATTTAGTTTAATGCTCTTTTTTATTTCACTGGAATCATGTAGCTTACATATACTTCAATTCCATCTTCAGTTTTATATTCCGCAATTTTGTCTGTATCCGATTCAATCTTTTCAATAAGCCGCTTTGCACTTTTATTGCCCTTCTCACTATTAGCAGCAACAATCCAAGACCAATAATTCCATTCAGAGATGCAGGACTTAACCTTTTCTGGTATCGCATGACCTATTGTGTAAACCTTGATCATTTACGTACTCCCCTCCCAAGTTTAAGCTCATTATTTAATCCAATTTGCTGGCGGGACGCTCAACACTCTGTATTGTTCATCTAGGTAAGCATGTTTCCTTTCCCAATCACTTTTCTTCCATGCTTCTTGATTTGTGAATGACGGATATATTGGCTTTGGATACTCTTCATTCACCCATCCATCTTCAATATGATTTAGTTTGGCTTCGGTACCTTTATCATCGTATTTGTACCAGACAGTTATCATTTTGGCTGTCATAAGTCATCCTCTCCCTCATTGTGCATTTATGATTTTTCACAATTATTTCTTATTGCCAAGCATGAATAATAAGGTACCCTCTGTGCCAATCAATTCATACTTTATTCCATTTTTAGAGGCGGAATGTTTTGTTCCTGTCTCAATTACATTATTAAAATTTAATTCATTTAAAATTAATCGTTCCTTATCTTCATCAGAAAGTTTTGAATCTGCTACACTACTTAATGCTTTCATTATTTCTTGGTATTGCCCCAAGGAAATTTCATCCATCTGATTTGAAGGAAGGCCAATAACACCATAGGGAAAAATGATACGGTCTTTACTATCTACAGATGCCGTAATTGTGAAACCGTTCCATTTGGCCATATAGACAGATGACCCATCATTAACCTTCTCAATTTTCGAATCATTAATATCAATAACTCCGTTTGAAACTTTGTATATTTTATCTTGAAACTTCTCCTGTGTTAATCCTGAGCTTCTGCCAAACACGAGGTACCCAACAGTAGCGATTACAACAATAGCGATTATCAATCTCTTATGTCTATTGATTACCCTCCAAATATTATTAGTTGTATCTGTAAGCTGGTTCATTAATTCACTCCTTCATATCTACGTTCTAAACACGTTTTCATGTTCTGATGATTGTTTTTCGTTCCACAGTTGTCTTAGTTCCACATAAAAGAATGATTTTATTTAAACATTGCATTTATTGTATTCGTCAAAATCCGGAAAGATAAGCCAGTCATTTGTCATCAACTCGTCCACTTTTTGCAAAAATTCTTTTGATCTGGCTTTCAATTTAAAATTACCGTCTCCACCATAAAATTCGCTCAAACCTTCATAACCGCCTGATTTGTAGCCTGATCTAAAACATCTCCCATCAAAATTCTTATTGTTACCTGCCTTTTCTGCATCTATAATTCCACGAGTTTTTTCCTCTATTGCTTCAAAATTGTAACTCTTCGCAATCCGGTTTACCTCTGTCAACCTGGAGATGATTTCATCTGACCAGTTGCCCCTTACATCTCTTAGAAGTGCTTCCATTAAGATGATTTCTTCTTGTTTTATCATGGTCTTTCCTCCTCTAATTAAGTTTGCGTTCTTACTCCATAACCTTCCCTTCAAGTACAACCTCACTTGCTGTCCAAGTGATCTCATTAACTCCATTCTCATCCATCAAGGTTTTCGCTTTACTATCCGCGCTCATTTTTAGGTCTTCCAAACTTTCGGCTTTAATTATATCGGATAATAGCATATAGTCCTGATCGTAAAATTTTACTGAATAATCCTTCATGTTTTCTCTCTCCTATTCCATGTGAAAGTACGATTTTATAAAAATAGCCTGCAATTCTCTTTCATGTCTACTGCAGGCTTCTGTAAAATTCTCACTTAGTTCTGCCCTAGTTTACTTTACTTTTTCAACGAATCTTGATGCTAACTCCCTGTAAATTACTTCACTAATCATATGTAGTTGAGTGATATTCGTGTTAAAAGTATCATGTAAATTTCTAACCTTGCCCTGCTCTAGGACACCAGATTCCCGCCACTGTTTTAATTCATTAAAGCAATCTGCTAAAAAGGCATCCGTTTGCTCTTTTAAATGTTGTTCTAAATTATTCATTCTCTCCACTCTCTTTTCCATTGTTTTTTAATGTTTCCTTAACTTGTAACTTTAGTATATCATGATCCCTAAAACGGATCAATGATTTTTTCTATTATTTTCATCTTTTTTAAATTCCATCAGTTCATTAATTGTGACGTCAAAATAAGAGCATATTTTTTCAATAAGGTCTGTTGGAACTCGCTTTATTTCACCCAGCCACATCAACCGTACGCTTTTATAATCGTGTTCCAGAATCCTCGATAGTTCCCTTATTCCGCTTATTCCTTTTTCTTCAGCTAGTTGCTTTAATTTGAATTCAATCATTTTAGAATCTCCCTTTATTTTTAGTAAGGAATCCACATCGGAAACATTTAATCATTTTGATCTCTTTTGTATGTTAGTAGCTCATGCAACTCAATGTCTAAATATGTACAGACTTTATCCAACAGATCCCTTGGATACCGCTCCATTTCGTCATGATACAGCTTCCTAACTGTGTTAAAACCATGATCAATATCATTGGACAGCTTTCGAATACTGATATTCTTTTCGTCTAATATCGGCTTTAAATTTGATTTAATCAATTTAACTACCCCACATTCATTATGTATGATCACTTTAAATTATCACCATATGCATAAAAAAGGTCAAGGATATACCTTGACTATGTATTAAGCTTACCAATCAAATGAATCTTCATGTTCAAATCCATAAATACCTTTAATCCACACGTCTCCGCAGCCTGGATTCTTTGTAATCTCTAGCACATGATTACGATTTGCATCTCCCTCTACTCGATCTGCAGCAGTATAGTCGGCATAGTTCCCTACAAACTGCTTCTCACTACGTGGGAATACCCAGCCAGCAAGAGTTATCCTACTGATTTTCATATTTAGAGTACACCCTTCAGCATTGCTAATTGTGAATTTGTAGAAGAGCCAAGTGCGATCATAATTCCGATCAAAATAATCTGCCATGGAAAAGCTCTCTGAATCCTCAGCCATGTGAAAATTCACATTTTTGTAGTCTAATGTAAGCTTCGCCTCAGCGCTTGGTGTCGTGAAACACGATATGAACCCAACGCAAATTAAAGTAAGTACAATTAACTTCTTCATTTCCCCTACCCCCTTCTTCCAAATTATACTACATCCAAAAAGGGGGCGGTCTATATCATGATGTCATCATTGAGATTTTTTATTCTACTTCCTCTGCGCCATATTCAATAAAAGACTCAACATCTTCTTCGTACTCTGCAATGGCTACTTCTTCCGTTAAACCTTCTTGCTGCATTCTTTCTTCAACACTTAATACTCTGCAAATCACTTCGTAATCTTCAAACGTTTCAAAGGCTTGCTGCCTGGCAATATTAATAGCCTCGTCATAACTGTCAAAATCAAAAGCTTCTTCATCTCTTGTGATATCGTTAATTGAACCGCCCACACCATAGAAAAGTTTATATTTTGTCATGTTAACCGCTCCATTCGATAATTTTATTTTTATCTTGTAAATTAAGTATACACCGAACACTTTAAATAGTCAACCTATTATTTTATATTTATTCCTTTTTTTAAAACTCCTAATTTTTAACGCCTTCTGGCTGCAATTAAAATAATTGCATCTTAAAAACCATCCCATTATATTTTTATACATTTGTCCTTAATGCTTCTTTTCCATGGTTAATATCGACACTTAGCCTAGAAAATGAAACTTCTTCTTTGTCTTTATTCTTCATGATATAGCTAGATATATATGTATCTATGAATATCTACGTGTATTTATAAGTATCTACATTTCCATATATCACACAATTATACCTTATTGAGAACAAAAATATTTATTTTAGTTCATTTTTAAGAACAAATCTTCCATTTTTATGATATAATCATCACTGCTTATAGGCAACCTTACTGCTTATTCGCCATATGGTATAGGAAAGAGGTTCTTTTGATGAACGTAAAACATTCTAACTGTTTCTTTGTTATCAGGCTGGTTGCTGCTCTTTGTGTGCTTATTGGTCATGCTACAAGAGATTTAAACATTTCTGTCTTTGGTTATTCCCCAGAGAGTAAAGCAATATTTCACACCGGCATATCAATTTTCTTTTTTCTAAGCGCATTTTTTCTTTTCACTTCCTATGAAAGATACAAGACCAAAGGAAACAACGTAATCGATTTTTATTGGAGCAGAATTATAAGGATCGCACCCGCAATATACACCTATGCTATTGCCTCCACTGTGCTGCTAATTGTTCTGGGAGCTCTTTCATTAACGGTATTCACTGCTAAAGAGTACTGGATATGGCTTCTGAGCAATCTTGTGCTATACCCTCAATACTTCCCTGACATATTCCATCATATTGGCACAGGTCGCCTTAACGATTCACTTTGGACAATTCCTGTTCAGATTAGCTTTTATCTTGTGTTACCCGCAATTTATTGGTTTTATAAACGTTTCGGATTTAAAAAAATGATTCTTTGCTCTTTTGCTGTTTCCGCTTTCGGTGTGTTGGGTTCTTTCATATTATTAAAATTCGCACCGGGAAGTGTGTTCGGTAACCTGTACTTACATTCATTCCTGCCGCAGATGTTTTATTTCACTTTGGGAATCTTCTGGGCTAAGGTATGGAGCAAGTTACCGCAGCATATCGTTTTATTTTTATGTTCTATTATTTTATTTTTATTCTTTAAATTTGACCTTCTATATCTCAGCTCAATAAACAGCACATTATGGAGCTTTTTATGGTTCATTCCCTTGAGCTATGCAATCATTTGGTTCGGGTACAATGGGCCGAAGATATTTTGGCAGCTGAACCGGTTAGATGATATCAGTATGGGGATTTTCATATGGCACATGGTGATCATCAACATCTTCTTATACACTGGAATTAATGAAACATTGTCTGATTACCCGCTGATTATAGTTCTAATTGCTGTTACTGCTGCATCCGCATTTCTTTCTTACAGAATAGTGGAAAAACCCGCTCTTAAATTACGTAATATCAAGAAAAACAAACCGGTCAAAACAAGGATTGCAAGCTAACCGCAAGGGCTGTTCTTATGTAGGCAGCCCGAATCCTGTTTAGCATGAAATGGTGTTTTTATTCAGAGTCTTGGGAACAAGAACTATTTCCCGCTCAATTTCATCTTTGTATAGCTTTTTGACTCTCGGATAATCACGATCAATATATCGGACGCTGGTCTTCATTTGTCTAATAGCGGGCTTAAAATTTGTATAGTAATTTCACGCCTTAGTTATTTCCGATCACTTTTAACGGTCATTAAGTTTACAATAATGACAAAGGCTTTTTAATTTCATGACCCTGTTAAAACATTAGATAGAATAATTATCTGAGTCTCAAACCCAATAGTTCATTAGGTTCTCTTATGAACTCCATGGTTGACTCATCCTATTCTTTATACTCTTTTTTAATTACTTCACCTTCAGTACTGAAAGTCCACTTATCTATGTCTTCTTTGAAAATAAGTTTGTCAATAGTGCCATCAAGCACTTTAAATACCATTAAAGCTATCTTCTCGCCTACACCAATGATATTTTCCTCAACAACTAAACTAAAGGATTGTTCATAATTGAACCCCTTAATCCCAATGAGATTACCGTCTTGAAGAATATATTTTAAATCATCGAAAGGATGAAAACCCTTAATTTTGCAATTAGAATTTTTGTTTATATTTAAATTTCGAAAAACAGGCTCTAACACCGTTTTATAATTATCTTTGCGGTTTCCTTCTTTATCATAAAAATATGAATCTTTCGCACTTACACTTTTTGGTTCAGAACAGCTTTTTGGAGTATGAGCTTTAATCTTGTTACCAGTTGGTACAAATTCTATAAGCGGTGTATTTGGTACTACTATATTCATTTTTAAATGAATATTTTTTATCCTGCCTCCCCAATCAACTTCGCTAAACTCTCCAAGTAAGGCTAACTTTATTCCTTCATCTTCAGCAAAGTTTCTAGCCTCTCTTGTATACCCAACCGTGGTAACGATAAACGATTCGTCTGGTTTAATTTGCGAAACCGCTCCAAAGAAATCTCTTACAATACTTATACCCACTTTTTTATTAATATCCTTACATTCAATCAGGATTCTTTTAGATTTCTCTGATCCTTTAGATTGGACGGTAACATCTATTTGATGTGTTGTCTTTTTCTCACCCCCTCTTAATTTCAAATCATGGATTACTACATCTTTTTGATGCAATATCTTAAATACCATCGCAGCAAGTTTTTCATATTTAGTACCTAGCTTTAGTTTTTCATCTGCTATATGTTCATTATAAATAAGTTCCATTCCTTCATCCATCTTGATTCATCCCACCCCATGAGTAATTATGTTACATTATATACCAATATCAAACAACTTCAAACACTAATTCCTTGAGCTTCTAAGCCACCTCTATTATGTTTAAAATTCTTTTCTTTTAAACTGCTGTTTTATTAAAGGTGTTCATCAAAGTTTTCTACTATAAATGCGCTTTCACCCTTTTCCTAAACTCAATAACTTATTTAGATAAAAACAACATACTGAACAAGCATTTTATATTAAGATATGTATACCTGTCTTTCGTTATTATATGTAAAGTTTTAGCTTAAATTAATATTTCCGAATTATAGTTAAAAATAATTTTATAGTATTAAAAGGGAACAGTTGTAGCTGTATCCCTTCGGTCAATAAATCTTTATGATGGATAAGAAATGAAAGTCCAGAAATTACCTAATATTAACGGGTCATTGCGATCATCGCTCCAATAAATCCAAGCAGCTAGGGTACTATCTTCTCTTTGCTTCGTATAGGTTAGGTCAAATTTTGTATTTGTATTCCCTACACTAATTGTTTGATTGTTAGACCCAATAATCTGACCTGAAAGATCTTCCTGCAAAGCAATAATAACTGTTCGAGAGGCACCTTCAGTCCTTATAGTAGGTAAGAATCTATAATTCCCAGTTTTCCCTCCCATCGAGTAGTAAACATAATGATAATCTTGTTCTGGTTTTGTACTAATCATGTAAAGATCATAGTCCCATGATTGATTACTTGTTCCTTGTCTATATTCTAATTTTACATCTGCATCTCGATTTTTCCAGTTTCTGTCGAACACTCGAATATCTGGGACACTTACTCCAGCTAGTATTTTATCGATATATTGTTTTACATCACTAGGTGTTCCAACATATTCTATCACTGCCTCCACCGTAATCCGGATGTGTGCACCTGCACCAAATTGTTCTCCTCTAGCTGTTGCATTTCCTACAATTCTTCTTCTCAAGACTTGGTATTCCTCAACTTGGCGTCTAATATTATTCCATCTAGAATCTAAATCTACTGTTCCCCATATTTTAGCATATCTCCATTCAACATGTGCTTCTAGATTCCCCCTTATATCTTCCGTATTAATTATTCTATAACCTGCAGGTGCTGTCCCAGTGCTCGCTGTTGCGATTCCTCTGTTAACCTCCGTTATTTCTTTATGATTTATTAAAATGTATCCTTCTGGCGGTTCATATTCTTTAGAATCCCTATCTGTTGTCGGCTGTGCCCCTCCTCTCGCTTCAGCATCTAAAGTAAAAGCAGTTACAGTTTCTCGATGTCCAATTTCAGGCATACCTAATCACCTTTCTAAATGTTCTTAGGTATTTTATTCAAATTGAATTCGACTGTTACATTTTTATGTGAATTCCTTCTCCGTATAATACTTTCTCCAAACCCTTTTCAAATTTATCCTGTATTTTCAGTCTCCACCCACTTATGCTAATTTAAAAATGATTTCATAGCTAAGTCCCTTTTTACAAAATAAATTCAATTGCTTATTCTGAGTTCATTACCTATCTTGATAAAATATGCATTTTATTTTATTTTTGCTCTTAAAATATGTATACTTCTCTGTTGTTTTAACTTGATTTAAGTATAGCATGACTATTTTAAATAATCAATAACTATTTTATTTTTATTCTCAAAGTGCGTATTTTGTTATGATGTAAGCATGAGAAGCTTCGATGTATCCAGGATATAATAAGAAGCGTTATTTACCGTTTCATTGTAAGATTGCGCACCCTCAAAATTATTGATTACGTCTTTTTCTTCTGCTGTCATATCCTGATATTTTACCTTGCCGTATGAAGGAGGAAGCCAATTTTTCTTTTGGCTGCCAAAGATATTAAATTTCTTTAGAATTTCCATATCTTTAAACTCGATGTGACATGTTCCTTTTTTATAGAAAGTTACATAAAAGTACTTTAATTCTATTTTTTTCGTTTCGCCGTAATGCTCAGCTAGCTTTAAAGTTTCATCTATGTTTATGTCTTCTGTTAACCCATTGTCAAGGTAATTGAAAACTTTTTCGATATCCTTCAACTTTTCTAAGACCTTGTAGTCTGTTGGATTATACCGATCATCTAGCCAACTGCAATACCCGTTTAGTGGAATAATTATTTTTTTATTAATTTTATATGATTTATTTGTTTTCCACCCATTATATAAGTGCACATTTTTTGATGATTCATCATAGTAATGCTTGTGGCTAAATTCTTCAAAAAGGTTAAGTATTGTATCTTCTACGCCCTGTGTCATCTCTTTGCTCATCTGAATTCTTAATGTATAGATATTGAACAAAGAAAAGTCATAATCTTTTAATTCCTCAACGTGCTGCAAGTACTTTTGTTTCAGGTTGCTTGTAAAGAGCCCCATAAACTGATCATTGTTAAATAACGTATTCCAATACTTCGCCCTAATTTGTTTTATATATGCATTCTCTATGTCATTTTCTTCGGCATTCTTATCAATCTGCAGCTTCAATATTGGAGCACTGTCTTCATTGAATCTATGCAGCATTAAGGGTTTCAAACTGTTGTATTCATTGATTAATTTTAAACCCGCTTTGATTTCATAGTTGAACTGTTCTACAATCCCTTTTATAAAGTCTGCATTCACTAACTGTGTTGCTTTATAATCCTCATTAATTCTATGTGACTCATCTTTTTTCAATTCTTCTATTAGAACGCTGCTATATTCTTGTTTTTCAATGCTTATGTAAATTAGTGCTGTTTCAACTTCTGTGTTTCGTTCGGAGTTATGGAAAGCATTTTGAACATATTCAACTTCTGCATTTATTTCCTCTAGCTTACGAATGAGAAATTTCCTGTCATTTGAATACGGATTTTTTAATGTTTCGGCGTTTAACAAGCAAACAATTTGGCCAGATCTTTGTTGCTTCTCAATTAACTCAATGGCCTTTAATAAGTGTTTAGCACCGTTGCTAAAAGGTGGATTCATAAAAATCAAATCGTACCTCTTGTAAGTGTTAAACGTCAGAAAATCATCTGCAATCACTCTGTAATCTTTGCCTTTAAGTATGTGTCGTAAGTTTTCATCTTGTTCAATTGTATCAATGTCATATTTCGAATTCATTCTATAGTTGCTGGTGTTTTTAAATTGATTGTGAATAGCTTCTACTAAATTCCCTTTGCCTGCTGAGGGCTCCAGAACGGAGTTAATGTACTTCCATTCTACTTTAGATGTCATTTTTCGGATTAACTGTGGTGGTGTCGGATAAAAATCCGGATTATCTTTAAACATTTTGTGCTCCCCTTTTTAGGGAATGAGATGTTTTCCCATCCCCTCATTAGTTTATAGACTTATATGTGTTGATTATTGCTTTGAAGCTTTTTTTATTTAAATAACCTAAAACCTCATCGAATTGTCTTTTGTCGCAAGAGTGGTACTTACTATGAATTATTTTCATTCCATCTGGTTTAACCTCTACATTATTCAATACTGTTTCGGGAAGTGAGTGCCACCCTTTGAACATCAATAATTCTGAATAGAAGTGACGATAATATAATTTTCTTTTACTTTCAGGACGGTATGTCAACTTGACTGCATTATCATATTGGGCATATTTAGTTGGCCGGTAACTGTCATATGTTATTCTTTCAGTAATTAAAGAGCCAAGATCAGATATGTAAAACAGAGTATATTTTTCACCTTTTTCAAGATCAACATTTTTAAATTGTTCTTGAATGCTGTCAACTTCATGGAGAATTCTGTATAACGAAATTTTCAATTCTTCTATATCTACTTGTTGGATAATTTTTTTCTTCAACTTCAAACTTCTAAACTTCAACTTTTCTTTAAATAAAGATTTATATTTGCTCCAGTCTTCCTTTTTCCAGGTCTTATGTATATTTAATTCCTCAATTACCGAAGTTGAAATATCTTCCAACACATCTGCTTGATATTTTAACTCCTCTAATTCTCCTTCTTTTAACGCTTGCTTATGAGAAATTGACTTTTCAGTTTTTGCATTGTCCACTAAACCAACATACCTTGCATAAGAATGGCCTTGAGCGTCTACAATAAATTGCAATTTCCCGCCGTAGTACACTCCTACGCCATATAAATTCCATTTAACTGTGTTCTTTTCTAAATCGTCCATATTGTAATAATCAATCATTGAGTTGATTCTGTTGTCTTCCGTAAAACTTCCACCGGTTTCCGCAAGAAAATCAAAATCATTTAAAAGCAAGTTAGAAAAGTTGGTTAAAGCTTCTTCAGTATTGAAATGCACTTCTTTTGTAATTTTCACATTTTCAAGTCTGTAGTCACCTTTAACAACCTCGTCTTTATATTGATTAAGTGTTTGATTTTTGTTTAAGTTGGCAAACTGTGCATCAATAACAAAATACTCTTGATCTTCATTCAATTGTTTTACTACAACGCTGCTATAGATATTTTCGGCTTGTTTCTTCTCTTCTCCTTGCCGTCTCTTATATTCAGCATTTTTAAGCTCTTGCTCTTTTAAATATTCCTGAAGTTCTTTTTCTTTTCTCGCTTTCTCGGCTTCTTCGAATTCTTCTGTCTTTGAATCAAACAGTGTCATATCTTCTTTAATTTCTTCTGTTTGTTCTGTCACTATATATTCCCAATCTAATGAAACACGACCATAGAAATTGTAACTACCTGCGTAATCAGTGTAAGGATCTGCTGGGCTGTAGCAATGGCGATAATTGTTTAAAAGGCTGTTGCAATAATCATAAATCGCAGTCAAATAAGCTGAGCCTTTTTCATAAGGACTTGATTTGATTGTGATGTTAATAGTGCTATGTGAATTGCTTCCCCCAGTAGTAACAGAGAATTTGCATTGTGGGAAACGTTGTCTTATATGCTTTCTTATTTCCTTTGCCATTTCTTTTACTTCTTGTTCCTTATTTACTTCTACTTCACTCCATTGTGTTGCATCCCACAGACTCATTTTTACGCCCTTAGCTTTCTTTTTGGTTTTAGTGATTGTTTTAGAAGATGAGATTTCTTGTTTATTGACACCATTAGCGACCTGCATTGATTTTTCTGTCCGCTTGCTCCACCAACATTTTTTGAATCCAGAGTATCGAAAACCGTTTGATTTAAGATGAGTTAAAACCTCTTGTTCTGGTTTACTATCAAAATAAAGTTCAATTCCGTTTAACTCTTCGTTAATTCTTAAAACAGCTGTCATTTTCAATCTCCCCATTCTTTATAATGATTTTATTTTTACTCTAAATGTATGTAATCCTTTGACTTGATTTAATTTTAACATGATCACTATAAATATTCAATAGTTATTTTATTTTTATTCTAAAAAAGAAAATTATATTATCGAGGTTCAGCTTGCTGAAACGAGACGGCCGTAAAGGCACTTTACGGACGAATTTATTATTTTTTTATTTAATTATTACCCCTCTTCCCCTTTAAGGGACACACCCTTCAAACCCTTGGGACAGTTGACTTTTTTTTATGATTTATTGCTTTATTTGCAATAAGGGTTACAAATCATTATTTAACCAATCAATAAACATTAACCTCATTCTTCTTGATGGAATGTAAATTGAAATCGAATCATTATTTCTTATGCTACTTCTCCATATCCATTGAATCATTTCTGAAAGGGCAAAATAAGTCTCATCAACTTTAACACCCTTAGAGCTAAAATATTCAACTAATAATGGATTACAATAACGGTTAATAGCATAAACCAGTGTATTTTTATGACTATGTTCATTTGTAGACCGGATATTACATGGTATGAATCCCTTAGTATATCCCTTGCCTGAAAGCCTTGGTTTATAATCAATAAACGTTGTCCACATATTAAAGTTTGATTTAGACTTACATATGTTCTGAAAGTAATTCAGGATATTATTCTGCAGTCGTTTATGTAAAACCCTTTTGTTTCTGTACCATCCTTTTGATAAAGAGTACTTTTCTTCACCGATTTTATTAAGATCACCATCATATACATTTATCTTGTTTTTAATTTTATTCTTAATATGCTTGTCTGCTGCTGAATCATACGGCACGCACTTATATTTTCCCTTATCTTTTTTAATCATATATTTCTCATAAGGAATGTTATTTAAATCATAATAATACTTCTGTAACTGCCCATCGAACAGATATGTTAAGTTGTATACTTCTTTAAACAATTTGAATATGTCAGCAGGAAAGTTCCATAGTATGACTGAATCATTATGTAATATTAAATTGTTATTCAATGCAAGTTGTTTCAAGTGTTTAAACTCTCCATCATATTCCCTTTGCATATTCTTTTCTTGTTCCATATTCCAGATTATTCGATCGTCTTTATTTATTATCCAGTTATTTTTAAATAACATATCCAGGTCATCTGCAGATATGTTTAACTGTTTTACAACCTCTATTGCCTCGTCCAGTATCAAAGTATAATTACCTGAATAGATGAGTTCTTTTGTTGTCTCATTTGCCATCTTAAAGAGTGCGTGTGTAGTTGCTATATTCTTATTATCTGAAAGGTGTTTATGTAATGAATCCAGTTTATAAAATGTTTCTCCGTTAACGCTGTGTATCTTAGGTTCAATAAACTTCTTATCAGGACATGCTTCCTTGATCCTCTTCACCTCATCAAGATAAGGTGTAATAAAAATAAACTTATCATCTGTAGGTGCTTCATTCATCTTTTGAATCATGTAACTTGTCTTACCCGATCCCATTATAGAATCAATTATTTTAATTTTATCCATGATATATACAGACTTCCCCCTTTAATATTAAAAATAAAGGAACGGATAAATGTTTTACCGCTCCTTCTCATGTATGAAATTCAATTGTTGATTCTTTCTTCAAGATCATGAATACGTCTTTCAAGTCCAGAGAATTTCTTATCATTGTATCGGTGGTCACTTTCAATATTCTTGTTAATAATCTTAAGCATGGATACAACCTCTTCAGGTTCATTTTCTTCGATTCGTTTAACCGTTTCTTTAATATCCTTAACGTCCTGCTTAATTGTGTTAATATCCTTAGAAAGTTGCTGTATCGCTTCAAAGATTTGATTTTCCATTCCGCTCACCTCTAATAAGCTTAGTATAGCATGATGTCAGTTAGATTTGTTTACCTTCTTTTGGCGTATACAAAGTAAGCGATCCATGACAAAATGACAATGATACACGTTACTATGAAGATAGCCGTAATAAGCGACTGTATTCCGCTGCTAAAATAATCTTTGATGAAAAGGAATAATAAGAATAAAACAACAAATGTAATGTTCGTAAACCATAATGAGAATCGTTTCATGTTTACAATGTGCTTGTCCATGTTATAATATGGGTAGTGACTAAAGGGGAATTAATCCCCTTTAGCGTGTTATCTGCGTATACGTTTGCGTTGTCTCTTGCTACGGAGGCGCTTGCGTGTACGCTTTTTATTTTTGCTTTTCTTATTCTTCATCAGGTTTTGAATCTTCTCAGCTATCGTTAAACAGTTGATGATTAAAACCGTGATAGGAATAAGGAAAGCAATTGTTATACCCACTTTCTCAAGCACTATGTACACCTCCTTTCCTATAACTCTATTATAGCACACTTCCCCTAAAAAGTCATTTTATTTTTACTCTCAAAATGGATTTTATTAAATTATTTTGGACTATTATTCATGGGTGTTTGTAGGCTGTATAAGGCATGTATGTGGATTGGATACCAATGATACTATGATTAATTTAAAATTGATTCTAGGTGTATTAGAATGCTTCTGATGATGTTATGGTCAGTGTGATATGGGATGGATATATGATGATGTGTGGTGAATGGAAACGGATAGAGATGATTAGGTAAGATTCAGGGTGGATGTAATGAGATGAAGGGTGAGAAGAAATATTATTAGAGTGAATATAAAATAGGTGTGTGAATTGATGAGTAAATTGTATAGATAACACTTCGATTTGCTCCCTCTCGTTATACACACGATTATTTTTAATGAATGAGTATTCATATTTTAATTGACCGCTTAATTATTTTTTCAAAAATAAATATTGTTTTTCATTTGAAATTGTGTTAGATTTGCAAATTTATCAGCCAAATCATAAAAACCCTACATAACGTATCTTATATAGGGAATTAAATACCAATATATAGGGGGTATATTAACATCTAAAGGCCAAAAAATAGGAACAAATGTACCCCTAGCACTTCCATTTCCACACCCTACTTATTTTTTCACTTTCCCGTTTTTAGCCTTTTTTCGCATCGTAATCGCTATCGTAAAAGCCTATAATATCAATGTTTTTCCACCCCTTATTCTCTCCTTTTTCATCAGATTCTTAAATAAACAACCACTTTTCCTCTCTCCTGTCTACGTTTTACGATCACAAAACACCTATTATCCCCTTTGACATCTCTAAAACATTGCTATATCAACTAAATAACCCTTTCCAATCTTCATTTACGATAAGCACTTTTTTAGGTCACGATCACCCGGGGGTCATTAAAAATCAAAATAAAAAAAGCCACCATAATAGGTAGCTTCCCTTTAAAATTAACGTTTTAGTCTCTTCAGTGCCTCCATATACGAGGTCTTTTTCGATTCCTTGTTCTCCAGTTTCTTCGGTTTAAATAAATCCTCTCTACGGCGATTCTTCGCTTTATAAACAGTTGTTTCTTTAACTTCAGTGTTCCCATTTTCAATTAAATCATCTAACTGCTTCATTCGCTCATTGATCCAGGTTAATCCACTAAGAATCGTTATCGCCCTATTACCTTTATCATAATGCCCTTTAAATAAGTCTAGGGGCATCTTGTTATCAAAGACATTAAACAGCTCATTATACGATATATGCTCCGTTAAGAACTCATGAACATCCAGAATAACTCCAGCTCTCATCACATTTGTAAACTCAACAGGAGTAAATATCGAATTGTTCCACGACTTCTGTATATCTTCATGTAGCTTATCAAAATACTTGCCCTCATTTGTAAATTCATTGAGGTTTGCTTGGGCAATAGTCATGATTCCTGGTGTATCAAACAGCTGATTTAAATCCTTCCTGTCTAAGGTGCTGATCTTTGATCCTCTGTCCGTGTAATTAAGTAAGACTTCAATTAAATCCAGGAACATTTTGTTTGTTTCCTTGTAGAGTCTGCTCTCTGAAATCTTTCCTTCGTATTTGCGAAAAACCATTTGATTATCCAAAGGTAAAACACAGGTCTCTGGCAGAGATAATTCATCTAGTAGCTCCAGCGAATTAATCTGATTAACCAATACCTCATTGTTATCAGGAAGGATTGGAACAGCAACTATGGTTTTATGAGCAAGGTATTCGTTTAACAATTCTAATAATATAGGAGCTACCCCTGAACCGGTTCCACCAGCTGCAGAGAAAGCAACAAATATGACTTGTACTGAAGGCTTTTCCATTGTGTTCTTTATAAACTCAATTGAAGATTCCCAGTTGTTTTTCATATGTTTCGCTGCTATGCTTCTGTCTTTACCTACTCCTTCTGTCCCTACCAGATGAAGCTTATCTTGAATATTGATTAATGAATTAAGGTCTGAAAGTGAATAATTTATTGCAACAGAATGAAATCCTCTCTTCATTGCTTCATCTGCTACACTTCCACCGGCCTGTCCAACTCCAATAAATCCAAACATTAAACCCTCTCCCCTTCTAATTGATATCGTAAAGCTTCTTGTCCATATTGAGTAATAAAAACTGTATGCTCTTTGCTATTTTTCACTATATTAATAAACTGCAAGGCCTCAAGACGATCGATGCTCTTTCTAAAGGTGGCTTCAGTTAACTGAGTTTTTGCTTGAATGGTTTTCTTCCTAATTGATTTAAACATTAAATCTGCCCCTTCATCGCTCAATAAGCCTAGAATATACAAATCATTTCGAGTTAAATTATCAATGACTGAATCAAAATAAGTATCCATGTAACCCCTCCTTAATATCTGATGATTTTGAAGTATCTTGGTTGATATACGATTATTATATTGTTCATTTGCATTTAAATGCAAATACTTTTGTATCTTAATGCAAATAATTACACTCTGCTTGTATGTAAACCAGTCATTTTATAAAATTTATTCAAACAGCAAAAGGATGATTTAAATGGAATATAGGGTTAAAAGTAAGTTGGATTCATTTCTAAGTAGCAAAGGTATTGAAAAAGGCTGGTTAGCAGAGCAAATAAAAGCTGAAAGAGCAAGTATATCTAGATGGTGTAAAAATGACAGCGAGGGATTTGCTACCGTCCTCCCTAGTACATATAATCTTTTATTAATGGCACATATTCTAAATTGTAAAGTTGACGATCTTTTTGAATTAATCGAAATTAAATCCAATTAACTTTGGATTTTTATGTTTACAAGAGTAAAAATAAAATATATAATAAAGATACAACCACATGAAGTGGTCTTTATTTTAATCATTTTAAGAGTAAAAATAAAATAGTATGGAGGTGTAAGATGAAAAAGCAGTATTTATTTAGTCATTTAATGGGGTTTATTGAGGGAAAAGTAGTCGATGGGACAGCAACACCCGAAGAAGAATACCTTTATCAGGATTACAAATGGTACGGAAAGATTAATAAGCAAAGCTTTACATATCGAAGTTTAGTAAATCAATATCTTAATAGCGAATATTAAGCACTTTTAGAGTAAAAATAAAATATAAGGAGGGGATTGATTGAAAAGAAAAAAAGACGGATTGTCTAAGCAAGTTCATATCTACAGTGTGGATACATCCGCATTTTACAATGACAAAGAAAATTCATTACATAATAAGATTTTGAAGTCTTATAGATACAGAGATTATCTTAAGACATTAGACAATGTAAATAATAAACATAAGAAATACATATCACAAAGAATTACATACCTTAAAGAATGCCTCTATTCCGCATTCGAAGAACATAACGACATAAGAGCACTTCGAACTGACAGCTTAAGGGACAATAAAGTGATTTCTTTATTTGATTCAGTGTTGACCCGTACATTAGGGATTAAAGAAAACACCCTTTCAGAGGAAATCATGGTTGTCCAGACTTATCATTTTGAAGTATTGAAGGACATTATTGATCAAGGATTTTTACATAACAATGAAAAATACGTTTATTTCACAAGCAGCGCCGGTCAAATTCGTACAAAGAAGTCATGTTTCATTAAAAAAAGCACCTACGATAAGTATCAGGATGCTTTGACATGCGGCTTAAGTATTGAAAAGATCAACTCCCTTGGTGGTAGTAGCATTAATAAATGGAATAGTTATATGGCCTTATCTAACAGCGCCAGTAGCCCTTGGGAGATTGATATTGATAAAGCTATTGTAGTCAACGACTTAGAAACTGATGTGTCGAGTCTCGTTGACTACATTGATCGAGACACCTACAAGATCACACGAAAAACAATGAACATTCCCATTGAGCATACAGATGGCTGCGGAATGATACTCCCCACTCTAAGTCGTAAAAGCTTCATGGTAAGGCTCCCGTGGGTAAAGGGTCTATTAGTCCCTTTTGATTTTCGTAAATTTACTGAGGAAAACAAAGCTTTTAAAGTAACTGATATATACGGCAAGGAATGGGACGTAGTGAGAGATGATATTCAAATTATCTTCACCAAAAGCCAGTTTAAAATGTGGAAGTATTATTCATCGTGGGAAGAATATCAAGTCAATTATAAAAAATATGGATGCTTAGGGGCAAAACTCAACGAAGAAGATCCTTCTGTTGAAGGTAAGCTCACTTATCAAATGCTCCAGACGCTTACAGATATCTCGGATAAAGAATTAATTCAAATGAGCTCTAAGACTGTAAAAGAGATAAGCACATTGGGCACTGATAAAGAAACCATGTTAAGAGTTCTTGGAGCTACGGAGAAAAAGAAGCATCGAACAGCTCTTCAGGATGCTTTACTTCTATATCCAGAACTTCTTAACGATGATCACACGAAAGAAATTATTAAAAATAAAAAGAAAAGCATGATTAAAGATGCCAAATCAGGAAAATTGCTTGTTGACGGTGCTCGTTATACATACTTATGCCCTGATCTGTATGCTTTCTGCGAAAAATTATTTCTGAACATCCAGAATCCAAAAGGACTGCTTTTAGGAAGTGATGTCCATTGTTCTTTATATGATGAAGGGTATATTGATATCCTCCGCTCCCCTCACCTATTCAGAGAGCACGGTGTTAGGTGGAACAAAAAAGATGAAAAATATGAAAAGTGGTTCATTACCCCAGGTGTTTACACAAGCATTCATGATCCGATATCTAAACTGCTACAGTTTGACAATGACGGGGATAAGGCCTTAATTATTTCTGATGAGTTAATCGTTAATATTGCAAAGCGTAATATGGAAAACATCGTTCCGTTGTATTATGAAATGTCTGTAGCCCAGAAACAAGAGATTAATAGCAAGAACATCTATGAAGCACTGACTCTTGCTTATGGAATCAATATCGGGGAGTACAGCAACAACATCACTAAGATATGGAACAGTGACAATATAAATCTTGACGTGATCAAATGGTTATGCATGGAAAATAACTTTACTATTGATTTTGCAAAAACCTTATTCATGCCCACCCGTCCTGATCATGTTGATGAAAAAATTAAAGATTACATAAAAAATAAAGTACCCCACTTCTTCATCAATGCAAAGGATAAAGAAGAACATAGCGTTGAGTTAATTAATGAAAGCACAGTAAATAAGTTAGACTCCATTATCCCTTCTGACCGAATTAATTTCGCATCAGTAGCAGGAAAATTTGATTATCGTTTCCTGCTCAAGAACAAGGAGATTAAGTTGGACGAGGCAATTATTAGTGAGTACAAACGATTAGACCAAAACAAGAAATGGCTCATGAATGATGAAGACATTAAGCCTGGACAAAAACTTTATGTTTATAAGGTCATTAAAGACAGATTGTTAAAAATCCACAATGACGAGCAATATGTTACTGATGTTTTAGTAAAGTACCTATATAAAAAGAAAAGCAAATTTAAATCAACATTATGGGAGTGCTTTGGAGAGACTTTATTAGAGAATCTAAGACATAACTTAAAGACTTATAGAGGATGCTGTAGTTGCGGAAAAATGTTTAAGTCGACTTCGCACAAGGCGAAATATTGTCCAACCTGTGCAAAGAAAATAGCACAAAAGCAAAAAAACAAGTGGAAAAGGGATAAGTGGAGGAAGGAAGAAAAATAGAAAGTGCCCTGAGCCTTACTCCCCCAAGGGGTACAGCGATTTTACCGGAAAAAGTTTAACAAAAAAAGTGCCTTGAACCCTTGATATGACTGGTCTGAAAGCCCCTTTTGAGATAATCGCCATAAGGGAGAAAGAAAGCTAATTTCCACATATAAGGGTGAGTACGTCTCCCATTTTTTCAAAAGAAGCACAAACGGTACCGTAATTATATTTTAACACAAAAATAAACAATATCACTAGGAGGAATTAAAACATGAACAAAACAGAATTTGTTGGAGAAGTTGCAGAGAAATTAGGAGTTACTAAGAAAGAAGCTACGCCTAAAGTAGAAGCAGTATTTAATGTGATCGTTGAAACACTTACAAAAGGTGAATCAATCAAGATTCCTGGAGTTGGAACGTTTGAAGTTCGTGAACGTGCAGCTCGTAAAGGGAGAAATCCAAAATCGGGCGAAGAAATTGATATTCCAGCTACAAAGGCACCTGCCTTCAAGGCTGCTAAAGCTCTAAAAGACGCAGTGAAAGCTTAATAAAAGTTAATGAGGACGACAGGAAAGGCTTCCTGCACGCTTTGTCACATAGAGCTTATGCTCCTAAAAGTGGCAGAGTTAGATGTTATGGAGGAAATTGTCGCCCTCCCCTCTTTTCGCATGTGTTCATCTCCAGGTTAATCAATTAGAGTTCTTTTATTGGCGACATGGGGGTGTTGTCAATAATAAGCTGTTTACTGATATGTGGGATATCAGTTCTCCGCTAATATTCATTTGTTTGAGGACTTGGAATGCCAGGGTTTCGGATAAGTGGATATTAGCGGGGTATTGCCCCATCGTGGATTAAGCTTTTTCTAAACATTGCTATTCTCACTTTCATACGAACAAAAGCATTAAATTCGACTTTACAGCTACAACTGGTCATTGTAGTTAGTCGGATAATGGTCACTTATGAGGGTTCGAGGTTAACTCGGATGTCTGTATCTAAAAAGAGACAGGTAAATGGCTATTATCGGGCTAAAAATGTCGGTAAGACTTAACGCATTAATGCAAATTGCGACTTTATCCCATCAGGGTTTTATTATGGCAGATTTTTCGTGCTTGCTTAAACAAAACGAAAGGGAGAGTTAAAGGATGGCGAAGAATCGTAGAAAGCCGGCTGTGATTAAAGCAGTAAAATTTGAAAACACGGCGCACTCAATCGCTGATATTTCGAACTTGGTCGGCCAAAGGACGATTGTCATCAGTTGTCAGATAGGCTGTCCGACAGTAACAATCCCAACATTACATGGCAACAGTATCGCACAAGTAGGTGATTATATAATCCGTGAAGAAGACAAGTTATATTTGTGCAAACAGGATACTTTCGAAAAGACTTACAACAGCCAAGAAGACTCTGTAAATTTTAATTGGATGGAATGTTAGAAAAATTACACTTAATACCCTTTTTATCCTATAATGGAATAAGGAGGGGTTAGATGGAGATCAAAAAAGAAGAACTGATTATTTCGGATTTTGAACATCTGTATATAATAGAGTTGTACTCTTTAGCAGATGCTATCAAAAGAGATTGCGAGGAAGTTTTCAATGAAGTTAAGATACCTTCAGAGAAAGGATATTATGCAATTGAGTCTTCAGCAAAAATCCATTCGAAGATCAATTCAATAGTTATTAATGCAGCTAATATTAAGAAGTTAATATATCCCCAAGAATTCAGAAAGAAAAAGGAGTCAGCAAAGGTATATAATGCTCGCATAGCCAGAGCGCAGATTTTCAAAACAATTCTAGGTGATTTAGATCTAGAGGAAATTAAAAAGACGAATGTCAGAAATCGGCTTGAGCACTTTGATGAGTACTTAGATAAAGCAATTTCAACGTTTCAAGATGAAAATTCAACAATAAAACATAAACACGCACTTGTATCGTATAATACTATTCTTTCTCATATGAAAGCTATTGATCCTCCGGTATATCCACTAAGACTTTATGTATCAACAGAGAAAGTATTTTATCATCTCGAATCTTCAATAAATATCGGAAAACTATATGAAGAGGCTAAGGGATTACTAGGCATTTTATTAGAATTAGAGGATATAAGAGAAGAGATGGGTGGAGTACTTTTGAAATTGTATGACTTTTAATTCTCTTTACATAACGCAGTCAGAACAAGGCTTCCGCACCCTACGGTGGAGGTCTTTTTGTGCTTGCGTTTTACTTTACCGATCAGCCGGAATGCGCTTCCGAGCCTTCTGGTACGCAAGTAATCAATAATCTCCTTCGGGCGTTTCCCCAACGCCTATCCGACTTATCTTTTCATCTCCTTTATATCCCCTTTTCGGTCGTTACCGATGCTTCGGATCATCGGGCTTCCGAAGGAGCTTATTGTACGTAAATAAAACACATATTGGAGGAATTTAAATGGCAAGCAAAAAAGTACATCAAATTAATGTAAAAGGCTATTTTGATATGGACGTAATGGAAGTTACTGAACAAACTAAAGAAGCTGAATACACATATGACTTCAAAGAAATTCTTTCAGAGTTTAATGGAAAGAATGTTTCAATTACTGTAAAAGAAGAAAATGAACTTCCTGTTAAAGACGTTGAGTAAGGCGGTGACTGAATGATCGATCCTGTTCAAACTAAGCGTCACTCAGATGAAAACCTTAAAGAATGGAAAATAAGAATCTGCTCTAATAAAGACATTTATAATCTAAACTGGGAAGAAATCAAAGAGTTAATCAACAAGGAAACCGGCGAATCTAAAGGTGAATCAGCTTATAGAAAATGGTTCAACAACTTCATTGAAGGAGTTGAATACCAAAAAGAAAAGTCAGCTGAATCAAATAATTCTCTCCTTGAATTGGAACTGAAAAAGGTTGAAATCATGGAAGAGAGAAAAAAGCTTCAAGCTGTAAAGCATGAAATACATAAAAACACACGTGTCAAAGGTCGAACAGAGCTTCTATATGAAAATGTAACTGAAGCAATTGAGAAAGTAGGCACTCTCCCTCCCCCTTCCTTCTATCCATTAAATAAGAGCGAAAGAAAAAGAGCTGCTGTTCTAGGGTTTGGAGATGAACACTTCGGGAAGCAATTTAAAAGCAACAACAATGAATACAACGAACAGATTTATTTGCAGCGTATGAATCAGATTCTTTCTGAAACTGTTGAGTACATTCAAAAAGAAAATTTAGATGAGCTGGTCGTGTTAAATGGCGCTGACAGTGTTGAAGGTATGGCATTGCGCGTATCGCAATTAACTGCCCTTCAGTACGGGTTTATTGACCAAGTGATTAAATACTCTAGGTACAAAGCTGAATGGCTTTTAGAGCTTTCTAAGCACGTCAAAATTAAGTACATGCATATCCCTTCTGCAAATCATACTGAACTTAGATTACATAATACAAATCGCTCGGAAATGCCTAAAGAAGATGTAGAGCGTATTATCGCTACTTATATCCATGACGTACTCAAAGACAATGAGCGAATTGAAGTTCCTTTATACGACGAAGGAATCGTAGATTTTAAATTACTTGAATTTGAAATTGTTGCTTGTCACGGACACCAGATTAAAAACAAAAAGAACGCTATTCGTGACATCTCACAGATGAAACGAAAATTCTACGATTACATGTACATCTCTCACTTCCACCACGGGAATATGCTTACTGTAGGTGAAGCAGCCACTCATAATATCCAGGTAATACAACTTCCTTCTGTTATGGGTTCCGATGAATACAGTGACAGCTTAATGACAGGTGCAAAAGCTGGAGCAAACCTATCAATTTATGAGTCTGGCAAAGGTCGGACTATTCAGTACGATTACATATTGAATTAATAGGAGCTGTGAATATGAGCAATGAAAAAGAGTTAGCTTTTGGCAATTTAGTAACCATGATTTGCAAAGAATGTGTAAAACACGGTTTTACATTAGATGAACTTGAAAATGTTCGTCCTCTTGTGAAAAAGTTCTATCACGACAATGCTGTTCCTTTTAAACATTAGAATGACAAAACCTTCTCAAAAATTTATGGTTTTTGATGATGCAGGTATTGAGGATACATACATAATTCGCTTTAAAAATAAAAAGTTAAAGGAATGATCCTATGTCTGCCAATGAATTTATTGAAATATTAGTAGAACAGTGGGACAATCTGTCCCCTGAAAGCAAGAACGCTCTAGTAAATTTGATTGTTAATTAATATAAAACTTTAATTTTTAAACAGATCAAAGGGAGATTTTTATGAGCATGATCATGTCTGCAGTTGCACGTTCGAAAAAATCAAATACAAAGAAATTGACTTTGACAAAGTTAAAACAGTCGAGGATGTAAAGCTTTTGCTCAGTAAATTCAACTTTAATGTCCATGAAAAAGATTGGGACAAATTTAGTCATTTAACTAAAGATGAAGTTAAAGAGACTGTTTGGACAAATTATTAAAATTTAAACATTACGATGAGGAATGATGAAGATGAATAAAACAGATTTTGAGTATTTAAATAACCATCTAAAAACACTAACGAGACTTAGAGAAGCTGGTCACAAGTGTGATCAGGAAATCAGTCAGGTATTACGCTGTTTACATAAAACTATGTTTGGAAGAGAGCTATACTTCCCTTCAGACCGAACATGGTCAATAATAGAGAACGTTGACAAAGATTTACAAAGCAGATTTCACAAAAAAGCTCCTAAGCTTGTTTTAGTAGGCAATATTGACAGAGCCAAAGGAAAAACAACTCTTCTGATGAAATTATCGCAACAAAATAGCATACCAGTAATTGTAGGTACGAGTACAGATGATAAGGTCTATAAACACCTTGCAAAAGAAAAGGGAATTAGCTGTGTTATCGTTCCGGCCGATTGTTTATCAGGCAGACGTTTACCGAATGGTGTATATATTGATAGCACTGTTACTAAAGAGCAACTCAAAATGATTAAAGAGCTAGGTATTGAAATTAAGGGAGGATTTCATCAAGATGAGGCTCTCTCTTCTTTAATTTAAACACCTTTTTAGAACGTCCAGTGATAATTGAGGTACACCACTTCCTCTCTATTGCTGGGCGTTTTATAAAACGTGTTTTTAATAATAATGTGGGGGTGAATGAATGCCGAGAAAAGCCAAAGAAAAGGAAAAATTGATCTGTGCTGCTTGTCAGAAAGAAAAGGACAAAGAGTCAGGGTTCTATAATTCACGAAGTAGTCTGTATGAGAAGACCGGAAAAGTCCCTATTTGTAAGACTTGCTTGAAGAAAAACATTGATTACAACAATATTGAATCAATATATACAGTCTTACAACAGATTGATGTTAAATTTGATCCGTTGTACTGGGAACAAGCTGAAAAGAGAAAAACAGATACATTTAGCGCTTATATGACAATGGCTAATTCATTGAAGCAATTTAACGGTACTGGTTACAAAGATAGTGTTTTTGACAAACACCCAGAGAAGCCACTTATAGAGGAATCTACACCTACAAACAATGCTGGTGTTAGCCAACCTGAAGTCTCAGATGACCTGATTGATAAATGGGGAATTGGTTACACCCCTGATGAGTACAGTCAATTTGAAAGAAAATACAATAAACTTATTCGAAATTACGGCGAAAAAACCACACTTCATACTGAAGGATTGCTTTCATATATTCGTTTTCGCGTAAAAGAGGAGTTAGCAACTGCCAAAGGTGATGTAAAAGAAGCTAAAGAATGGGGTTCATTAGCTTCAAAGGCAGCTACAGATGCAAAAATTAATGTATCTCAGTTAAGTAAGAGCGATATCAGTGGTGGAGTCGATGTACTTTCTCAATTATTTGAAGCCGTTGAAACAGAATTGGGCATTATACCCCTTCTCCCTCGTTTAGCAGCTCAACCATATGATGACGCCGATCTAATCATTTGGGCGATTATAAATTATTACAGAAGGCTTGAAGATAAGGAAAAAGTCGATTACAAGGACATTTACCACTTTTATGATGAAATGCTCGAAGAGGACTTCAAATCAAAAGGATTGTCGCCTGAAGAAATTGATAAACTGAAGAGTGCTCGTAACAATGTGTTCAGAGATTTAGAGAATGTGTACAAAGAACCCCTTTATGACACAGGAGATGAAGAGTAATGGCTAGTTATAAAAACTTCACCTCAAAAAACAAGAAGCATACAAAAAACAGAACAGATATTTACGACGCAGCTTTTGAAACTCCTCTGAATCCAGATGACAATTCAAACCTCATTAGCAAGAATATCTCCAAGTGGGCTGAGTTCACCTCATTTATTCGTTTTTATCCAGACATTTTTTACGATATGTTGAAACCCGAAGTCGGCGGAATTGAGCTAGATTTATACCAAAGAGTTATGATGAGAACACTCAGTCGCTTCCCTCAGAACTACTTCTGTATTCCACGTGGTGGATCAAAAACGCTTACCCAGATCATGGTTGCATACCATACAGCTATTTGCTTTCCTAATGTAACGTTAGCCATTACCGCTTCTACAAAGGAATCAGCGGTGAAAATTTGGAAAGAAAAACACGAGGAAATTTTAAGGTTTTATCCTTCCATTAAAGATGAAATCAAGAGTGAAAACTTTTCAAAAGACAGCGGTCGGGTCGAATTTCAAAACGGGGCCATCATCGATAACCTGGCAAATGCCCAATCCTCTAAGGGTTTACGTAGAAGACGTGGCTCCTTAGAAGAATCTGCCTTGATTGATAAAGATTTATACGATGATGCTATCGAGCCGATCTTTAATATCCCTCGCACAACCATGACTGGCGAAATAGATCCTGCTGAATTAAATGGCCAGATTAACCGGTTCTCTACATCAGGATATAAAAACTCAGATGAGTACGAAAAAATCCTTACGATGGTTAAGGAAACTGGTGATCTTAAAGGATCCTTTGTATTTGGATCAGATTGGCGCATTCCTATTCACTTTGGTCGTCAAAAAATGTCTGTTATTAATAAAGCGCGACAAGGAAATGTAACTCGCTTCCGTCAGAATTACCTTTGTGACTGGATTGGTGCAAGTGACGGCGCATTAATTAATATCAGTAAATTAATCAAAGCCCGGACTATTACCCATCCCGAACTTTCTTGCCCAAGAGATAAAAATAAGAACTTTTTGCTGCACGAATATGTAATCGGGGTAGACGTTGCCCGCTCAGCAGCTGAATCAAACAATAAAACAGCTATCGTTGTTTTGAAGATAATCAGAAACAGCAACAACCTCATTAGGCAAGTTCAAGTGGTTAATATTATAGAGCCACCAAACGGATTGAGTTTTAAAGAACAATCAATCATGGTAAAAAGAGTTTTCAAAAACTATGGTGGCAATCAAGATACTTCCCTCTCAAGAGTTAAAGCTGTTATTGTCGATGGAAACGGAGTCGGTGGCGGTTTAATCGACCGGTTATTAGAGGATGTTACGGATCCGGAGACCAATGAAGAACTTGGGTGCTGGGCCACAATAAACACTGATCAAAAGCCAGATGTCCCAAATTCGCCGGAAATCGTTTATAACCTAAAATCCCAAGGCATTAACCAAGACATTATCACTCAATTCCTGGATTATGTTGAGTCCGGAAAATTGAAGTTACTAAAGTCCTATGATGACATCAAGAACCAAAAAAGCATATCTGATGATGTAATGATTGAAGCAGCATGTATTCAAACTCAATTGTTCATTGACGAAGTTGCAAACCTCAGAATTAAAAAGACACAGAATTCTTTCACTGTTGAGCAAGTTGTAAAAAGAATCGATAAGGATAGGTACAGTGCAATTGCTTATGCGCTGTATTACATAGCTTTATTTTTAGAAAAGGAAGAATCCGATGATGAATATTCATTTGGATTCTTTTTTAATTAGAAATTGAGGAGGTGAATAATGACTACATCTGAACCACAGTCATCATATGAATTTAATACAAATTTAGTGCCGCTTGATTCGTTGTTCTTTAATGATTTATTTAACGGCATTTCTTACGACAAAGTTAAATCATGGCTGAAAGACCATAATGTTTACAATAAGCAGATTAGGGATGCCTCTAAATTGCTTTATAACGCAAATGGTGTGTATAGAAACGTTATTGACTACATGGTAGCCCTCCCTACTTTAGACAGAGTTATTTTGGGATCAAGTAAAGTAACTGATTTCAAATTGAACAAACAAAAGTTCAATCTTGCTTTAAGGAAAATCAGCGACAAAAGTGTTGTCAGGGATGCATTAGGGAAACTCAGCAAATATGGAACTGGTTTTTATTATTTTGATTCTGTAGCCAATGATTCTTTTCCCACCACTCTAAGTGACAATGAGATCGGATCAATAACTGAATCAAATGCTATTGATGACTTTAATTGTTCCGTCCTCCCTCTTCCTCTGGATTATTGCAAAATTATAGGCAGGAAAAATTCCTCTTATCAGTTAGCTTTTGATGTCTCCTATTTTGACAAGTTCACAAGTAACGGAAGATCGCTCAAGCTTAGACGATGGCCAGAAGAAATCAGACAAGGCTATAGGGCTTATAAGAAAGATCAAAATCGAAAATGGCTAGTTCTTGATAACAATAAAACCATTGCTGTTAAAGGAAGTAGCGACATTGAAGATCAATGGGGACGCCCAATTGGTTTATCTGCATTTATTGATATGGTTTATGATGAATACTTTGTTGACACTAAACGGAACATTTTAGATGAACTTAACAGTACTTTAATCTACCAGACCTTCCCTGAAGGTGATCAAAAAGGCAAATCAGCTTTATCTCAAAAGCAACAGGAACAGCAGCATGAGAATATAAAAAAAGCTTTAGTAGCTAAAGGAAGCGTTAAAGGTGTTAAGTTCTTTTCTTTGGCTTCGGGAACAAAATTAGACAAGTTGGAAACTAATGTAGATTTCTTGAAAGTTAAAGGTGAAGACGAGCTCATTAAACGAATCACTACAAATTTAGGATTTGCAGGATCTGCTCTCAATGGTCAAGACGGTAACTACTCTTCTCAACAAACCAATATCGAGATGGTTTCTTCCCAAATATTCTCCTGGTTAGAACAAATTCAAAGTGAGTTTAACAAGGTGATAAACGCCAATATCATCAAAGATCCTCGCTCTTATATTGAGGTTTACTACCTCCCTCTTACCCACGTTAACAGGAAAGAAAAAGTCCAAAACATGAAAGACCTTTATACAAGTGGTCGAGGAAGCCTTATTGCTTGGATAGCCGCTACTGGATGGAATCCTGATGCTTACTTATCCCTAATGGAATATGAAAAAGACGAAGGTTTTGATGAAAAATTCCCTGTTCATGCGACCTCTTTCACAATGAGTAAGAATAACGATAAGTCAGCCGGCGCACCTGAGATCGATGATCCGAAAAATGAAAACACGATTAAATCGAAGACAAATAACAGTAACGGAACGCCTTCTGGCTCTTGAGAGGAGGTGATTAGTATTTGAAAAGCACGATTTTAGAAATTAACAATCAGAAAAAAACCAGTGGTCAAACATACATCAAGTGGGTCGTTCTCGAAATCCATGAAAATAATACTCAGTTTAATAAGAACGGTATTACCTGGCTGGAGAAATACATAAACGCTAACCTTGAATCAATTAAGTTAATGCCAATTTGCGCAGAATTCTTGGATGATGAAAACAGTGAGCCATTCGGACACGGTTTAACAGAAGTCAAGGACGGCACCCCTCTCTTTGAAAACAGCGCAGTGGTTGGTACGACTACTAATGCTTACATTGACACTATTGATGTTAATGGTGAGCCAAAAAGAGTGTTAATAGCTGAAGGCTTCCTATACAACCAGCGCTACCCTAAATTTGTTCAATGGTTAAAATCAAAGATGTTTGATGGTGATTTCCCTGAAACCTCGGTTGAGATAGCAGCTGTAGAAGGTTCAGATGCAATTGAATATGAAGGTGGCTGGAAAGAGCAAGGACGTATACCTATGAAATTCGACTTTACAGGTGATGCAATTTTAGGTATCGATCCAGCAGATGACGCTGCCATTTTACTTGAATTAAACAGTAACAAAAAGGAGGATAATTTAATGCCAAAATCTCAAGAAGAAGTAGTCCTTGAGTTAAACAACAAACTTGATAATAAGAATAAAGAAATTGGAGAGTTAAATCAAAAAGTTGAGAAACTTACTGAGGATTTAAAGCAAAAAACTGAAGAACTGAATGCCGCTGTTAAAGCTGCAAAGGATGAAAAAGCTAAGGCTGATGCAAAAGAAAAAGAAGCGCAAAAAGCTAAGGATGAAAAAGCCAAGGCAGATGAAGAGCTTAATTCTTTAAAGGAGTTCAAAAACAAGGCGGTAGCCGAAAAGATGCAAGGAGAGCTTAACCAAGCTTTAAAGGAATATTCTCCTGAAGAAAAGGATGTCGCAAAAGAGAAAATTGAAATGTTCTCTAAGTCCCCTTCTGTCGAGCTTAAAAACGAAATTATTTCTGAAATCAACTCAGCAATCGCTCGATCCTTCATCGCTGAACGCTCAAAGAAGCAAGCCTCTGAGACTAATAGCACAAATTTCGATATTTATTCAGAAATTCGTGATTCTGGGCAACAAAGTTCAGTGACTATTGATGATCTTTATTAAGATAAAATAACACTTTTATAAAATTTAGGAGGAATACTCAATGTTCAAATTCGGAACAATTGGTGCTTATAAACAAGTACGAAATAATCCACGCTGCAAGGCTAGTGTCGATTTAGTCCCTGGTCTAGTCGTAATCCCTAACGATTCTTCTGGTAATGCATTCCCTCCAGGCGCATCTTCAACTGCAAAAGGTGATGTATATGTGGTTGGAAACATTATTGATAAACCTGAAATTCGCAATAAAGAAGACTTCAAAGTTCTAAAAGGTGAGTATGTCCTCGCTTTCAATGTAGCAGATTTAAAAGGACTGCCAGTAGAGCTCAGCGCTGATACTGTAGTAGATTATGATTCTCTTGTGAAAGACGACGTTTTGGTTCCTACAGCAGATAAAAGCGGCAAATGGGTTAAAGCTGGCGATGACGTTGCAGAATTTAAAGTGTCTTTAAAAGTTGTAGAGAAAACTTCATTTGGCGGAAAAGGTTTGTACCTAACAGTACAGGCTTAATTATAATTCTGGAGGTAATTATTAATGTTTACAGTTGAATTAAACAATGTTCAAAAAGACTCAAACCATTATGCAAATGCTAAATTGAATGCTAAATCCCCTCTTGTGGAAATCTTTTCTGCAGCTGCAACAGGTCAAGACCTTTCCAAATTTGGTGCAAAAGCCGATGCAGCTATGACCCATGTGAAGGAACTAGCTTCAAAAGCTATCATGGGCAATCCTGTAGCTAAAGCCGAGATCAACACGATTGTTCGTTATGCTATCGAGCCTAAACTTATTTCAGCAATTAAGCTATTTGATTTTATGGGCACATTTAGAACTATTGGCTATGATCAGCAACCGATGATGACAACATACGCGCATGAATCCATCCGAAGCCAATTCCAAGCTTCTCGTGGTGACGTACCGTTCGCTACTACAACTTGGAGCGAATATCCGATTGGAACTCAAACCATTTCTTCTGGCTATGCTGTTAACTATCGTGAGATTCAAAGTGGGAATCTTGATAAAGTAGCTGAAGGCATGGAGCAAGTTCAAACAGATATGATGAACAAAGCAATGTACTATGTTGTAAACGAAATGTTCAATGCAATTAAAAATGCAACAGGCGTTAAATACTTTGCTGAAACTGAAGGTATCACCAAATCATCTGTAGATGATATTATCAAAAAGGTTCGCCGATTTGGACAACCTTCTATTGTTGGTGACTTTTCTGTTGTTTCTCAGCTAAATGACTTTGCAGGGTTCCAGGCTGTAGCCGGAGAAGCTTCAAGCACTAAACTCCCTCAGTCTGTAATGGATGAAATTCGAAGAACAGGATTGCTTAACACTTATAAAGGTTCTTCTGTTGTGGAATTACCTAATGCTTATAATCTTACTGAATTAAATAAAGCCGGTGACAACTTCAACACATATCTCCCTGAAGGACTTCTCTTCTTCATTCCTCAAGGTAAAAAGTCTCCTCTTCAAGTTTTCCAAAAAGGCGGACTCACATCAATGAATGGTAACGACATTATTACCGGAACCGAGATCACTCGTTTTGATATGGAAATTGGAGCTGGTGTAGCCAAAGGACAAGAACATCAAATCGGTCTCATCAGAGACACAAAATATGAATTACCACAAATTTAAACAATTTAAAATTTAGGAGGGCTGTGTCCCTCCTTTTATTTTTGGAGGGATTACATGTCTTTTAATTTAGATAAAAAGATTACAATTAAAAATTTATGTCCATGGGATTTATATTTCCGAAAGATTGACACTCACGGTGACTTCAGATTGCCGGCCAATGGAATTAGACAGATCACAGCTGGGGAAGTGCAATCCCAAGTCTATGACAATACCTCACTATTTACTGGAACTGACGGTCAAGGTACTCATGCCAAAATCTATATTGATGACAAAGAAACCCGTGTGCACTTAGGTTTTGAGACCGAAGATAAAGACGACAAGCAAGAAATTGTTACTGTAGAACGAATTAAACAAATCTTGGGATACAAAACCCAAAAAGCCTTCGAAGAAAATGTTCAAAAGGAAATCTTGCTTGAGTCTGAAAAAGCTCAGCTGTTTGATGTAGCTAAAAAAGAAAAAATTAATGATTACGCTAAGATTAAATTTATTGAAGAATACACTGGGTTTAAATTTGATACTCAATCATAAGGGGGTTAAATCTTGACTCCTTATGAAAAAATAATTAACGTTTTCCACTCAATGTTTCAATCAAATGAAATTCTCCCCGATGGTCTTGAGCAGCAGTTTTTCATTAACGCAGTTGGTGAATACGAAACCGAACTGACAGAACTTGGTTATGATGACAAGTCCAATACATTTAAAGAACCCCTCACATCTCCTCAAATTCAGATTTTAGGAATGCTCATGTATAAAGGCTATCTTGGAAGATACCGTGACAGAGCCTTAAAATTAAATAATGTTGTGGGTCGAGATATTCAATTGACGGGGTTAGCAAACACAAAAGCTCAAGTTAACAGGGCATACGAAGACCTAATCGATGATATCGAAAAAAAGTTAAGCAAATTAAAAATGAATAACTTTGATTGAGGTGATTAGATGTCTATAGATTGGTATCTAACCTCTTCTTCAAATTATTTGAGTGGCTGGGAAAACGAAGAGTTTAATTCAAACAAGTATGAAATTTTCAAAGAAATCTTAGCAAATTCACCTGAAACTTACGACATTGAATTGAATGGTAAGCCTGAACAGGTGATAATTCAAACCACTCAGGACAGCGAAACAAAAAAAGTCCTTACAGTTTTAGGCTTATTAAATCGTGGAGACTTGATTTTGTATGACGGTAGTTACTGGTTAGTTAATTCACGCCCTACCGATAACAAAATGAATGACAGTGCTACTATGCGGCTTTGTAATTCATCAATTAGTCTAACATCTTCTGACAAACTAATTGATTCTGGAAAGATTGATGAAGTTACAGGGAGACCGATAAAGATTAAAGTACCCGGTGAGAAGGTTGACATCCCGTGTGTTTTAGAACGGACAACCTCAACAATTGGGTCAGAATTGGCCATAAACATTCCTGAAGGGCAAGCACATGTCACCATCCCCTTTTTTAAACATGAAAAATTAAAGAAGGGTCTTTTTCTTTCTTTTTATGGCGAGGAATTCCGTGTTGATGATATAGACTATTCCAAGGTCTATGGAGACACCGGAACAATTAGACTTATAGCCAAAAAGAAAGTTGGAGGTGATAGCGAATGAGTATGATGGTCGAAAATATGACAACTGTATTCAGAACCATTATGAATGATACAGAATTGAATCGTCTTTTATATTATAAGGATGACCCTCTCTCCTCTTCTCTCCCTGACGTTCAGACGTTGGAAAATTATTATGATTCAGTAGATGATTCCCCATCGATATTAAGCTCAATAATTAAACGTGCTCCCAAAACCGATGATTTAACCGATCAACCAATATGCAGACTTTGTGTTTATCTTGGCAATGGAATCCCTAAACCCTCAACCCAAAGTGTGATGCTACTAGATCAAGATTTGATGATTGATGTTTATACACACATTAACACCTATGAAGAGACTGAATTCAGGAACCTGAAAATTACTGATCGTATTTGTGACATGCTCTTCAATCAAAATTTTGCTGGTATCGGTAAAAATGTTAAATACACAAGGTTGCTCATATCAAATGCGCCTGAAGGGTACTTGGGATACAAATTAATATTCACTTTCGGAGCTATGAAATGATTGATATGGAGTTTTTCATTACTGGAGAGCCTATCTCTACAGAACTTGGTGAATGCAGATTCATTAAAGTTAAAGAGTACGGTCAGTTAGCCAATTATTTAAGGCTAATCAAAATGTCCAAAAAAGAGATCATTTATGTTTATAGCAAAGAAGATGTTAATCGTTTTGGGGAACTTGATGAGCTTGTTGCTGAATTAAAAAAAATGACTCTTTATGAAATTTCGGGTACCCTTCCTAATTTTCAAGAAGCCTATAGCACAGTGTTTTCTAAAATGTTCAATGGAGAAGAAATACTGGATAAGCTTACTCCAGACAACTTCAATTCCATTAGAGAACTTGTATTAAAAATGTGTTGTTTGAAGGAAGAAAAAATAAGCTCCAATCCTGAGATTCAAAAAGCTAATGAGCGAAGCAAAAGAGTTAAGAGTCAAGATGTGGATCCAGTTGATATGGCAGATATCATTAGCACAGTATCAACTTATACAGGCTATCTTTATAAAGACATTAATGATATGACCCTGTTTCAACTTTATATGACTTATCACCGGATTGCTCAATTCAAGCAATATGACACTTCTACCCTCTTTGCTACAGTTTCACCAGAAGCAGGTAAAAACATTGTAAACTGGGATAAACACATTGACTTATTTGAGGAAGAGAAACATTACATAAGCCGAGATAAGTTTATGAAAGAGACCAAAGGTTTTTCTAAGGGCAGCTAAAAGCTGTTCTTTTTTTATTTTAAGGAGGAAATCTATAGATGAAAACAGTTATTCAAGATACAGCTGATGTTTATTTCAGAAGAAAATCTGATGGTCAGCTTGTATTCACAGCAGAAGCACAAACAGCTTCATTCTCCCAAGCCATCTCCGAAGACAAGCTTCGTGGCGGTATCGGGAATAAACCACTTTATATCTTAAAGTCTGAAAAAGAAATCAATCTTACTGTCAAGAATGCATTTTTCGACCTTGAATGGTTGGCAATGACACAAGGTGAAACAATTGAGGAAGAAGCAAAAGTTCAGGTTTTTGACCGTGAACACGGTCTAATTGTTGATGACAAAAATACGGTTACTCTTAAAGGTAAACCGGTAAGTGATGTAACCTTCTTCAACAAAAAAGGATTAACTTATAAGACGCCTGTGTCTACAGATGGCACGTATTTAATCCCTACTGGATTTGCTGGTACAAAAGAGAAATTAACAGCCGTATATCAGATTAACAAAATCGGCAGACGGCTCGCTATTAAAGCAAGTAAATTCTCCGAGCGATATGAAGTTGAGTACCGTACAATTGCGTATAACCCTGATACCGAAGAGGTCTATAGTGATATCTATATTCAATTCCCTAACGTATCCCCTTCAGGTGAGTTTGAAATGTCCCTCGAAAACGGTAATGCATTAGCTCCAGAAATTAAATTTGAAGCACTGGCCGACACTGACACAGACGAGATGGCAGTTGTTATTGAAGCGAGCAGAGATGATAATGTAGCCACTCCAGATCCTGACCCTGATACAGAAACTCAAACTAAATCCGTAGACGTTGGCAATTAATTTTACAGGAGTGATTTTTAATGGCAGCAAAACTTAATGATTTCGATGGCGTAAAATCTTCAGCTAGAGATGATGGAAACGGCGGTTTAGTAACTGACATTCATCTCAAATCACAAGAAAAACCTCTACAAGTTGACTTTCCTCAAACTGGCTTGGACGCTATCAAAGGGATCCAAGTGCAAGCCCCTTCCGTGACCTTGAATGAAAGAGATCCGGGTTTCTCCTCTTTTAAAACGGATAAATTCACTGTTACTTCAACAGCCCAAAAAGTTACCGCAGGTATCACTGACAGAACAGCACTTACTATTTATCCTCCCGCAGAAGGCACGGTTTACATTGGAAACTCTACTGTAACCGCTGATACAGGTATCCCATTGACAGCCGGTGACAAACCTTTTTCGGTGCCTGTTGCTGCTGGCAAAACACTTTATGTCTATGTGATCAATGACGGTACTGACAGGGATGTAAGAGTATTTGAAGCTAAATAATTTGAGGGGATCCTTCCCCTCTCCTTTTTAAATAAAAGTCAGTTTTTAAACAGACTTAGGAGGTGGAGTTGTTGACAGAAACCGATGAAAATATTTTAAAAACCATTCCAGATAAAGCAACCTTTACATTCCACGAAGCAACAACTGCCCCGTCTGAAGGTGAAGAATTTGTAGTATCACATTATCGGGATATTACTGTTAAGATCTCTGGTTCCTCAACTTCAAGAGAAATAAAATTCTTTGCCGTAGATGAAAATGGTGAAAAGACAGAAATTGCTGGAACAAACAAAACTGATTTTCAATTAGGTACGGGCACATTGAATACAAATGAAAACTGGGATTTTGATATTGCAGGGCTTTTCAAATTCATGGTTGAGGTTGTTTCCGTAAATGGAGATGTAACGATTAAAGGAATTGCGGTGAGTTAATGAGTAGTAGTAAATTTGTAGGTCAGCTCAAACAAAACAATGAGCAAATTAATAATCTTAAAGATCAATTTTTCAGAACTGAATCTCATATGTCTGATCATGAAAAACGCTTGAATGAAAAAGTTGATGAGTTTATGGAAAAGCAGAATTTTGATTTAAAAATGCATATTCAAAACAGTGAGAATCCACATCATGTGACTAAAGAACAAGTCGGATTATCAAATGTAATAAATGAAGAGCAAGCTTCAAAAGTAGATTTTGATAGTCACCTTGACGATAAGGAAAATCCTCATGCAGTTACAAAAAGCCAGGTTGGTTTGTCTAAAGTTGATAACATTCAGCAAGCAGCAAAAACTGATTTTGACGCTCACGATGCAGACTTGGAAAGACATATCACAAAGGATGAGCGCAGTTATTGGAACAGTTCTGATGAAAGGTCAAAGTCTATTTTAGCTGAACATACCAACGATCAATCAAACCCTCACAAGGTTACTGCTGAACAGGTTGGACTTGAGAATGTAGACAATGTAAAACAAGCTACTAAAAGTGACTTTGATAATCATCTGAATGACACTAATGTCCATATCGACAAATCTGATCGGGATAAATGGAACGCTGCTCAACTCTTCAAACTCACCGCCGATGATGGGAAGGTAATCTACAAAGACAGTTCCGAAAAAACCGAATACAACGATTTGATTACCACCGGGTTTTATTTAATCGCCAACCAGGGTCTTCACTCCCCTGCTAACTTGTCCAATGTCTATTTAGTTGTCATGAATTATGGTGATACAGTAGCCCAATTTGCTTTAGAAGCATATTACGGAACACATACTTATTTCCGATTTAGGAAAAGCGATTTAACTTGGACTACGTGGCAAACACATGAAACGACCGACGGAGCACAGACCCGAGCTACTGCTGCACTCAACTCAGCTAAAACCTATACTGATACCAAGCTTTCCTCAATAACATGGTACACTCCTACTTTACAGAATGGATGGGTTAATTACACAGATGTTAACTCAACAGACCAAACAGTGTTTAAAACTCGGTATACAAAGGATGCAACGGGGGCTGTTTTTGTAGAGGGAGCTATAGCAAAAGGAACGATTGGTTTTGGAGTGGCAGCATTCACTTTGCCTGAAGGATACAGGCCTGGAAGAGCGTTTCAATGGGTTGGTGTAGCTTCCCAAGCAGGAATGTCAGGAATACCTCAGACTCACAGAACGCTTGTTGATACTGAAGGAAGAGTTATTATAGAAAGTTGTACAAATACCTCCAAACCCAATGATTACATTAGTTTCGGCTTTAGTTTTAAGGCCGTGTAGGGAGAATATTATGATGCAAGTATACAAATATGACGAAAATTATATTTATGAATCCCCTGTTGTGCTTGAAGACGATAGTCCAATTCCTGATAATTGCACTATAATAGCTCCATCCGATGGTCTTTATATTCCCAAATTCAATCCTAAAACAAAAAAATGGATTGAGTCAGCATCGAAAGAATACATTGACAGCTTAAAACCACTTGACCCCGAGCCATCGGAAGCTGAAAAGGTTAAAAAACAATTAAGTGACTTAACATATCAACTAATGATGGATGGTGTACTTTAAATGAATTGGTATGAACTTATAAAAGATTATTACAACGACGGTAATGGCGTGTGGGATGAATATCGAGTAGCGCAAGCTGTAGTAAAAGGAAAAATTACACCAGAACAGTACGAAGAAATTGTTGGAAAGAAATATATTGAACCAACTACCTAATTATGATAATTTTAGATCATGAAAAAAATAAAATTGATAACATTAACTATTGCTTTAGTCATACTAGGAGGATGTTCATTTAACGAAGTTGATTCATCAGCTTTAGGCTATGGGAAAGGAAGCAGTAAAAAATACGAGCCGCTAATGATTGCACACAGAGGCGCCTCGGAAATTGAGCCAGAACACACCCTACTCTCCTATGAACGAGCAATAAAAGACAAAGCAGACTACATTGAAATTGATTTACGACAAACCAAAGACGGTCACCTAGTCGCAAACCATGACAAGACTGTTGATCGAACCACAAACGGTAAAGGGGAAGTTGAAGATCTTACATTAGATCAGATTAAAAAGCTGCGTACTGGAAAAGGACAAAAGATCTTAGCGATTGAAGAAATCATTAAAAAGTTTGGACAAACTACAAACTACTACATCGAGACTAGAACAAACAACAAAGGCGAATTAGTAATGGAGAAAAAGTTAATTGACATACTTTCTAAAAATAAACTAATCGCTAATAACAAAGTTGTTTTAGAGTCATTTAGTGACAAAAGTCTAAAGAAGTTACATAAGCTAAACAGTGATGTTCCTCTTGTTCAACTTTTGAAAGATGAAGACATTAAGCCGATGAGCAAATCAAAGCTAAACGAAATAAAAAAATATTCTAATGTTGTTGGCCCTAATGCAAAATTTGTTGGTAAAGGTTTTGTTGATTTAGTCCACAAAAACAATATGAAAGTACATGTGTTTTTTAACGCTGATAAAGAAAGAGCACTCACATCCAAAATGCTTAAGTTGAAAGTGGATGGACTATTTACAAATAACCCAGCTTATACAGAGAAAGTTCTAAAAGAAGATTATAAATAAAATACAAGTTTTATTTAGACACCTCTCCCCTTTTGAGGTGTCTTTTTTAATGAGTTCAGAGGATATATAAGGAGGAAATGAGATGGCATCGAAAAAATTAAATCTTGGGTTGATCGAAGAAAGTGTAAGCAAATATGACAAGAAAGAACGAGTGCAACTTACCGATGACGTTCATGTTTATATTTACCCTTACTTCTCCCCTACCCGCTTAACCAAAATGCTTACTGAATTAATTACGGATCAAGAAGAGGCAAAAGAAGCAGGAATTAAGTTTGAAGATATCAATCCTGTTCATTGGGGGAACTTTTCACTAATAAAAGAATTTACAGACTTAGGCATTCCAAACGATATCAAAAATAAGGTTAAGTGGTTTGTTAAATTAATAGACTCCGAATATTTCCCAATGATTATTAAAAGCTTTCCTGAAGAAAGTATAGAGAAACTTGAAAAAGCAGCAAAAATGATGAAGATGAGTTTAGACAAATTTTCCAACATGTCTAAAAAAGAAATAAATGAACTCATCCTTAATAGGGTCGAAGAGATTGAAAATGAACAAGAGGCTGAATAATGGCCAAGAACATAAAGGAAATAGCAGCACTAATTGAATTTGCCGCGAAGCAAGCCGTTCAAAAACAATCCAGCACAAAAAATACGATGATTAAAACAGGTCAAGAGCATGTGCAATCTGATGTATATGACACATACGATCCTCTTGTATATGAACGTACTTCTCTTTTGAAGGACTCCTTCGTCATTCAAAATGAATCTAACGGAATTTCATTAGACAATACCCGTGAAGACAACGGTAAGGATGTTGCCACGGTTGTTGAGACTGGTCAAGGGTACACGTATCCAGATAAATACGGTTATGGTTATGGAAAACCTCGCCCATTTATGAAGAATACCGCTGAATCGTTAAAAGATGGACGATTAGCTACTGCTATGAAAAAAGATTTAAATACAAGTGGTATTAAAACAGAATAACGGTGGTGTATTAATGGCCAAGATCAAAAAAGTGCGCTATTTCACCAAAGAAAGAAAAGCACTTATCTCAAAAGAAAACAGAAAGAAATACGATAAGTATCTCAATAGCAACATAATCAAAAACAGAGATGTAAAAGACACTACCTATAAGGTTTACAGCAATTATATGGATCAGTTTTTGGTTTATCTTGCTGAAAAATGGTCTAATATCGATCTGTATTCTGAAGAATTCATGGAAGATGCAGTGGATATTATGGAGGGATACATTAGCTTCTGTCAGGACATCCTTTTCAACAACAAAAAAGTAATCAATACTAAGCTTTCGACAGTTTCGAGTTTTTATCTTTGGAGTCTTAAACGTGGATATATCGATAAACACCCCTTTGATAAAAAACTTGACCGTATGAAAGGTGCAAATGAAGAAAAAATCATCAACTCTTATTACCTCGATGATGAACAGATGAACCTCATAACTGAAACCCTAAAAACTGACCCGAAATTTGATATCCAAGACAAGCTAATATGGTCTATAATGCTGGATTCAGCTAACCGAATCGGGGCTATTTCCAAGCTTACTATCCAGGCTCTTGATCTAGATAACATGGTTTTTAACGACATACGAGAAAAACGCGGGTACAAGGTTGAAGTGGCATTTAATGATTACAGTAAAGAGCTTATACTTGAATGGTTAGAAATGAGAAAAGAAATGGATAACCTCGAAGTCGATTCCCTATTCATTACTAAATACGGTGGTGAATATCGTCAAATGTCAAAAGGCACTATTCAAGACCGGGTTACCAAGATCGGAGAAATTCTTGGGCTCGATGATTTTCATGCTCACTGTATCCGAAAAACTGCCCTCAATGATATCTACGTTAAAACTGGCGACCTCTCTCTTGCTGCTGAAATGGGAAATCACAAATCCGTTGAAACCACCCGTTCGAGCTACATTAAACCTCAAACAAAAGCTGAAGTCCGCCAGAAGATCATTAAAATGAAACAGAAAATGCAGGAAAACAAAAAGAAAGATTAATATCTTTAGAATGGGACTCTTCAATCCTCATCAAAATTCAGTCGAGAAAATGAAGTAGCAAATCGATGAATTGGCCGAAATTGTTGCTGAATTAACTAGGCAGCTTGATACTAAAGCTGATAAGAACCAATTCGGATCTAAACAGATTGATGAATCCAAGATCAGTGACGGTAAAGTTCTTGTTTACAACGCAAGCACCGGTAAACTTGAATACGGGAAGATTAAGAAAAGCTTGTTGGGTGACATATCAATTGATTTGCTTTAGCATCACTCTTTATGAAATCCCTCTTTTATGCAGAATCAAGATCCTTCAACCGAGGGATTTTGCTTACGTGTAAAAACAGCTATATTAACATTAATGATAAATTAAATGGGAGACCTCCTCAATGAGAAGAACAGATGAAGTCATTGAATTTATTGAGAATTTTTTGAATTAGAAGAAAGGTAAAAAGTCATTTCCTAAGACCATTTAGCAGGTTTACTTTTTTATGATGAAAAAACGGGTCTATTTTTGAATATTCCGAAGGTAATGCAATCAAGCTTGATATGAATGCTAAATAGGCTATTATAGTAACTAATGTGTTATTATGGAATCACATTAGTTACAGGAGTGATTAAAATTGCCCTCAGTTTTAGAAAATAAAATAAAGAACTTTACAAATGCTGTTGAAAAATCAATTGAAGATGAAAATTGGTACTCTGCCTTGGCTTTAGCTTTAGCACTACCTGACATCTGTGGAAACCTCCAAGACCCTAAAAGGTCATCCTCAGATAAATATATAGGGTTTTTTAATGATTTTATAAAACAAAAATACACTCGTTTAATTGGGGATCCTAAAGAACCTCAAGAATTTTTAAATGGAAGAGATATGTATGCTTTAAGATGCTCTTTCCTACATGCCGGCGAAGTGGAAATATCAAAACAAAGGATAAAAAATGTATTAGACGGTTATATTTTCTTAAAGCCAAATAATATAATTTATGCGCATATGAACAAAGTTAATGATACACTTCAATTACAAATAGATGTTTTTTGCAAGCATATTATACAAGCTGTTAATGAATGGCTTATATCTTACAAAAATATAAAAGAAATAGAGGAACGTGCAGAGTTAATGATTGATATTGTGGGATCGACTGACAATATAAGCTTTTAAAAAAGAATAATAAGAGAAATCAGATCACCTTAACATATTAACACCTTTTGACGATAGTATGGAGAGGTGATTTTTATGTTCAATAAGAACTATATCAAACGGCAATTTGTTGAACTTCGTGTTAATGAGCTTATAAAATTTATAAAAAAAGAATTCCCATATGAAGGTCAAGATTACGTGTCACATAACAATAAAATCCAAGTATTGAAATCTCTCAGCCACTCTGACTTATCAGCAATTATTGCACGCATGTCAAGAATTGAAATTGTTCACGATATAACAAAAACAGTTTCATTGATTACTGCGGTTCTTTCTGCAATAACACTTGTAATGAAATTTGTATTTGGTGAAGGAATGTCTTACACTGTGTTATTTGCGCTTTATGTCTCGTGTATAGCTATAGCAGGATTGCTAGATAGAAGGAAACATATTGCGGCTACTTATTTTAAAGACTTGGTAATACGTATCAAAGAAGATAAAGTTAGAGACGAACAAAAAGATTGACGCTGTTTCCCTCTTTCTGATGATACAGTTCTAAGCTTCTGGAAACCATGATATAATGTAGGAAAATAATACTGGTGGTGGTTGGATGATCTGGGCTATCATTCTAATTTTAGTGATTGGCGCTTTCATTATTATCGGGGTTTGCGCTTCAGATAAGCAAAAAGAAATGGATAAAAAAAGGGCAACCGAGATTGAGATCATCGGGAACTTCCCTTCTAATTACAAGTCGATTATTAATCCCGATAAAAATGCAAAGCTTACATTAGTTGAACCGGATGATAAGTTTATGATCCACAAATTCAATCAATATGGAACACTGGAAGAAAAAATTATTCCCTTTGAAAAAATCATTGAAGCCGAGGTTTCAATTGATGATTGTACAGTTACAAAAGTATCCAAAGGAAGTCAAATAACCGGCGCTGTTGTTGGTGGATTAGCAGCAGGAAGCATTGGGGCATTAGTTGGTGGGCTATCTTCCAATAAGACAGAAACAAAACACTTCAAAAAAATTGATTTAAAATTAAAACTCGATGATTTCTCCTCCCCTATTTACAGATTTGATTTCCTGCCGAGTAAAGATGAATTTGGCCTAGAGAATGTTAAAGGGTTTAAACAGGATGATCCAAAAGTTAAAGATGCTTTATCAAATGCTGAAATATGGCAAGGGATTATGGAGATTGCAATACGGAAAGCAAACAAAGTCGCTCAATAATGAGTGGCTTTTTTATATGCCCTAAAAATCACTCTCCCCTATTCGAAAGGATGTGACCTATATTTGAGTCAAGATTTAAAGATCATACTCACACCCAAAGCTGATACTTCTTCAAAAACTGTCGAACAGTTAAATCAGCAAATTAAATCTTTAGAGAAAAAGCTAAATTCCCTTAATTTAAAGACCAATATTGATGCCTCTGCTTTAAAGACTCTCAACGATTTCTCCTCTGCAGTCGACACTTATCAAAAACATCTCAAATCCTTCAATCAAACAGTTAAAGAAACTACAACTATTACCAGAAGTGCTGATGGCACTGTTGAAAAGCTTACACAGCAGTATAAGAAAAATGGCGAAATCATTCAGCGTGAAAAGAAATTCATCGACAATCGTAATCAATCACTACGTGAACAAACGCAAGAAGTTAACAGACTTACTCAAGCGACTGAAAAACTTGGTCAGGTACAGAAGAAAACAGAACAAAAGAATGCTCAAGGACAAACAACGAGGGTTACTCAAAAGAACCGCAATGGCTTTGACGATATTACCTATACTACTGACCCAAAAACAAACGCTACGTCGTCGAAAGTTACAACAAACTATGATCAGCAACGAAAAGCAATTGAACAATTAAAACTGGATTTAGAAAAACTTAGGCAACAAGGAATTGTAACTGATACCACCCTCTCCTCCCTTGGGCGGAAATTAAATACTGCTCAGACAGCACAGCAAATTGAAGCATTACAAAACAGAATTAAGATGCTCGATGATAAGTCTGCTGCTGTGGCGAAAAATAATGAACTCAGAAAAACTATTGAGTTGTATCAACGTCAAGCGCAGGTAAACGTACAAAACCTTAATACACGTTACGGCGATACTATGGGTACCGGCAATAGACAAGCTGCTCAAGATTATTTAAATGCAGTAAATAGTCTTAATGTAAGTGCCGGCGGTAATAATATCAGATCTCAAATGCAAAGCTTGAACATGCAATTTAGGGAATTGGCTTCAAATGCTCAAACAGCGTCTAGTCAAGCCTCCTCTTTTGGCACAGAGTTAACTCAAGCTTTCAAAAGTATGTCGACATATTTGATCTCCGGTTCTTTGTTCTATGGTGCTATATCTGGGCTCAAGGAAATGGTTTCCCAGGCTGTTGAAATTGATACTCTAATGACGAATATCAGACGTGTAATGAATGAGCCTGATTATAAGTATAATGAGCTTCTTCAAGAGTCAATCAACTTAGGTGACACGCTTTCAAATAAGATCACTGACATCCTGCAAATGACTGGCGATTTTGGGCGTATGGGTTTCGATGAAAGTGAACTGTCTACGCTTACTAAAACCGCTCAGGTTCTACAAAACGTCTCTGATTTAACTCCTGATGATACAGTTAACACTTTAACTGCCGCAATGTTAAACTTCAATATTGCTGCGAATGATTCTATTTCAATCGCAGATAAGCTTAATGAAGTCGATAACAACTATGCTGTAACTACTCTTGACCTAGCGAATTCAATCCGAAAAGCAGGAAGTACCGCTTCGACTTTTGGCGTTGAATTAAACGATCTGATTGGTTATACTACAGCAATTGCAAGTACCACCCGTGAATCAGGAAACATTGTTGGTAACTCACTTAAAACCATTTTCGCACGTATTGGGAATAATAATAGCTCAATTAAAGCCTTAGAACAGATTGGTATTTCTGTGAAAACTGCCAGTGGCGAGGCAAAATCTGCTACTGATTTAATTAATGAGTTAGCAGACAAATGGAATACCCTCAGTGATGCTCAAAAACAAAATACCTCAATAGGTGTAGCGGGCATTTATCAGCTTTCAAGATTTAATGCCTTGATGAATAATTTCTCCATATCACAAAATGCAGCGACCACTGCATCTAATTCCGCAGGAAGCGCTTGGAGTGAACAGCAGAAGTACGCTGACAGTTTACAGGCAAGATTAAACAGGCTGTCAAATGCATTTACAGAAATGTCGATTGCCTCAAGTGAAGCCTTCATCTCTAATAGCATTGTTGTTTTTGCAGATGCACTTAAAGGATTAATGCAAACTAGTGCTCAAATTACTAAAACAGTCGGACTCCTACCTCAAGTTTTTGGTTCTGCGACAACTGCAATCCTGCTTTTCAACACCTCTCTTCGTACAGCTACCATCTCAACTGGAATGTCTGCAATATCAACCCTTAAAAATCTTGTCTTAAACTTTAATGCTGTTGGGATTGGCGCAACCACCGCTTCAGCTAAAACTGCAGTTTGGACTCGAGTGGTTAATGCTTCAAGCGTTGCGATGAGCAACCTAAAGAAAGTAGCAGTCTCTACAAGCGCGTTTTTAGCCGGTAGTTTTCTTCCTATGGCAGCCATGGTTGGACTTGGCGTCGTTATTGAGAAGTTAATTTCTTCTTACTCTGAGTTGAAACAAGCTAGAGAAGATTTTGAACAAGCGAAAACTACAAGCATTGAAGCAATTACAACCAATAAAGATGAAACTGATAAACTGATTAGCCAATACAAAGAACTGCAAAAGGCTAAAGATGGCGGGGCTTTATCAGCCAATCAGGAGCAAGAATACTTACAAGTAACGCAGCAGTTGGCGCAAACGTTCCCGAATTTGATCGCCGGGTATGATTCTCAAGGGCAAGCAATCATAAAGAAAAACCAAGCACTAAAGGATGCTATAAAGTACACTGAAGACCTTAGTAATTTAAACAAAAAAGACATTCAAACAGGTGCCAATAGTAACTTTAAGGAAAGCTTAAAAGACATTGATAAACTCAATGATAAGATTAAACAGTATAAGCAGGTTGCCGATTATTATAAAAACGGCAAGAGTTGGGATATTTTCTCTTCTGAAAATGACAAAAAAAATCAAGGTATTAAAGCTGAACAAGATGCACTACGTACTGAACAAGAGCTATCCAGCTCACAGGCTAAAATTAGAGAGCAAGTGCAACAGACAATTGATGCCTTTAACTCAATAAAGATAAATCCGAATCTTTCAAGGGAAATATCTAACGCTTTCGATAAAATCGATTTCAGCAAAATGAATGCAGATGAACTTGAGTCATTTTCAATAAATGTTTCAAAATACATGGAAAATATCCAAAAAGCTCTGCAATCGGGAAATAAAAATAATTTTGATTCCGCCTCTAAAAGCTTAGAACAGCTTGTTAATCAATATATGAGTGGCAAAGATAAAGCTAATGGTTTGGCTTTATCTTATGATGACCTTAAAACTGCCATTGACTCTACAAACGATTCTGCACAAACTGCAAAAGTAACATGGGATGAAAATGGTGAAGGTGTAGATGCATTAGGTGAGCAAGTCGGGAATTTATCTGACAAGCTCAAAGAAGCTAAAGGTGATTTTGAAGCAATTAAAGGAATCATCGATGAATTAGTTGAATCGAAGCAAAATGATGCTGCTATATCTGCTATTCAAAATGAAGCTTATGACACTATGTCTGACAGCATCTCCCCTTTAAATAACCTCCTTGAAAAAATGTCTGAAGGTAAAAGCATATCTGCAACAGAAGCCATGAAGCTTATTCAGAAAGAACATGATCTTGCTGATGCAATTTCTGTTGAAAATGGTGTTGTAAAAATCAACAGAAATGCAGTTGTTAAGCTTCGGGACACAAAACTCAAAGCTTACAATGATATGCAACAATCTGTAAGACAAGATCTAATTAATCAGGCTAATGCATTAAACAAAAAGATTAATATGTATAAGTCTGAAGTCAAGGCTATCAAGACTGTTCAAGACGCTTATAAAATGAAGTCTGAGCTTGAAGACAACAAGAAAAAGATATACGACGAACTAAAAAAAGGGAACAGTGGTGCGCTACAGTTCCTACCGAAAACACAAGATGATTTAAATCAGGTCACTGATATCACTGATCAGCTTAAAGAGCTTGATAAGCTAGCCGATTTGGCTTCAACTTCCCTATCTGAAACAGGAACATCACTTGATGACCTTTCTTCCTCAAGTGATAAAGCCTCTGAGGAAATGAAAACATCTATGTATGTGGCTGATAAATACAAGGAAGCTCTGGAGAAAGTCAACGCTGAAGTTGAAAAGTACAATAAGCAGGTAAACGACTATCCAAAGTATTCCCAAAGTTATCGAAATGCCCTGCAGAAAGAAATTAAAGCTCTTCAACAAAAGAAAAAGCTTATGCAGGAGCAAGCCAAACTCCTCAAGGATCAAATTAAGTCAGGGAACATTGCACAATACGGTATAGTTACCTCTTCCCTTTCCTCTGGTTCATCTTCTGGTGGTTCTTATTCTTCCGGTGGCGGGTCTTACTCCGGTAAATACTCCAGTTACATTAATTCTGCCGCAAGCAAATATGGTGTTGATCCAGCTCTAATTGCAGCTGTAATCCAACAAGAATCAGGATTCAATGCAAGGGCTCGTTCTGGAGCAGGCGCAGCAGGATTAATGCAGTTGATGCCTTCCACTGCCAAAAGCTTAGGTGTAAACAATGTTTATGATCCTTATCAGAGCATTATGGGTGGTACGAAATATTTAGCCCAACAACTAAGCAAATTTGGTGGCAATGTTGAGAAAGCACTTGCTGCTTATAACGCAGGGCCTGGGAATGTAATCAAATATGGTGGCATCCCTCCTTTCAAGGAAACGCAGAATTATGTTCAGAAGATCATGTCTAATTACACTAAGTCAATGACTTCTGCTAATTCCTCTATTGCAAGCTACTATACGAAGAACAGTGCGTTTAGAATAAGTTCTAAGTATGGCGCACAAGATGGCGCTTACCGATCAACTCCACATAAAGGTATCGACTTCGCAGCAAAAGCTGGAACCGCAATTAAATCGGTTCAGAGTGGAAAAGTTCAAATTGCTGGTTATAGTAAAACTGCCGGTAACTGGGTTGTCATTCAGCAGGATGATGGAAAAGTTGCTAAGTATATGCATATGCTTGATACCCCTTCTGTTAAAGCCGGTCAAACTGTTAAAGCTGGCCAGACCATTGGTAAAGTTGGCAGTACGGGTAATTCAACAGGAAATCACCTTCATCTTCAAATTGAGGAAAACGGAAAGACGATTGACCCTGAGAAGTATTTAAAAGGTGTCGGTACATCTATTTCAGATGCATCTCAAGCTGAAGCAGAGCGACAGCAAGCAATCGCACAAGCTAAATCCGACCTCCTCTCCCTCCAAGGCGACATTGACTCAGTAAACGATCAGATCCAAGAACTCAGATATGAAATCGTTCAGTCGAAACTTGATGAATATGACAAGCGCATTGGTGATTTTGACGTAAGAATCGCTAAAGACAAAGCCCTCGCTAGTCATTACTTGAGCGACAGTAAAGAATTCCGCAAGTATACAAACGATCAGAAAAAAGCTTTAACTGAACAACAAAAGATTCAGAGTCAGAAGGTTTCTTTTATTGAAAAAGAAATCAAAACAAACAAAACTCTGAATGCCGCTCAAAGAGCACAGCTTGCTGAGGAATTAAAACAAGCTAAGATTGATCTCATCAATTTCCAAGAAGAAGTAAGAGAACTTCAGGGACAGCTAATCCAATCTAAAGTTGATGAAACGCTTAACGGTATAGAGAAATCAACCAAGAAAACTGAATCCAAGCTTAAAGATGTTAACAACAAAATATCCATGACCGAGGAAGATAAAGACAAGGTTAAATATTATAGCCAACAGATTAAGCTTATTCAGCAACAACAGACTGAAGCGAAGAAGTATATCAAACAGTTGGAAGCACAAAAGAAAGCTGCTAAAGGGTTCCCGGATATTCAGAAACAAATTACTGAAGAGATTGAGAACTGGAAAGACAAGCAGAAGGATTACAATCTGGAGCTTTACAACACAAAGAAATCAATCAAAGATGTGTACAAATCTCTTGCTGATGAAGTTGTCTCCATCTATAAAGAGATGTACGAAAAGATGCGTGATATTGAATTAAAAGCGCATCAAAAAGCTACGCAAGACTTGATTGATGAGATTGATAAGACTGATGACGAAGCTAAATTTCAAAGACAGTTAAAAGAGAAACAAGACAGTATCCAAAAACTCACTGACCAAATTAATCAGTATTCTCTTGATGACTCAGAATTTGGCAAGTCAAAGGTTAAGGAATTAACTGAGCAGTTACAAAAGGAACAGTTAGATTTAGATGAGTTTCTTAAAGATCGTGAAAGTAGCAAACGAAAAGAAGCACTGCAAGATCAGCTTCAAAAAGACGAAGATTCAATTAACAAGAAATATGATGATCTCGTTAATGATGAGCGTGGGTTTAAGGAACTTGAGAAAAAGCTAATGGATGGGAAGATTACTGATATTGCTAAGCAACTGAATGAATTCTCTAAGTTCATTAATGGCAATATGGAGTCCATTGGGAAAAGCATCTCTAATAACCTCATTGATAAGCTTAAAGAAGCTTCTAATGCCCTTAATACTGTGACCAAAGGCAATACAACAGGAAAAAAAATATCTTCATTTGAAACAGGAGGATATACAGGAACAGGTTTAGGTGCTGGCAAGCTTGCTATTCTTCATGATAAAGAGCTTATTCTGAATAAGACTGACACCAAGAATATGCTTGAAACTGTAAAGCAAGTCCGCAATCTGTCTGATAGCGATTTGAATAATGAAACACCTAAATGGGGACAAGGTGGAAAATTAGCAGCTTTGATTAACAAAGGGATTACTTCTATTCCATCAATAATTCCGAATATTACCCAATCAAACCTATCTAATAGTTTGATACCAAACGTTAAAACCACTAACCTGCCCCCTACGACAACCGTTAATTCTAATGGTGATAAAACAATTAATACACCAATTATTTTCAATGTTGATAAACTTACTGGTGGGGAAACTGGAGCCAGAACAATGCTCGAAACCATCAAGAAAGAAATTATAAAATTAAATGGAAGTATGTAAGAGTCTGTATAATGCAGGCTCTTCAGCTTGCTTTTTAATTGTTAAGGGTGGAATTTTATGATTAGAGAAAGTCAATATTTTATGTTCGATGATATCCCCTCTTATGAAATTGGGGCAGTGAATGTAAACACCGAGGGCGGACTACTTGAAGAGACATTCATAGCGAATAGAACAGTAAATGAAACATATACACGATCAGCTTCTGAGCCATATGTAGACAGTGTTAAACGTGAGCCATATGAAATCCCTTTAAATTTTTACATAGAAGATCATTTAGATGAAGAAAATATTCGAAGAGTTGCACGTTGGCTAAATGTAGAAGATTACAAGCCTCTTTCATTCAGTAGTAATTTAGATATCATTTATTTTGCTTTGCCAGTGAACGCAACAGACTTGGTACACAACTGCTCTAATGATGGATACGTGAAGCTGACAATGAAAGTATTTCCTTATAGGTATGGACGAGAAACAACTACCCATTGGTATGACATATCATCAGGTTCTAATAATATAGAAATTAAGAATATAGGGGATTTAGATATCCCACTCTCTCTCGAATTCAAAAAAATTGGTGATGGAGACATCACAATTGAAAACTTGACAGCTTATAAAGAACCTCTAAAATTCACATCGATTAAACATCAGGAAGTTATTAATGTAGATGCTAATAAAGAGCTGATCACCTCCAGTGTTACTGGGTATGAGTGTTATGATCAAGTCAATGAACAGTATGTTTTTTTAACAAGAGGGATAAACAGAGTTAAAATAACGGGTGAATGTTATATCCGGTTCATATACAGATATAAGTATTTGTAAGGGGATGTTTTATTGACTTACGATTTTAAACCAGGTCATCTAAAACTTTCTTTAGCAAAACCAAATAAAAAGAAAGTCGCTAATATAGTAGATTTCTCTAACGCCTCTCTAAATTTGAATTTTGATGAACTCCACGATCTAACTTTTAATATCCCACTTAAAGCAAGATATAATTTCAAGATGAAGCCAAACCATGTGGCAGAACTCATAAAAGGCTGGTATCTCATTAAGGCAGAGTTCTTAAACAGAGTTGAATGGTTTGTAATAACCGGATTGACAAAGTCAGAAAATGAGGAACAAACAATACAAGTTAGAGCTCAAGGGCTTCCCTACATTCTTCATAAAAGCAAAATCAAATCATATGAAGGCATCTCTAAAAATCTGTTGGAAGTTGCCACAGATTGTCTTAAGGGAACTTGTTTTACTGTAGACTTTATTGACCCCTCTTTTAATGAAAAACGCCGCTCATTTGATGTTACCTCTACCCGATATGAGTTTTTAAAGAACATTGGAGATACTTTTGAGGCTGTGCCTATATTTGATACCGTGAACAACACAGTATCATTTTATAAAAAAGAAACTGTGTCCAAGTATAAAGGTGTCCAATTCTCTCCTAAAAGGTTCATGATTGATATGGAAGATACCATTGATATTGATGAAGTTGTAACACGATTAGACATTACCGGTAAAGATGGAATTGTTATTAATTCAGTCAATCCTACTGGCCAGAGTTACTTGGACGATTTCTCTTATTTCCTCTACCCTTTTGAACGTGATGAAAAAAGAAATGTAATTAAGCATAGTGATTACATGGATGATGATTTGTGCCATGCAATTTTAGATTACAATGAACTTGTAAATAAAGAAGGCTCTTCTTTTTACCTCCTTTTAAATCAGAAAAAAGATCTTGAAGCAACAAAAACCGCACAGGAGAATACCCTCTTCACCCTAGAAAAAATTGAATTACAACAAATCTTAGATAAGATCACAGTAGCAAAAAAAGCTGGAGATGACACGAAAGATCTTATCAAGCAAAGAGATGCCAAACAACTAGAAGTTACATCAAAGAAAGCTGAAATATCCACCACTGCCAATCAGATTTCCAAGATAACTGAAGAAATAGCAGTGTTAAAAGATCGGTTGTCTATGGATAAGTTTCTCGGTGAAAAGCTAATGAAAAAGTTGTCTTATTTTATCCGTCAAGATGATTGGTCTAATGACAACATTTTTGATGAAACAGAGCTGTATGAAAAAGGCCTTGAGGAACTTGGAGAGAAAAATACACCTCCGGTAGACATCAGAACAAACATTGTGAACCTATTTACTGTCAACAAAGAAAAGGAATTTTGGGATAGAATCTACCTGGGAGATATAATCAGATTAGCTAATGACGATTTTAGAACTGATGTCAAAGCAACACTTACAGGAATGAATTTTGATTTTGAGCAGCAAAGTATACAAGTAACACTTTCGAATGGAAAAAGAGCTACTACTATAGAACAAGACTTTGCACGCTCATTGTATACTGCTAAGAAAGCATCAACTGAATTCAATAGGAAAAAGATTGATTATGATACCCTGCTGACCAATTACAATGCACGAAATGATCGTATATCTGCACCCATTGCAAACCCAACTATCCGTAATGATGGGACTGCTATAACTCATGTTGTAAACGATAATGGATCTGTAGATGTATCAATCGAATGGGATTTTCCAGACTCCAATGAGGATAAATATAATATCGATGGTTTTCTTATCCATTGCTACTCTGACACATCAGATGATACCTATCTTTTTGGTTCAAAGATGTCAGCTGAACAATATTTATCAGTTAGTTATGATAAACGAATTGCAACATTAACCGGTCAAGTTTCAAATAAGCACTATACATTTGGAGTCCAAGCCTATCGCACAGTAGAGACATCTATTGATAGTAGCGGTCGAATATTATCTGATATTATACAGCCTAAATTCCCCTCAGAAAACCCCTACCTCCCCTCTTCTACTGTAGAAGTCAAAGGTAAGCTTAATGGCTCGAAATACACTGTCTCCTCAACTGAACCCGAAGAGCCAGAAGCAAACGATTTATGGACTAATACGGTTACCGGTGTTGTTTCCTCTTATGACGGCGAAAAATGGGTTTCCAGTGACCAGAAAACTGCTGAGTTAGTTGAAACCACAGCAGCACAAGTTGACACTAAACTCTCCGACTATGATAGTCGTGTCCAAAACATTGAGCTCAATAACCTTTTGGTCAATCCATTGAAATGGAAAGGCGGAAATGTTTCTGCATTTGGTCGTAAATATTATGCCGATGTCAGTTATGACTCAACTGTTTTAAACTTAAATACAATCACTATTCCTATCCTTATTAATGCTGTGGATGCTTCAGACTCAAATCCAACTGTTGTAGACTACACTTATAACGAAGCGTGGGATATGATCCCTAAACTCAAGAATGACGGGTACAACATTATTTTAGAACCCTACCCCTTCATCGCAAATGGAACGATAGCTGAAACCGATTGGATCCCTTCTGATCTAAACCAATGGTTCGCAGCATGGAGCAACATCCTTCAAGACTTCGCTAAAAAATGCGAACAATTTAAATTAGACGGTTTATACATTGCTTCAAACTTAGTTCATATGGAAGACTCAACAGAAAAGTGGAAATCAGTTATTACAGGCCTTAGGAGTTTATTCAGCGGAAAGATACTCTACCGAACAAACTATTGGGTAACCGCTGATTGGGCTCCTGAAACAATTGCTGCGTACAACAAAAAGCTGAATAATCCTCTATTCGGACTAGTCGATATTATTGCAATAGCAGCTTACTTTGAATTGACTGATAATCGAAATCCATCTGTCGATCAGTTAATTGATGCTATTTATAGCGTACCGCTATACGGGCGAGGACAGAATATATTCAAGGAAATCAAAGCATTTTATGACAAATGGAATAAGCCGATCTTCTTTGGTGAACTTGGCATCCCACCTTACAGTAACTCTCCTGAACAGCCCCATAACGCGTTCGGTGACCTAGGGGAATACAATGAATCAATTCAGGCGAATTGGTTTGAAGCATGGGTTAGAGTTTTTCAAGCTCAAGATTGGTGGCAAGGATATTCTGTATACGCAATTTCAGATGAGAAGTCTGTGTACAACGTAATTGGTAAGAAAGCTGAATCCATTATTAGAGGACAAACATTAGGCGGTACAAAAGGCAGACTACAGAGCTTAGAAGAAAGAGTCGCGCACTTAGAAGAATTGCTCAAATCAATTACACAATAGGAAAGGACGGTGAATTTAGTTTGGATTTTCCTCAGCTCTATAACGACCCTACACTTTCTCAAAAAAGGAAGGGTTCAATCGATGACCCTTATTTAAGCTATAGTGAAACTTTAACTGTTTACAATGGTCGAGTCTTACTTACAGAAGTGCCTAACCGTGAGTACAGGGTCGAGGTTAGTGGTGACAGTAAAGAATGGCGAGAAATTGAAGATGGTGAATTAGAAGACAACTACTTTAAGGTTGATTATCTTATGGGAGTTGTCTTTTTCAATGGTTCAAATGAAGGCAAATCACTTACTTTTACATATCAAGGAGAAGGCGCATCCTTCTTCCCTGCCTCAAGAATTTGGATTAAACGACAAGGAAATATGGTCATTGAAACGCTTCAAGGCTTAATTGATGATGCTGAAGATGCCATTATTCGTATCAATGAACGTATTGCTGAATGTGAACGTGTCACCAAGCGATGTATTGAAATAACAAATTGGTGCAGACAAGCAACATCAGATTATGAATATGTAGTTGAAAACACTAGGAAGATTTACAAACCCTCTGTTTATACATTCGCAGATATACAAACAACTTACCCCAATCCACTTATAGGATGGACGGTTGCTGTAAAAGAAAACAAAACCGTGTATAGATGGGATGGTTTTGATTGGATTGATATTGGAACTTCGGAAGCTTACGAAGGTTTCAATATCTTATTAAGCGCTGTAGAACCTTTCAATACTAATTATGTATGGTATCAGGATGAAGGCTTAATTCCAGAAAAACAAAGAGTTGTTATATCAAACGTTGCTCCAGAATCAGGTGCAGTTTGGTATGAAATTGATTAAAGGAGACTTCGATCGGGTCTCTTTTTTATGGAGGTAAATGAATGGGATTTAAATATTACGACAAGAAAACAGAGCAGTATGTACCCATGTCGATTGAATTACTCAAATCTGATGGGGTATCGTTCACTGCTCCTGAAATCAAAAAAGCTTTTGATACCGCTTCTCAAGACATTACAAACGTAATAAGTACAGTCAATTCTAGTTTATCAGATATCAAAAACACTATTGGAGACATTTCAAAAATCCCTGCATCCGGTGCAACAATTGTTGATAAAGTCTTAAATGAATTTATCAGACGAAGTGTCAATGTTCAGGATTTTGGAGCTAAGGGTGATGGTGTTACTGATGACACTGAAGCTTTCAAAGCTGCCTTTGCAAGTGGGAAACGAGAGGTTTTTGTACCTGCAGGTATTTATATGGTTCAAGGATTACATATCCCTTCTTATGTCAGACTTTACGGTGTTGGATCAGGGTCTATTATCAAGCTTCACCCAACTGCCGCCGGAACATCTTGTGTGTTAACCAATAGCGACTACACAAACGGAAACGAATATATCTTAATTGAAGACTTAGACCTCGATTGGAATTTAGACAAAAAGGATAATACCATTACAAACGGCACAAATGCAAACTGTGTGGGCATTGTTAACTCTAAATTTGTTCGGGTTAGAAACGTCAATGCTCGAAATCCAGGTGTGCATGGTTTTGATGTAAGCTCCCCTGTTTGGAACTCTTCCTCTGATGGCGCAGATCATTATCAGCCAAATGGTAGCAAATATGTTTGGATTGAAAATTGTACTGCAACTAATTATGGTGATGACGGCTTCACAACTCACTATTCTGACTACATCTTCTTCACTAACTGTTACGCCTATGACGCTAACGGATCTGCACACAGCAAAGGAGCTTCAAATTCAAACGGTTTTGAAATTGATGATGGCTCTAAAAATGTGTGGCTTGTGAACTGTTACAGCCGAAAAAACTGCAGAGGTTTTGAAGTCAAAGCTCACAACAGAGCACCAGCAGCAAGAAACGTAAACTTAATAAACTGCTATTCCAAAAATGATATCCGCGCTTTCGACTTTAGACATATTGGCTTCCACCTAGCCTCCGAAAAAATCTCCACAAGTGCATTTGACATTAATGTTGTTAACTGCACTGCGAAGTCTCCAATCTTTAGTGACCTTTATAAAGAGTTGAGCCCACGGGCACTAGTAATCTCAGCTTACAGAAATGTCAACATTTCAAACTTTAACGCAATTGGAGACCCTTCTTATGATTACAAAGGAAATCCCGCAATCGCTACGCAATTTAAATCAAGAAACATCAATTTAAACAATCTCTCTATTTCTAACTTCAAAACAGCTGGAGCTGACATTTATGTATACGGTGGGGATCAAAAATCAGATAATGTAAATATTTCAAATGTAAATTGTTTTGAATCGGCGAGAATCGGTGTGCGTATTGGCAGTGGCACAGAAAATGTAAAGCTTATTAATGCAAGTTTGATAGGCGACGGGAAAGCTGACAGTATTGGTGTATATTGTTCTAATTCTCAGGTAAGCCTAATGGGAATTTCAGTGGAAAAATACAAAAAGGCTGCCAGAATTGCAGGAGTTGATTACACTTTTGTACCAAATAATATAAAAGGCGGGACAAGGATTGCCACCTCTTCTGGAGTACCCAAATCTAGCACCGGCTTAATAGCAGCGTCTACTGGACAGCCTGAAGTATCAGGTGAAGCTTCTGCTGTTATAGGCACCACTGGTGGGGCAAAAGCAACTGGTGTTAGAACAGGAGTGTTTTCCTCTTCCGGAGCAAGTTCCGTTAGCGGTTCGCGTAGCACAGTCATGTCTTCAAACGAATCCCACATTGAAGGCGATAATGTCTCACGAACTATCTTATCTTCGGGAGGAGTCAAACTCGGTACAAATGATCGCTATATGGTGGTTGGTGGATATGGTTCTACCCCATCAAGAGCGAATATCAAATGGATGCTAAACTCCATGAACGGAGATATAACATCTACCGGCAAGATGAATGGCGGAGCCACTTTCAGTGATTACGCTGAATATTTTGAAAGCCTTGACGGAAAAGCAATTCCGACAGGAACAATTGTCACTCTTGAAGGAGCTAAAATTCGCCCAGCGAGAAAAGGTGAAGATGTACACGGAGTAATCTCCGAAACTGCAGGAACTATTTTAGGCGGAGCTGATATTCACTGGCAAGGTAGATATTTAAAGAATGAATTTGGTGGATACATATATGAAGATGTAGTCAACCCAGAAACCGGTGATGTTAAGAAACTGCCTAAAGTAAACCCTGAATGGATTGAAAAAATAGATTACGTCCCCCGTGAAGAACGCCCTGAATGGAACATAGTCGGCTTACTTGGACAGGTTTATGTGAAAGTGGACAGCACTGTTTCTGTGGGAGATCGTATTGAAGGTAATTATGGCATCGGCACAAAAACAGAAGACAGGTTTTACTCTTGGAAGGCTATGGAGATTGTAACCCCATATTCAGACAAGCTTGGCTATGGCATTGCCATCTGCTTAATTAAGTAATCCCTCAAAATTAAAGGAGGTGGTTATGTTCTAGTTAAAATATAAGTTTTATTCAATTTACAGCATTCAAAAACAGAGATAACAAGAGCATACGTGAGATAAAGAGAGATTGGAATTTACCCCCTTCTCTCTTTTTTGTGCTCAAATTTAATTTTTAGGAGAGATGCTCAATATGACAATTGCAGTGAAAAAGAGATTAGTTCCAAGTGAAAAATACGCCCTGAAATGTCCGAACCCAATGACACCGGAGTATATCACTATTCATAACACAGCAAACGACGCATCAGCCGCCAATGAAATCAGTTATATGACGGGAAACAGCGAATCGACAAGCTATCACTTTGCCATCGATGATAAAGAAGTCATTCAGGGGATTCCGCTGGATCGGAACGCTTGGCACTCTGGCGATGGAAGGAATGGAACCGGTAACCGTAAGTCTATCGCAGTAGAAATCTGCTACAGTAAGTCAGGTGGCGCGCGGTACCGCGCAGCAGAAGCGCTGGCTATCAAGTTTGTGGCGCAGCTTCTCAAAGAGCGCGGATGGGGCGTTGACAAAATCAGAAAGCATCAGGACTGGAACGGAAAATACTGTCCGCATCGTATTCTGTCTGAGGGACGTTGGGATCAAGTGAAAGCGGCCATTACTGCAGAATTAAAAGTACTCGGCGGAAAAACTTCTTCCTCATCTTCAAAGCCAACAAAAGTCGTTAAAACAAATGGCTCTTATGTTAAGAACACAGTTATCGCAGACAGTCTTAATGTGAGAACTCAGCGCAATGCGAACTCCTCTATTGTACTTGCCCTTCCTAAAGGCTCCACTGTCCAATACCAAAAAGGATCAACTCAAAATGGTTGGGGTTATATCAAATATACAAACTCCAAAGGTGCTACATACAGCGGATATGTAAATGTGAAATACATTAAAAGTGATGCTGAGCTTGGAAAATCAACCCCAAAGCCTAAACCCACTTCTAAGCCTGATAACAGTGGAATCAAATCTGTAGGCAAGATTAAAGTTGTCGGAGTAAAAAGCGCTGCTATCGTAATGGACAGACCTGATAAAAACAAAGCGAAGAATCTCGGCACTGTGGAGCTAGGTGATACCGTCAGCATTTCTGGCTCAGTGAAAGGGTCAAACAATGCTAAGGGTTACTGGGAAGTTATCTACAAAGGTAAACGCGGCTACATTTCAGGACAATTTGGCTCAAAAATCTAAATATATTTAAATATCTTTGAGGATGATTGTAGCTCAAAGTGTATCAATGATTATTTAGGAGGTGATGTGACATTACCTCCTATTTTTTATGGAGGATGATTGCATTGTGGCTGAAAAAGAAAACTATGAAGTTTTAAAGACTGAGGTTGCTCATATAAAAGAACGTCTTAAAGAACAAGCAGAAGATAGAAAAATCATGTTGGAAACACAAAAAACAACAAGTGAATCACTTATTAGACTTACCACTGTTGTTGAGAACCAAGAAAAAAACCTTGTTGAAACAAAAAATTTGTTCACCACTGAGATAGCTGGACTAAGAAATGAATTTCAGCAAGTTAATCAGTCGCAAACAAAGTGGCTTCAAAACTTATTAGAAGGAACATTTGGCAAGACATTAAAGATTTTAGTTTTAATTATCCTCATACTACTTGGTGCAGAGATCGCTGGTGTTGATATCACCAAATTAGCTAATTTATAAGGAGACGATTTAATGACTAAAATTAACTGGAAAGTAAGACTAAAAAAGAAAACATTCCTGGTTGCAATCTTCTCTGCAACTCTTTTGTTTGCACAAGCAATTGCATCAGCTTTTGGATACGATATTTCTGTGTTTAGTGATGATCTCACTGAGAAATTTAATGCACTGCTGACATTTTTAACTGCCATGGGAATTGTAGTGGATCCAACCACTACAGGTATCTCAGATAGTGATCAAGCAATGGAATACACAGAACCAAAATAACTCGGGGGAGTTCATCCCCCCTTTTTTCATTTTTAATTAAGAAAGGAATGATTGTTGGTCATGCAAATAGGATCTGGATATATCGGGAGTCCAATGCTTGAGAAGTCAGAATCTAACCATGAAGTGATCCCTTCCCCACCTGCAACCTGGACGATTAAATATTCTTTCTATAAATTCAGCTTTTCGAATGATCAGGAATGCCACGTATCAATCAATGGTGGTGATCCTATCTATTTAAGAGCTGGACAAGGCTTTCAAATGGACGCTCATGATTCACCTATCACAAGCTTCAAAATTTCTGAGTCAGGAATAACATATAATTTTTTGGGGGCGCATAAATGAGTTTCTTCAATCCAATGGTTAATGTCTCAATTGTCACTGGGAAGTCTGCTTATGATATTGCAGTAGACAATGGTTTTTCAGGAACTATAGAGGAATGGTTAGCTTCATTAAAAGGTGAAAAAGGCGATACTGGAGCTACTGGTGCAACCGGGGTTAAAGGTGCTACTGGTGCTGCCGGTAAAGATGGAAAATCAGCATATGAATTAGCCGTTCAACAAGGTTTCTCAGGAACATTGGATGAGTGGCTTGCCTCACTGAAAGCAACAGCAAACTGATAACGTACCCTTCTCTAACGAGGAGGGTATTTTTTTCGTTTCGGTCATAAACAAATTATTGATTTGTTTTTAATTTTCACTCAAATCCCCTTTACATTTCTTTCCTCTAATGCAACTATATAATAAAATGGATATGAAAGGGGTTTAGGACTTGAAGAGTGAAAAAGTCATTCCTTATGATTTAGTAGCAACAAAGATGAATCATTGGTATGTGGCTATTAAAAAGAATTGGGTCGGTAGAGCAGAAGAAATGCGTAAAGAAGTTATGCAGGAAATAAAAGTTATGGAAGAAAATCAAGATGTTTTACTATACTACTCCCTACTTGAGTTTAGACATAAGCTAATGTTGGCATATATGTATCCTAACGCTATAAAAGATATTGAGAAAAATTATGGCGAGCTAAAAGAATATGAAGGTCATGGAAATTTAACAGGAATGCTGGAATATTACTATTACTTTTTCATGGGCATGTTCTATTTCAGACAAAAAGAGTTAACATTCTCCCTTAATTACTATAGACAAGCTGAGAGGTATTTGGATTCAATCGAGAGTGGAGATATTGAAGTTGAAAAAGCTGAATTTTATTTTAAATTGTCAGAAGTGTATTACCACATGAAACAGACTTATTTTTCAATGAATTATGCCATGAGGGCTTACGATATATTTAAAAAACAACCTGCTATTGACGGGAACCCTACATACGGGGTACAAAAGGTGCGCTGTCAATTCGTCATATTTGGTAATTTGCTGGACAGTATGAAGTTTGATGAAGCTTTAAAGCAAGCATACAAAGCGTATCAGGAGGCAGTAGAGCTAAACAAAAGTGAAAAGAATCGTGGGCATTTGATGCGTTCAGCACTGTTTAATATTGGATTGTGTTATAATCAAATGGAAGAACTTGATAAAGCATTTTTTCACTTTAATAAGTCACTTCAAATCATTGAGCCGGAAAATCATGATTACGCTGCTAAGACATTATTTGTTATCTCCTTCTTAAAGGGAAGGCAAAATGACGTTGAAAACGCAAAAAAATTTTATGAACAGGCCAAACAGCTGGCTGAACGGCATAACAATGAAATGGTACTTGAAAAGTTAAAAATGGTTAAAGGACTTTTCTTGGACTATGATTTAGACTTAGTTAGGAAAACATTCGAGTTCTTCAAAGAAAGAGGTATATACCCTGACATGGAAAGTTATGGTGTCTCTGTAGCAGATTTTCTCACTGGAAAACAGGATGCTTGGGGTGCAGTTGAATTTTATCGTTTGGCAAATGAAGCAAGAAGACAAATCAAAAGGGGAGAAGCAATATGAAAACTAAACTATTTATCTGTGCAGTTCTATTATTCGGCGTTGCCGGAACATTGGGTGCTTCCTATCTCCAACAACAAAATGATACGTTCAAGGTTGCTGAAAGAGCCGAAACGTAA